CATCAGACTCTAAATCTAAACAAGAGATACAACTATCCAAGGCAACTACATCAGACTCTAAATCTAAACAAGACATACAACTATCCAAGGCAACTACATCAGACTCTAAATCTAAACAAGACATACAACTATCCAAGGCAACTACATCAGACTCTAAATCTAAACAAGACATACAACAATCCAAGGCAACTACATCAGACTCTAAATCTAAACAAGAGATACAACTATCCAAGGCAACTACATCAGACTCTAAATCTAAACAAGAGATACAACTATCCAAGGCAACTACATCAGATATACAACTATCCAAGGCAACTACATCAGACTCTAAATCTAAACAAGAGATACAACTATCCAAGGCAACTACATCAGACTCTAAATCTAAACAAGAGATACAACTATCCAAGGCAACTACATCAGATGTACAACAATCAATACAAATAACATCTCCAAAAATAGGTGACTTTTTTAATAAACTTGGAAAGAAAACAAATATGTTTGATATAATGAAAAATATAGAAAAAACACATCATAATAAAATCACATCATTGGAATTATCAGTTGCTCATGTTAAACCTCAAGCATTTCAAATGTTAAACTCTTTAAGAAAAGTAAACACAAATAATTTACTCAAACTTACTACTACAAAAAAAAAATATGCTATACAATTTAAATAATTATGAAATAATATAAATAAATTTATACATGTTAAATTATATGGAAGAAATCACAAATTTATTAAAAGAGAATGATAAAGTTGTAATTAAATTCACAGCAGAATGGTGTAATCCATGTAAACGTGCAGCACCATTTATAAATAAACATTTAACAAATTTGCCATCAAATGTCAAGTATTTAGAAATTGATATAGATGAAAGTTTAGATTTATATGCCACGTTAAAAGGTAAACGTATTATAACAGGTATTCCATCATTACTTTGTTATAAAAAAGATAATGACACTCTTTATCCTGATTTTTGTATTTCTAGTTCAGATGAAATTAGTATCAACACTTTCTTTGATGAGGTTCAAAAATAATTATCTATATATCTATAAATTCGTGAAATCTCTAAATTTGTTAATTCAAAGTTTTCTACAATTTGTTTTTCTATATCATAATTATTTTTACATGTATAAAATAATTTTATGATATCTTTTTTATCAATCTGCGTTTTGTAAGACAAAGATTCAAAAAATTTATAATTGTTGTATTCTGTTGAATATTTAGTAAGTATTTTTGTAAACCTTATTTCATTTAAATAATTATTTGTTTGAAAATATTCATTATGTAATAAATAATTATTGAAAAATATCTTAATGAATGAAGATAATTCATTTAATTGCCAAATTTGTTTTTGAAAAGTAATACGATCAATGTAATCAGCATAACAAATATTTTCCAAAACATTTTTATAAAATAAAAACTTTTCTTTTAAGTTTTCAGGATTACTTATAACATCACTTATATTTTCATGCCATAGCAATCCAACAATGGTTCTATCATTTTCATTCATTATATCATTATAATCTTTTATAAATACATTTTGTTTATATAAGTGCTTTACAATATTTTTAGAATTATCCACAATAGATTTTTCCAAAAAGAAATTATAAAAAGTATCATCATTCAATAAATCTAAATTTTTATTATATACTTTTTGAATACATTCCAACTTTCTCAAATCGTTTTGAACAAAATTTACGATTTTATGTTTATCTTTTATCAACGGCATGTTTGATTCTATAATATATTGTATTTGTGTGGCATTCGGTTCTTTCAAACTATAATTATTAGATATTTTCATAAGTTCAGTAATTTTCTTATCAATCTCATTATTACTTATACAAAATATAGGTATTGGAGTAGAAATTTCATTTTGTTGCTTTTTTGTTTTCTTATTTCGTATTAATGTTATTAAAGAAGTTATACCACCTTTATCACCGCTATTCATACCATCAATTTCATCCATAATAATTGCAATTTTCTTTTTCTTTTTATGAAACATACTAACGACATTTGTATCAGACATATTATTTTTCGATAATTCATCAATTATTGATTTATTTCTTATATTCGACGCATTGTAGATGATGATATCATAATCTAATTTATTGAGTATCTTCTTTACAAAAGTTGTCTTTCCTATCCCTGGTTCTCCATATATGTAGAATCCTCTTTTGATTTTATTTGAATTTTTATCGTTTTCAAATTCTTGAAGATTTTCTTTTATATTTTTTTCTATAGAAGTTCTCTCTAGTATATCATTATAATCTAACATATAATCATATACTTATTTTTTTTTTATATTATAAACTCAGTTATCTGTAAAAGATGTCTGAACGAATTAACAATGATTTACATTTGTAATTCCATCCCATGATAAATTACATCTTTCCGCCCATTGCTTTTTTGCACAAAATTTTTCACTCGCTGATAACGGATATTCTACATCTTCATTTTGTTTATAATAATTATCAATTCTTCTCTCTACATTACCAATTGAAATCTGATTCCCTGCGTTTTCACTTTTACTATTTTCGCGATTTACAATGAATTCTTTCATTGCTTTTTCGTCGGAATATTGTTTACAGTCATTAGTAATTTCTTCAGATAAATTTGTATTTTTCACTTCACAATCGATATTCATATCTGTACCATTATATTGAGAGAAAAAATCAGGACATTTATTATTTACAGGAGGCCATTTATTATTTACATTGAAATTTTTATTATTAGTATCTGGTACATATTTTGTGCCAAATTTATATAATTTAAAAAAATCAAACACAATTATCAATGTAGTGATGGTTATAAACGCCAATATCGTAATCCATCTCCATCTAGAGGGAAATGTTACATATAAAGCAATTATAATTATAGCAATTAATAAAAGAATTAGATTTATATAATTTCCTAATATAAAATCACCAATAAATTTCATTTAATAAATATAATTATTATATTTTTTAATATATATAATAATTATAATGAATGGTCGAGTAAATATAATACAACCACCAGATGGATTAAAACAAATTAGTTTATATGATAAAATTCCTGCTAAAGGATCATCATATACAGATGCCGTTCAAGGAACATATTATGAGACAGATCTTTCTAAAACTTTTTTTTCGAAAGAAAATCAAGAAATAATCCAAAATGGAATTAGAAAAGGCGTATATGATTTATCTAATAAAAAACACATTATTGGTTATCAAGATATAGATACATTGAAAGTTATCATGAGAAGTATATTTCTTTCCCATTCAGAAAATTCTCCTAAAGATATTAAGGGACAAATAGAGAGATTAAATAAAAAAGTGCTTGAATATGTAATACCAAGTGTATATGGTGAAGTATTAGGATACTTAAATTATGTTAAAGATGTTAGTACATTACGTGAACCTATTAGTTATCCTGTATTATCTAGATTAAACGATAAACAATTACAGGAGAACAGATGGTTTGAATAATTTGTTATATTCCTTTTGCAATGCTTCTAATTCATGCAACCACATTTCTTTTATTGTAGTAGATGCTATTAAATTTAATTCATTATTCTTCTTATTATAGTTATCATTAATATGGAGTATATTTTCTTCACTAACACTATCCATTGGCATTTTGATTAAATAATTATAATCATCATCCATTTTATCATATTTTCTATTTTCCAAAATACTATTGATTTCATCTTTTTTCTTTTTCCGTAAATCTATTGTATCATTTATAAGTTCTTCAATATATCTCTTTTTATTATACAATATTTTCAGTTCTTTTGATAAAACGATCATTAAATATTCTTTTCGTTTTTCATATCCTACTAATCTTACTTCATAATAATCATTAATTATTTGTTTTACTGATGAATATTTCACCAATTTATCTTTCTCGTTAAACAAATGCATATTATTTGTACTGAATGATGTTGATAATTTTAATAATTTTTCTATTTCCGTATCATTCATTTTATCTAGTAATCCTGGATGAAATGTAATTTCTACATCAATATTAGTTGATTGTGACATATCGTTATAATCTTTTACATATGGTTTAACTTTTTTGCCACTTGCGTTTACACTCTCCGTCAAATTTTCCAATAATTGTTTAAAATCATCTGTCCAAAATCCTATTGGTAATTCCGATACATGTATTTTATCCTTTCCTTTTCTTGTAAATATACCCTTCACAATAAATTTATCTTTTGTTTCAGGAATGACATGTCCTTTGAATCCAAACCAATATGGAAGAAAATCAGCATGATCACAAGATTTATCTTGTAATTTATCTTGCAAATAATCAATAATTGTAAGTGGATTATATGGAAGTATTTCAGTACTAAATCCTGTACCAATTCCTTTTGAACCATTTACCAAAATCATTGGTATTATAGGTAAATAATGTGTAGGTTCTACACTCATTCCATCATCATCTAAGTATTCTAGTATATGATCATCTTTATCAATATAAATATGTCTTGTAATTTTATTTAATAATGTAAATATATATCTTTCAGATGCCGAATCTTTTCCTCCTTGAAGACGTGTACCAAATTGTCCATTTGGTTCAAATAAGTTTATATTATTAGATCCAACATAATTTTGTGCCATACCGACAATAGCAGCATTAAGACTTGCTTCACCATGATGGTATCCTGAATTTTCAGAAACATAACCCGAAAACTGAGCAACTTTAATTTCTTTATGTAAATTCTTTTTGAATGCTGAAAATAATATTTTACGTAAACTAATTTTTAATCCATCCATAAGATTTGGTATAGAACGGTCACAATCATATTTCGAAAAATGAATCATTTCTTTATTTATAAAATCATCATATGAAATACTTGAATCTTTATGATCTAATCTAAGTTTTCTATCATAATTAGATAACCATTCTTTTCTATCATCTGCTCTCTTTTTATTAAATACCATATCAATTGCATCATCACTTGTAGTTCCATGATGTTCAAATTCAACAATTTTCTTTTCTTGGAAATATTCTTTGAATTCCTTACCTGTACTAGTACCTAAACCCTTATAATATTTTATATTCCATCCTTTCATGTCTACACTAGTTTTCCATGTTTCATAATCATCTTCATTATAAAATACTTTTGTTTCATTACCTTTTCTCGCTTTCAATATTGGAGTATTCATACATCCAAGAAATCCAGGAATTTTAGATAATGATTCCCATTGAGATTGAAATAAATTAATACCAAGACCTTTAATATGACTCCCATCTAAATCTTGATCTGTCATAAATAATACTTTACCATATCTAAGAGAACTAATATTTTCTGTTGTGTATTTTTTATTTGCTTCTAATCCAATAATTTTTTTTATTTCTTGTATTTCTTTATTTTCAGTGATTTTTTTCATAACTTCACCACGGACATTTAATACTTTACCTTTCATTGGATAAACACCAATAGTATTACGATCTTCACTCGATAATCCAGATACAATACCTGCTTTCGCTGAATCTCCCTCGCAAAATATAATAGTACATATGTTGGACTTTGCTGTACCCGCCCAATTTGCATCTATTAATTTTGGAATACCACGTATTGATTTAGATTTAATACCGTCAGTTTTTTTAGCATTTTTTGCTTCTTTTACTTGTGAAATTGCACAAGCACCTTCCATAACTCCTAACTTTGCTAGATTTTCAATAAATTTATCACTAACAATACATGTAGAACCGAATTTCGAAGATGGTGTATTCATATAATCTTTTGTTTGACTGTCAAATGCTGGATTTTCAATATCACATCTTAGAAATAATATTATCTGTTCTTTTATTACATTTGCATTAACAGTAATTTTTTTCTTTTTTTCTATATGAGCAATCATTTTTTTTGTTATTTGATTCAAAATATAATCAACATGTTTTCCACCTTTTGTTGTATGAATTCCATTTACAAATGACACTTGTTGAAATTCATGATTTGGAGCAAGTGCAACACCATATTCCCAACGTTCATTTGCAGATTCAAATACTCGTGGTGATTCAGATTTATTTCCAATATATAAATCAATATATTGAACAAATGATTTTATTGGTAGTACTGTACTATTATATTTTACTTTTATATTTTTAGAAGTACATCCAGAAATATCATATATACGACGTTCAAGTAATTTTTTCATATCGTTTGTGAGACCATTAATTTTGAACCTTTTATAATCAGGTTTGAATGAGATTTTGGTATATGGTTTTCCAGAAAATTTTCTAATAGTTGGTGGTTCGATAATATCTAGATTATTTTTGAAATGTTGAGTGTATTTTAATTTTCTTACATGATCTACTGTTTCAATACTTCCTTCAGTTGACCATATAAGAACTAATTTAAAACCAAAACCATTTTTTCCTCCAACAATTTTTTTTTCGTCTTTATCATAATTTGTAGATGTACGTAAATGACCGAAAATCATTTCTGGAATCCAAATATCATATTCAGGATGTTTTACAACATCAATACCATTACCATCATTTGTCATAGTAATAGTATCTTCTAAAATTGAAATGTCTATGTAGGTTACAGGTAGTGTATCAGGTTCTTTAGCATCTACCTTTTGTTGCATACGAATAACATGATCTCTACAGTTTACTACACCTTCATCAAATAATTTATATAGTCCAGGAATATATTCAAACGATTTTTGAATAATTTTATTTTCATCATACAACCAATTGTCAAAATCAACATTTTCAACAGAACCAATATATGTATCTGGATTATCAAGTATATGTTGTTTATCAGTTTTCTTTTGATACTGTTTTGATAAATTTTGAGATGACGACATTTTTATGATAGAATTATTGTTTATTATTTAATTCAATTTTTTGTTTTATTTAGTAAGTATTAATTCTATCTTAAAATATAGTTATTTATGAAAATAATATGTATATATTTTAATTAATGTCTATAATAGGTTATAATGGTTATAATATCTCTACGGTCGCAACTGGATTGAATGGTCCTTCTGGAGTCGCCGTGGACTCATCTGGGAATGTATACATAGCAGATTACGGCAATCATTGTATTCGAATGATCGATGCGATCAGTGGTAATATCTTCACAATCGCCGGCACGGGTAGTAGGGGGTATTCAGGTGATGGAGGAGCTGCTACTGATGCTCAATTGAATAATCCGGCAGGAGTGGCCTTGGACTCATCTGGGAATATATACATAGCGGATTATATCAATCATTGTATTCGAATGATCACTGTGAGCACTGACATCATCTCCACAATCGCCGGTACGGGTACTGAAGGGTACTCAGGTGATGGAGGAGCTGCTACATCAGCTCAATTGAAGTTTCCTGAAGGAGTGGTCGTAGACTCAACTGGGAATGTATACATAGCAGATCGGAACAATCATCGTATTCGAATGATCGATGCTAGCAGTGGTAATATCTCCACAATCGCCGGCACGGGTAGTAGGGGGTATTCAGGTGATGGAGGAGCTGCTACATCAGCTCAATTGAAATTTCCTTCAGGAGTGGCCTTGGACTCATCTGGGAATGTATACATAGCAGATAATAATCGTATTCGAATGATCGATGCTAGCACTGGCATTATCTCCACAATCGCCGGCACGGGTAGTCAGGGGTATTCAGGTGATAATGGAGCTGCTACATCAGCTCGATTGCATTATCCTAGAGGAGTGGTCTTGGACTCATCTGGGAATGTATACATAGCAGATTTGTTGAATAATCGTGTTCGAATGATCGATGCGATCAGTGGTAATATCTTCACAATCGCCGGCACGGGTAGTAGTGGGTATTCAGGTGATGGAGGAGCTGCTACTGATGCTAGATTGAATTATCCTACAGGAGTGGCCTTGGACTCATCTGGGAATGTATACATAGCAGATAGTAGCAATCATCGTATTCGAAAATTAACACCTATTTATGAAGAAGTTATAAATCCAGAACCTGAACCTCAACCAGAACCAGAACCAGAACCTGCACCACAACCAGAACCTGAACCAGAACCTGCACCACAAAATCCGGAACCCGAACCTCAACCTGAACCAGAACCTGAACCCGAACCTCAACCAGAACCTGAACCTGCACCTCAACCAGAACCTGAACCTGAACCTGCACCTCAACCAGAACCTGAACCTCAACCAGAACCTGAACCAGAACCTGCACCTCAACCTGAACCTGCACCAGAACCAGAACCCGAACCAGAACCAGAACCTGAACCTCAACCAGAACCAGAACCAGAACCTCAACCTGAACCCGCTCCAGAACCTGCACCACAACCAGAACCTGAACCAGAACCTGCACCTCAACCAGAACCAGAACCCGAACCTCAACCTGAACCAGAACCTGAACCCGAACCTCAACCAGAACCTGAACCTGCACCTCAACCAGAACCTGCACCACAACCAGAACCTGAACCAGAACCTGCACCTCAACCTGATCCTGAACCAGAACCTGCACCTCAACCTGAACCTGCACCAGAACCAGAACCCGAACCAGAACCAGAACCTGAACCTCAACCAGAACCAGAACCAGAACCTCAACCTGAACCCGCTCCAGAACCCGCTCCTGAACCCGAACCCGCTCCAGAACCCGAACCTGCACCTGAAAGTTTAATATCAGATTGGGATGTAATTACCACTAATAATTCAAAAAATATTTATATATCATTAAAGTATTTAGGTGTTAATATAACCGATGGAATAGTTGGTGTTTTTTATACTGAACATAATTGTATTGGTAAATCAACTATAAATAGTACTTCACAATTAATTGAAATATATTATACAGATATAAATACAGATATATATTTTAAATATTATGATTATTACACTATATATGACGTTATAGTTGATTCATCACCAACTATTAATTTAAATACAGATTATCAAAGTCCTATTACAGGAAATTTAATACTAACACAAACAATAGAAGTATATCCAACTGATGCTTACAAAGAAATTAGTTTTTATTTAAAAAACCCAAATAATGAAGATTATAATTTATATGATATAAATATTGACTGGATTGAAACTACACAAGAAACAGTAGCAGGAACATTAATGGGATTTGAATTTGAAAATAATAATAACAATGGATCATTAACTTACTATGAAGGTTCACAATATGAATGGACATCTTTTAGAATTACTAGTGTTGATATTACTCAAGGTTATGTAATTGAAAATTACAATAATCACAGATTTAATCTATCATTTCAAGGATACATGGAACAAAATATTAATTTATTAGTTTTTGAAAATATTGATATCAATTCATGGTCAAATATTGGTTATCCAAATTATAAAATATATAAACTAAATAATGATTTAATACGATTTAAAAATAATGATGATCCAACACCTGGAGATATTATTAAAAGTCAAACACAATTTTCTGTATATTACAATAATGATTGGTATGGTTCTTTAACTCATTTAGAACCAGGAAAAGGTTATAAATATTATAATAAAGGAAATAACGCGTCATTTGTATATAACTTCGACTCAGATAATTTATCTTTTGATACAAATGACACATCATCCGAAATAGAAATGAATTATGGACTGACAATAAATCCATATAAATTTCTGTATAGTGCTTCTATGATATTCAATATAACATATGATGATAATTCATTGAATAGTGGATTATTAGTTGCTTTTAATGCTCGTGGTGATGTAAGAGGTATATCTAGTGGTGATATAAGAGGTATATCTAATTATTTTGTAGAATCACCAGAAAGTCCAAATAAATACCTTTTATATTTGAATGTCTATACAAATAACCCAAGTGATTATTTATACTTTTTATATTATGATTCTTATAATGTTTATAATAGTGTTAATAATTTGGAAGGTAATCCTTTTATCCAATATGGATTTAATAATAATCAAGTAATAGGAGAAATATCTTACCCAATTGAGATTGTTGTAAGTTTGATTGAACCTGAACCTGAACCACAACCTGAACCCGAACCCGCTCCTGAACCAGAACCCGAACCTGAACCCGCTCCTGCACCTGAACCTGAACCAGAACCAGCACCAGAACCAGAACCTGAACCTCAACCAGAACCAGAACCCGAACCAGAACCTGAACCCGAACCAGAACCTCAACCAGAACCTGAACCAGAACCTCAACCTGAACCCGAACCGCAACCTGAACCTGAACCTGAGCCTGCACCAGAACCAGAACCTGAACCAGAACCTGAACCAGAACCTCAACCTGAACCTGAACCTCAACCAGAACCAGAACCAGAACCAGAACCTGAACCTGCACCTGAACCTGCACCAGAACCCGAACCTGCACCTCAACCTGAACCCGCTCCTGAACCTGAACCTGAACCAGAAATTGATAATCCTGAACCTGAACCTGAACCTGAACCTGAACCTGCACCTCAACCAGAACCCGAACCCGAACCGGAACCTCAACCAGAACCCGAACCGGAACCTGAACCTGAACCTGAACCAGCACCTGAACCTCAACCTGAACCTCAACCTGCACCTGAACCTGAACCTCAACCTGAACCAGAACCTGAACCAGAACCCGAACCAGAACCAGAACCCGAACCTCAACCAGAACCCGAACCCGAACCTGCACCTGAACCTGAACCCGAACCTCAACCTGAACCCGAACCAGAACCTGAACCTGAACCCGAACCTGAACCCGAACCAGAACCAGAACCTGCACCAGAACCTGAACCTGAACCAGAAAATGATATTGAGTCTGATATAGCACTACAAACAAAAGAAGAATTTATCAAAAAGCCAGTTGAATTACCAAACCAATTGTTAAATAGCAATGTTCAATATACCAGCAATAACTTTTTATTCAATGCATCATATGCTAAACAATTTCAAAAAAATCAAGGTACATTAAATCCGTATGGTATTGAATTAAGTAAACAAGAACAACAAAGACGTGATATTACAAAAACAATAGTTCGTGAAACATTTATAAAGTATAAAAGTGAAATAGAAATTGCACAACAACAAAATAAATATTTAACCTTCACTAGAGATGCATTATTATTACCTGAAATAATAACACAAAGTTATGTAAGAATAATTAATACAAATTATAAATATTCTGATCCAGTTGAAAGTTTTGATATTAGTAGTTTACAAGACAATGAAGCATTCTATGTGTACATGGAAATTGATGATAAAATTACTATAAATACAACTAATAATGGTAAATTAGAAGTAACAAAAATAAGTGATGACTATTTTAATGTAAAACATGGAGAAGACAATGACAGTGCTACAACTACAAATATTATACAAGGATATTCTAATCAATATGATGATGTAACATATTCAATTGGTTCTATGTGTGGACAAAAAGTAATTAACTATTTTGTTCCATTCGGTGGAGACATTGATGTGGAAACTTTTGGTGGAAATACTGAAGTATTTAATGTTGATTTTGATTACGATAAATATTCTATATCTATTAGCAAAAATGGATTAGTAGTAGCAATTGGTGCAATATATGAATACAAAACAAATCCTAATGTGAATACAGCATATGATATATTTGAAAATCATAGAAGAGGACATATACGTGTATATGAATATGTAAATGGTATTTGGCAACAAAAAGGAGATGATATAGATAAAGAAACTAATGAAGATCAATTTTTTGTATCATTAAGTGATGATGGTGATACATTGGCAGTAGGTGTTATAAAAAATAATGAATCAGAAGGTGCTGTAAGTGTTTATAAATTTTCAGAAGACTTGAGTCTGAATATTGAACCATCACCCGAACCCGAACCTCAACCGGAACCTGAACCTGAACCCGCCCCTGAACCGGCACCACAAAATCCGGAACCTGAACCAGAACCAGAACCAGAACCCGCCCCTGAACCGGCACCACAAAATCCAGAACCTGAACCCGCTCCAGAACCTGAACCTGAACCTCAACCCACCACTGAAAGTAGTGGAACTAGTTTATTGACTTCATTTAATAATATTATGTTTAATAGTGATGGGGATGGGGATGATAAACCTCCTCCCGAACCAGAACCAGAACCAGAACCAGAACCTGAACCTGAACCAGAACCTGAACCTGAACCTGAACCCGAACCAACTCCACATCCTGAACCCGAACCAGCACCTGAACCACAACCTGAACCTGAACCAGAACCAGAACGTCTTCCTGTATTTACAACATCATTTAAAATAGATGGATTAGAGTTAAGTGACATTCATAATTATACAATTACAAATATAGAATCTGCAATACAAAATTATTATAAAGAACGATTAAACATAAATCAAGACGATATTGTTGTAACTTTATCAAACGGTTCAGTAATAGTTAATATTGAAGTAACTGCATATTCTGATTTACAAAATAATGTAGATTTATTGATTAATATGAATAATAGTATAGATGATGCAAAAGCACAAATATTATCTACTTTTAATACAATAATATACTCAGATAAATCATTTACTATTGATGAAACATATGAAAATATGAAAATAAATACAAAAGAATTCGATATAATTCCAGAACCAGAACCTGAACCTGAACCTGAACTTGAACCAGAACCTGAATTTGAACCAGAACCTGAATTTGAACCAGAACCTGAACCTGCACCAGAAATTGTAGATCGCTCAAATTATAAATGGAATGAGATGAATAATAATCTTTTTGCTCTGGATCCAAATAATAAAACAAATGATGCGGTTTATTTCAGAAAAATATCATTATCATTAAGTGGAGATGGTAAAACACTTGCAATAGGTTCTATATATGATCACAAAGACCCTAGAGCAAGTGGTTCAGGTGCATATACATTGAAAAGCATTGTTAGAATTTATGAAATTAATAACGATGAATGGGAATATGTAACGTCTGTAACAGGTGAAGAAACCACTTATGGTAACAAGTTAGAGGTAGTAGGTTATTTCGGATGGTCTGTTTCATTAAGTGGGAATGGACAATTTTTAGCAGTTGGTGATCCATTAAATGATAATAATAGAGCAAATTACACTAATTATAACTCAGGAAGTGTCAGAATATACAGTAAAACTACTACTGGATGGTCACAAATTGGAAATGATATAGATGGTGAATTAAAAGGAGATCAATCCGGTACAACAGTTGCTCTATCTTATGATGGATCGATAGTCGCTATAGGTGGACACTTAAATGATCCAACAAATGCATTAACTGACGCAGGACATGTAAGAGTATATGAATACAATAATACAGGATGGAAACAATTAGGATCAGATATAGATGGGCAAAAGGTAAATCATCAATTCGGGTCTTATTTATCATTGAGTGATGATGGTAAAAAAATAGTTATAGGTTGTAAAGATGATGACAAAGATGTATTTATATATGATTATGTAAATGGAAATTGGAATAATATTGGCAATAATATTTTAAATGACGTTAATAAAGAAATAAAAGGATATGCTGTGAATTTAAGTGGAGATGGAAATAATTTAGCAATAGGAATACCATATATAGATGCAAATGGTAATCCATCAGGATTAGTTCGTTTATATGAATATAGTAATTTAATAGAAGAAATTGCTGATGTTGTTGAAGAAGAAAAAGAAGAAGAAAAGACTGAAGGCAGAATTCAACAAACGGTTATGCCATCCCATTTGAGATCTGGAAGATTTATAAGTAATCCTTTGCGTAATATGACATCAAAGGTGATAACACAAACACAAAATTTAGTAAGAATGAATCCACCTGGTAACTTCAAAGCAAAAACATATAAGGTAAATCCCACCTGCGGAAAAGGGAATAAGGGTGCTTCTAAAATTCCAAAAAATTCGTTCTAGAATTAATATAATTTAAAACATTTAGAAAGTAATAACTATTTTTAGAATAAATTTATTTTGTAATGTTATATTATAATGACCAAAGACATGAAAACATTTGGAAGTCGTGCTGAAGTATTCCACAAAACTGCTAAGAAAACAGCTGGTGGATTAACTTTTTCTGATTTAGAAAAAAATAAAAACGGAAGAATTGTTTCCAAGAAACTTGCTGCTTTAGCTAGAAAATCTATCAAGAAGAATCTTTTCGCTAAGGGATACAAACCAAAGAAGGGTAAATTTGTTGTTATGCGTAAATCCATGAAGAAGGGTAAGAAAGGAAAGAAGGGAACAAGATCTAGAAAGTAAATTAATTTATAATAAATAATATTTTATATTGTATTTGATAATATAATATAAAATTATGATAATTGCACTATTTCAACTTTTTATACAACAGGAAAACTAGGTTGCATAGCAATTCCACAGATTCCAGGATCGTTATCTGATTCTGAACGAGCAATTTTGACATATCCTTCATGACCCCAAGATTTACTCCAAGAGTTTTTAACCAACCAATATTTTTGTTCATTTTCTTCTCCATATCCGACAACTAATACACCATGATCTAATTTAGTACCGCATTTTGACGAATCCAATACTCCAGATTCATAATGTTGAAAATACATTGTTTCAGCATCAATAGCAACAGAGACAGGTTGGGAAGATACTGCTTCTTTCAATGCAACTTGATTATTTGGTTCTACATCATAGCATTTAGAAACACTTGCGCTTGAGTGACAAGATAAGCAATCGCCATCTTCTTTAGTCTCTCCAGATACGTATGGATAATCATAATTTGAACATTGACCATTCATAATTACGTATTTAAATCCACCGTCCATTTGTCCGCCATTACATCCATGTGAACCATATTGGATACCTTGTGCGCAATCAACAAGTTGTTGTTCTGATAAATCTAGTAATTCACCTCTTTTTATTGACCATGCTCCTTCAATTGCACCTGTTGATGAAAATGCCCAACACGAACCACATTGACCTTGATCTTTAACGCTTGTAACAGCACCTCTAGAGCGCCAATCTACATGATCATCAACATAACTGCTAATGGGAACATATGAATCACAATAAGGATCTAATTTAAGAAAACCACGAAAGTTAGTGCTGCGGAATTCTTCATTAGTTAAATCAGTGAATTGATTCATACCTAAAGTAAAATTATTATTAAAGTCAAAATTATGTTCTCTAATAAATTTCATATTATCGGAAAAAATTTCAAATCTTTTAACAAATTCTTCAAATGATTCATATTTCTTCATAAATTTTTGACGAAACTCAGAAAATTTACTCCATTTGTCATCAGCATAACAAAGAGGAAACAACAATAGAAAATAATATAATACCTTCATTTTATATCATAAACAAAATCTGTTTAAGCATCTTTATAATATAATTAAGAACTTTTAATAGTTAGTTTATTAAAATAAAAAATATATTAAATAAATAATCATTAATTTATTTATGTCAAAGGAAGAATTGATAAAAGAAATAAATGATGTTGTTCAATTATTTTTTAAAAAACACTATTCGGAATATGAAAATATGAAAGAGTCTTATGACTATATTATGAATGTTCCTTTTGTACAAAAACTAAAAAAGGAAAATGAAAATTTGAAGAAAATATTACAACAAAATGATGATGATGAATCTGATATAAATAATGATAATGATGATGATGAATCTGATATAAATAATGATAATGACGACAATAAAAATGATAATCCAAATATTTCTATTGAAATTATAGAAACTTTAGAAAAATCAAGTCAAGAAGAAGAAGAAGAAGAAGAAGAGGAAGAAGAGGAAGAAGTTGTTGAAGTAGAAGAAGAGGAAGAAGAGGAAGAAGAGGAAGAAGAGGAAGAAGTTGTTGAAGTAGAAGAAGAGGAAGAGGAAGAGGAAGAAGTTGTTGAAGTAGAAGAAGAGGAAGAGGAAGTTGAAGTTGTTGAAGTAGAAGAAGAGGAAGAGGAAGTTGAAGTTGTTGAAGTAGAAGAAGAGGAAGAAGAGGAAGAAGAGGAAGAGGAAGAAGAATTCGAGGAAGTCGAAGTCACTGATGATGAGGAAGAGGAAGAAATCGAAGTCGAAGTAACTGATGATGAGGAAGAAAATAATTAATTAATTAAAATAAAATATTAGATACTTTATGTATGTAATATTTTTTCATGTATCTGGATTAGCATTATTAGAAATTTTATTTTATTTTTTATATATTGGACCTATGGAGACAAAAGTATTCAAAAACACTATAAAACACTCAATTAAAGATTCTATAAATTATCTTAATCATGACATTAGTTTATTTAATACGACTACAATTAATAATCTTATTCAATTTAGAGATGTTGCTAAAGCTGAAGAAAATAAGAGAACGGATAACAATATTAAATTATTTCATAGCAGTCTACAGTATTGGAGTATAATAATATCATTTTCAATATTTTTTTGTATTATTGAGAATGGATTTTATTATTTAAAAAAAGAAAAGCCTACTGAAATTAGATTTGAAATGACAAATATACAGTTACATAACCATTACGATGAAACTGAAAGTAGAAATAGTACCATATCCGAATCTATTAATGAATCAATAATTAATAGATTAAGAAATAAAGAATATCGCAAGAAAATATATATTTCAATATTCAACAACATATTATTAGCATGTTTAATATTATCTTTTGAATATTTGTTTTTTAATTATATAATATTGAAATATAAGATTATATCAACACCTGAAATTCATTATTTATTTGTAGAATCTATACAATCATAATTAGATATCTAAACTAATTGTATTTTTATCAGATTTTTGCTTTCGTTTTGCTTTTTTAGGAAACGTACCTTCATTTTGCAATTCTTTTAATTCACTAATACTTATAGTACTTCCACTTTCTTCCTTTTCAGTATTTTCAATAATATCCATTGTTACAGGTTTAGTCTTTAGTCCTCCCAGCAAATTACTTATATCACTTGGACCTTTCATCTCTGGACGTTTTCTTTCTATATTTATTTGTTTTTCCACAGGTTTCTCTAAAATAGAAGATGACTTTAGACTTAAATTATTTTTCAAATCTACACCATCTCTACTTGCATTTAAATCTGGTCTTCTATTGATAAATTCAGTTTCTTCGGTTCTACGACGTGATTGTAATTTTCGTTCTTGTGTTTCTACTGGAGGTGGAGGTGGTCCTGAATTTCTAGGTTCTGGTTCAGGATTCATTACATTGTTCATAAATCCAGAAAACCCTGGGTTAGTTTTACCCATCGTATCAACAGCCGCTTGATTGAACTTTTGCATTAAATCAGGATTTTGTCTCATAATATCATCCATACCAGGCATTGCAGATTTAAATAATGTATTACTCATATGTACCATTAATGCACTAGCACCCAATTGAAATACAAGTTTAATTTCAGGCGCCATCTTTGCTTTTGATTTATATTTTTCATGAAGTTCGCCAAAGATATCATCATAATCATTTATATTTTCATTAAATTGTTCTCCCCATCCATCTAATTTAAAATCAAATGGATCAAAACGATTATTTAAAAACTCGATACCATTAATACATGCGGATAACATGTTCCCTTGAAATTTTACAGAGTTTTCTTTCTCTTTTTCAGAGACAATTAAATCATACTCACCCATCATTTCCATAAGACTTGATTCCATAGTATAACGTTTGGTAAGCTGTACACCCTTCTTTTCTAATTGTTCTAATTTTCTCAAGTAATTGAATTTTTCTTTCAATGCTTCCTCATTGGTCATTTGTGGACCAGATACTGTTTTATCAGGATTCATTGGAATATCATTAAATTTAGAAAAACCATCCCAAGTCTTTTCTTCTTTGTTAGCATGTATTTCTTTTATCTCTATACCTAAATTTGAATCATTAGAATTTTTTGTATCTGATGTAAAATTAACTTTTGGTATATCATCTATAATCAGTTCATTCAACTCATTCTCTAATGTTGACATTTCATTGTCATTTGCACTTTTGGTAGTTTTTTTATCATTCATTAATAATTCTATTCCTGAACCAAAGGTATCTGATTTATAACTATTATTATTAATATCAGAAATATCTAAATTTATACTTTCTAAATTACTTATGTCAATAACTTCATTGCTCATATTATGAAATAAATAGAAGATATAAGTTTAAGTTCTACGAATAATAAATATATATTTTCCTAAATATTTTTTAATTTACAATCTTTATTATATTGCTTAATATACCATAGTCCCTGTAAGAAGGAATCTGCTAGATCATCTTTTTTTTTATGCTTGTTAAAATATTCCAATTTAAAATTGTTTTTCAACAAGTTTTGACATATTTCTATACCATATTTTTTCCTCTCTCTATATGTAATATCTTTTTCATTTACAAAATCTTTCAGTTTATTTTTTGAAGAAATGAAATGTATTTCACAATTAGATCTCATAATGAAATATTGACTTGCCATTCCTTGTAATGTTTTCATTCTAATTGCCAATGGACCTATTTGATTTTCTATAATTACTTTATCTATGTTATATTTTTCAAATTTCTCATCAAATTGTTTCATCATGTTTCTACCAATACTAATTAAATCCATATATTCACATGATTTACTTTCAATTGATTGTAAATAATTTTCTTCAATATAATTGTTGATTATATTCACTAATTCCTCCTTTTTCACTTTATCGGGAATTGATATTTCCAGACTCTTTGTATAATCTAATAGATCAGTCAACCTTCTTTTTTTTATGTAATTAGGTTTCATTGATTTGTCTGGAAGTTGAAATGTTGATTTTTTTGCATGTTTTAGACAATAATAATTTTCATTTTTGAAATATTTTGCTTTATTTTTACAATCACAATTAGAACATATATAATTTGGTATACCACTTAGATCCAATACATCCCATTCCACAATAGAATAATTATCGTTTTCATAATTTAACACACAAACAGCAAAATTTTTTATTCCTATATCTATACTCAAAATAATCATGTAATATAATTAATATATTATTTAAATATGAATTTGGAGAAATATATTAAAATAATGAGTAAAATATTAAAAAGATTAATATAATTTTATTTAAAATGAGTGAATTTTCAAACGCAATTGATGAAAACATTGAGAAAAGAGTATCAGAAAGTAGTGAAAATAAAGAAATCAAAAAACATATTGCACAAAAAGTAGATGAAATAATTGATGATGTAATTAAAGAAGAAAAATATACGCGAATTGAAATAATTGAAGATGAAGAAGATACAAATGAGAAAGAAGAACCATGTGTAGTAAAGCAAGATGAAAATGGTAAATGGAATGCAACGATTGTTCCCGTTGAAAACATAAAATTAGTAACAACAGAAAAAGATGAATCAAATGAAGGAGAATCAAATGAAGGAGAATCAAATGAAGGAGAATCAAATGATGAAGTTAAAAAACCTTATGAACATTATAAAATATTATGTGAACATCCTAAAGTTTACACAATTGAAAATTATATAACTCAAGAAGATTGTGATCATATGATTTCACTTGCAAAACCAAATTTACAAGAAAGTGTTGTAAGTGATTCAAAGGGAGGATATAAATCAGCAGGACGTACAAGTAAAACTAGTTGGATTGATCATCATCATGATGAAAGAACATCAGCAATTGCAAAAAAGATTGCAGATCTTGTTGAAATTCCTCTTGAAAATGCTGAAAAATTTCAAGTCGTATATTATGGTGAAACAAATGAATATCGTGCGCATTATGACAGTTGGGATCATGATGGATCAGAAAAAACATTACGTTGTATAAAATATGGTGGTCCAAGATTAGTTACAGCATTAGTATATTTAAATCAAGTTGAAGAAGGAGGTTCTACAAGATTCACTAAATTAGATATGGATGTACATCCTAAAAAAGGCAAACTATTAGTATTTAATAATGTATATGAAAATACAATAAATAAGCATTATTTTTCTGAGCATGCTGGTATGCCTGTTATAAAAGGTGAAAAGTATATTTTTAACTTATGGTTTCGTCAATATAGCAAATCAAAATTATACTCTCATTTTAATCCAGGATATTATGAAAAATTAGAAGAAAATAAAAAGCAACAAATATTGGATAAAAAAGAAACAGAAAAAATAGAAAGTATTAAAGTAAAAGAAGTTGTTTCTAATCATCTTGTTAAATTTGATAGCAAAAAAAATATATATAAAGTAGATTCATTCGTTACAAATGACGAAATAGATAAAATAATAAGTTTATGTTCGTTCAGTCAATCACGTTATCCATCGGCATGGGTTAAAAAATCTAATTTACCTAATATAGTCAAACGATTGGAAATATTGTTAGATGTAACTTCTAATTTTTTCGAAAATATTAATATTATAAAATATGACAAAGGTGTTTATCATGGTCCATTTTTAGATGCATATGATATTACAAGTGAAAAGGGCAAGACTTATACATCTAGATTAGGACAACGTGTACAAACAGCATCTATTGTATTAGGTGAATCTCTTTTTTGTAAATTTGAAAAATTAAATAATTCAATAACATGTAATAAAGGATCTATACTTGTCTATGATAATGTAGTTGATTCTCAACAAAGAGACGAAGATATGAGTCATACTATAAGAAATAATACATCCGAAACAGTATATATAGCAAATATTTATATTCGCGAAAAAGACGAAGATGGAAATAAAATATCAAAAAATGTTTTTAATTTCATAGAATCGGAAAATAAACCAAAAATTTCTTCGATTGTTCAAGATGTGAATGAATCTAAATCAAATTCAAAAGTAGAGAGAATAGAACCTCCTGAAAATTATATGGAAACTTATCACGATGTTATGACTATGTTTGAGAACAAAAGATTATCTAGAAATTGGTCAAAACATAAAAGTTTCTCATATATATTTAAAGGGGACTTCAATTATGTAAGTGAACAAATTGTAGAATTTAAAAAATTAGTAGATGCTGGAAAAGGACTAAATAAAAGTAATTTGGAACAAAAATACAATTTTAGTGAATATAAAGGTGTTGTGGTTGAAAATGTTGTACACGAAGATATGTTAAAACTACTACAAAACTACTATCGAACAACTATTACAAATAATGTATTTGACTTGGGTGATAAACAATCTAAAAGATATAAAGCAAATAACGAACCATTTTCTAGATTTTTACACTATGAAATATTGCCATTAATAGAACGTATAGCAGAAAAAAAATTACGACCTACATATACATATCTATCTGCATATATTAAAGATAGTGATTTACCTGCACATACAGATAGAGAAGACTGTGAATACACTGTTTCCTTTTTAGTTAGTAAAGATACTGATTGGCCAATATATTTACATAAAGAGAAGCAAAAACAAAAACATAAAGGTCGTATAGGATATAACCCCGATATAAAAGAATGTGAATGTATTACTAGTGGAGAGAATGGAATTATCATGTTTTGTGGAACAGATCATTTACATTTTAGAGAAAAATTTGATGGTGATATATATGATGTATTATTATTACACTATAGATGTATATAATTAATATTTTATGAATCTATGTTTTTTATAATTCAATTCAGTATCAAAATACATAATTATTATAGATTTATGTGGAGTTGTATATTCTTCAAATTCTTCATCTGATAATTGTAAATAATATTTCATCAAAACACGTATACAATGTTTATGAGTAATTACAACGGGTAATTTTTTTTCTTGAAATGAATATAATATATCATTTTGGAAATAAGGTAATAATCTAGTCAAAACATTTTCTTTTGATTCACCATATTTAATCGTATTGTAATAACAATTTTTAAATATTGGATACTCATTAGATGGTTCTAAGTTTCGAAGAACAGGTGGTTTCATATAAAAGTTATTTCTCATCATAGAAGTAAATTTCATACCATACATATCTCGGATATATTTACGTGGTATACCTTCCAGTGTACCATAATGTTTTTCATTCAATCTCCATGAAGTATATATGAGTGCATTATGATCGAATTCAGATTTTATAATATTTACAGTTTCAGTACATCTATCCAATACAGAAGAAAAATAAACACTTGGATATATTTTATGTTTTTTCATTGTATTTGCAATTATCTTTGCTTCTTGTTTGCCTTCTTTAGTAAGAGGGATATTTGTCCATCCTGTAAATTTACTATCGTGATTCCAAATTGATTTACCATGTCTTATCAGAATTATTTTATACATTTTATTAGATTTCATATTTCTAATATATCAATAATGTTTAAATTTCATTATTTTTATATTAAAAATATATATATGGGTAAAAAAGTAATTACATATTGTTTGTTTGGAAACAAATTGAAATATTGCCATGGTATTATAGAAGCAGTTTTAAGTTGTAATTTGATATTTTTAGATTGGGAAGTTTGGGTATATTATTCAAATGGTAAACAAAAAGTTCCAGAAAGTGTAATAAAAGTATTAAGCAATTTAAATTGTAAATTAATTCCATTCGCTGAATCTAATACATGTAAGGGAGAAGATATAGAAGGTATGATGTGGAGGTTCGCCCCATTAGGTGATGAAAGTGTTGATGTTTGGTTATGTCGTGATGCTGATTCTAGATCTAGTTTTAGAGAAAAGAAAATGATAGATGAATTTTTGAAATCAGATAAAGCAATACATTCTATATTAGATCATCATTGTCATGGAAATTTAATGGGATGTAATTTTGGTATTCATAATACAAGAGTTAGAGAAAGATATCCTGAAAAAATAATAGATATGACTACTTATATTCCTGAATTAGCATCTAAAAAAGAAATTAGAAGAGGATATGATCAAAACTGGATAGGTGATCATTTTATGAGTGTTATGAGGAATAAAAAAGATGTATTAGTCCATTTGAGCAACAATCAAGGATGTTTAGAAAGATGTCATATTGGTGGTATTCGACCATTACAGGAACATTATGAAACTATTTTGACTGAAACGACAACTAATTTTTGTGGAAAACAGATTAACTATACTCATAGTAAATTATCTAGACCATTAATTGAAATAGAAAATTTGGAATTAGAAGGAACAGTTATGATGAATTAATATTTGAGTTTATTATATTTAAAAATATTCATTTTATATATAATAATGGAAGAAGATCTTGTATCTTGTATTATCCCTAGTTTCAATCGATTCAAATATTTATTAAATGCTATTGAAAGTGTAAGAAACCAAACATATAAAAATATTGAGATTATTGTTATTAATGATGGATCATCACAACAGGAATATTATGATTATGACTATAGTGTATTTGGTGATAAGTTTAAAATTATTCATCAAGAAGAAAATTCTCGAAAGAAAATGAGAATTCCTAGTCCTGGTGCACATGGTCGTAATATTGGATTAGAACATGCTACTGGTAAATACATTGCATTTTTAGATGATGATGACTCGTGGTTACCAGAAAAAACAGAAAAACAAATACAAATAATGAAAGAACAAAACTTACGAATGAGTGCAACACAGAATTATTTGGGTAATAAACCATATGATCCAAATAAGAAATACAGATTAGGTAACGACGAAATATACTTGGGAACTATAAAAGGATATTTTAAAAAACGTAATAGTGATCTATTTGATGATGGTATGCCTGATGAAATTACTATGGGTCATCAAACAATTCATAACTTATTAATAACATCAACTATCATTATGACTCGTGAATTAATTGATGAAGTCGGGAAATTTAATGTACACAAACGCAATGAAGATCATGAATATTGGAATCGAACACTTGAAATTATACCATCTATAAAGTACATTAAAATTCCTCTAGCATATTATGATAATGACCACGGGGATGGACGGTTATATTGATATTGTTTTACAGTATTATTTTTTATTATTAAACATTGAATCACCAGACCTATTTCTTCGTGCGTATATTACTTTTGAATCATTTAAATTACCATTCTCAAAAATATTATATTTTTGTCTTAATAAACTAAAAACAGATTGTTCATGTCTATGTTGATTAAATCTATAATGATATCCTAGATCTATATCAGGATAATCATAATTTGATTTATTATTATCATTTATATTACTATAATCACAACATAAATCATACCATTCATTTACCAATTTTCTTGTATCATCACATATCAAGAAAAATATTGTTCCTGATTGAAATTGTTGTGCCATGGCATATTGTTTTTCGTACAAATTTAGTTTTATAAATAAATCCTTTTTAGTCCATTCAATTTCATTAAAACCAGTACCACATCCAAGAATTTTAGATTTTCTAGTTTTCTCGAATAACTGTGTCATAATGTCTGATTTTGTAGAATCTATTTCACATCCGGCATCTAAATATAATAATATATCACCATCATTCATTTGTTCCATTGTTTTCTTGATAATATATGGTTTCCATATATAATATCCATACCCCTTTTTATTTGACTCTATAAATACTTTATGTTTATCCCAGAATTCCAAATCATTTTTTAAATATTCCTCTGTATACAATATAGAATCATCAAATAAACCTATATCTCTTGCTTGTTTTTGTATTCTTAAACCACCATAATATATATTTTTATGCCAAGAATTTATTTTATCTTGATTTTTAGTTGCAAAAGTTATAAATATATGTTTCATAAATTATTCAATTATAATATAATTTATGAAAAAACTAATTAATTTCATAATCTTTTATTCTGTTTTCAGGAAACCATGAATAATTACATTTATTTACTCTATATACTTCTAAATATGGATTGAATACAGCACTGTATGCAGATAATTGTGATGCATATTTTATTACACATTTACATTTTGATAATAACAAGGCATCAATTATACCTGATGCACAAATTTTATATTTTGTAGCATCATCTGCACGTTGATTTTTAGGATTTCTATGTAAAGGAACACCAGGAGTAGTATCATAATCATGATTTAATGTTATTATAGATACATTATGTATTTTACTTCTTATTTCATTTAATATATCAGAATTATCGGTTGCAATAAAAAGTTTATTTGTTCTTAACCTTTCTAATTCCTTTTTTATAATTTCCAATGTTTTATCAAAATGAATATAATATGATTCTGAATATGCTTTACGAATTTCTGGACCCATTTTATCAGTACCGCGATAATGTAATCCTAAAATGTTTTCATCAATAAATAATTCTCTATGTAATTTAGAGAATTCATTTTTTATACTTGAAGAAAAATCAAAATATTTAAACCATATTCTATTTCCTTCCACTAATGTACTTGGTGTTGATTTCCATTTTTTTGTGATTTCAATAAAATCAAACACTATATTATTATTTTCTATTTTATGAGAAAATGTATCCAATATAACAGGATCAAATGTAACTCCATCATTTATTTTGTAGTCATAATTATGAATTAAATAATAAGGAATGATTTCTTTATTGTCTCCTAGTCCATATAAATCACTATGAATTTCAAAATATGGATAAATATTATGTTTTTCTAACTTCAACAATATTTCAAAAATTCTATTTACTATTTGAGCGAAAAATCCTCCTGGAATATATTCAGTTTTTATTATTATCATTATAAATATTATTTTATATTATTTTGACAATATATACGAACTATACGATATTAACATTATTAGAATGTGAACCATGATAATATTTAAAATTTTTATTATAAAAATCATATTCATTATTTTTAAGAAATATATGACATATTTCTCCCCATAAAGGTAAATCACCCCATCTATAAATTATCACAAATTTTTTTTCTTTTATTTCATTAATATATTTTCGTATCAAAATATTGTTAGAAAAGTATTGTACATCAAACATAAAGACATTTGTATATGGACCACCAGTTGAAGGTAAATGCTTTTTAATATTATTTTCATTCATAAAAGTTTCAGAAAAATTTCTAAGGTTCTTAACTTGTTTACCACCTTCTATTATATGTAATCCAGAGACAATTTTTATATTGTTATTTAGTAAATCAAAATAATTCATTTTATTTTTCATAATACAATCTTCGTCTATACGTAAAGCATATTTATAATCTTTTAAATATTCTAATATATATACAAAATGAAATTCACACATATGACGATAATTTAATCCCCATGGATGTGAATTTTTACTCCATCCACTATTTTTAGAATCTTCATCAAATAAATATGATACTAAATATCCATTACTATTTGTATAAACTTCTTTATCATCATTGTTAAATGCAGTACCAGGAAAGCATTCTTTTACACAAGTAAATATTATTTTGAATTTACATTTACTTTGTATATAATTTTGATGTTCTATAGTAATATTTCCTTCATGAAAAATTATATAATCTATATCATTTTTATACAAAGAATATATATTTTCTTCTATAGCACTATTTCTATTTATTAATGTAGAATATTTTGTTATATCATTATATCCTCTTGTTAAAGCAAATACACAATTTCGCATTATATTTACAATATATTATTTTATTTTATATGAACGAAATGTTTATTATACAATTTTTCAGATATAGATTTTTCATATACACCCCTTAAACCATATATAAAATTAGAATATGATGACTGATTATTGATATTTTTATTAGGCGTACCACAAAATATTTTTGATTTAGAACATATTAACATATCAAATATAGCATCTTTTATATTTGATCTATTACAATCCCATGAATAATGTATATTTTCATTAACTACAATATTAGAAATTGTTTTATATTTATTTTGCAAATTAATAGAATCTGTAGCAATATATATTTTTCTATCATTATATTTATCAATTAAATTATTCAATAAATCATAATCTATATAGAATGATACATCTTGTTGTCGTAAATGAAATGATACATAATCATAACCTAAATTGTTTTTAATATATTCGTTAACTTCGTTCAAAATATTATGGTGGAAAGATATAATTGTAGGATCAATAATTTTGTATAATGGATGTTTACCACATCCACCATGAAAATGTAAATAAATATTTTTTTCATCATACACTAAGTGTAGTTTTTCACCTCCATAACATTGTTTATTTAAACTATTATTTAATATAAATTGTTCAAATTTGTCATTATTATGATTACCTTTACTTATAATTTTCACATTATCTATATTATTATTAATATAATCTAATATATTTCCATTACAATGTGTTGTATTTATCCATATAAAATATATTTTATCGAAACTATTTTGTATACCATACATTCTATATGATAATAGTTCTTGTAACCTATTACATAATCCTGCTTTAGTGATTATTATTAATACTTTCATATATATATACATGAAAATAATTTTAGTATCTCTGAACATAATTCCTAATTATTTACTCGACAATATTGATTTTTTATTTAAATTAAATAATACAGATATTACAATTATTACTGATAAAAAAAACAATCATGTTTTAGAACAATATGATATTCAAATAGTACATATAGAGGATTTAATTGAAAATTATTGTAATATTTTAGAATCACATAAAAATGAAACTCGAGATGGATTTTGGTTTTGGACAACATATAGATTTATTGCTATTCAAAAATATATGAAATTATATGATGTAAATGATATAGTTCATATAGAAAATGATGTATTGTTATTCAAAAATGTAAATGATATAAATTTTCATGATAAAACCAAAATTTTAATAACAATGGATTCAATTACAAGATGTATTCCTGGAATTATGTATATTCCAAATAGTGAAATTTTAGAAACATGTATTAATAATTTTCATGGACAAAGTGATATGTATAAATGGGGATACTGTTATAATAACTTAAAACAATATGTAGATAATTTACCAATCTTTAATGATAATACATTTGTATCTAATAATTTCAACAATTATAATCATATATTTGATGCTGCTGCAATTGGTCAGTATCTAGGAGGCATTGATCCACGAAATGGTAATTCAAAACCAGGTTTTGTTAATGAAACATGTATAATAAAATACAATAAACATAAATTTATTTGGAAAAAAAATAAATATGATGTATTAGTACCTTATATAATAGTTGATAACAGGGAAATTGAAATTGTTAATTTACATATTCATTGTAAAGATTTGAAAAAGTTTATATTAAAAAATTAATAATTTTAACTATAAACAAAATTGTATTAATTATATAATAGATTTTATAAATTAAATATAATTATTTATATTGAGAACGATATCATAATTTTCCCATGAATTTGTTTTTTGTTTTATGTTTCTAATATTTTTTATATCAATATCAGACCAATTATCCAATAAAATAATTGGTAAATAGTTTGAATAATATTCAGTTATAACGTTTTTTAAACATATTGGAATTACTTTCAAATACAAACATTCCCAAAATCTATGTGTATCTAATCCATTACCTTCTGGACATATACAGTACTTATGACTTGATAAACATTTTAAATATTCGTTTTGACTATTTTTTGATTTTATAAAGTCTATTTTATCAATAAATGTATCATAACAAAGTTGTCGTTTTTTAACATTTGTTCCAATATTAAAATTAAAATATATTTCATTTTGTTTTTCATTACTACTATTAATTATTTCCACCAATGTATTCAAATCTCCATGTTTCCATTGTGAATTCGCTATTCCGATTGGTAATACATGTAAATTTACAATTAAAGAAGTATTCAAATTTTGAGCATATATATTTTTCAAATTTTTAATATCAAATAAAATTAAATGATGTTTGTAAAATCCTTCATCTCCATTATGAAAATATAATTCAAAAACATAAGAAATATTTTTCAATATATTTTTTAATTTTCCAAAGTAATGATTTTTTAACATGTCATTATAACAAAATAATTTATTTATTCTCAAATTTTTTATATCATCTAAATTGTGATTATCTATATTAATCCATTTATCAGAATCATTTTTTATTAGAGGATTTAAATGTAAGTTTCTACTATCACCTATGTAATAATCGCAATTTTGTTGTATTTTTTCACCAGTTATTATTATATTCATATATTATATGATTAAAAATAATATTCACATATTAACTTATTCCAATAGAATAGATAAATTAGAATATTTAAAGAAAAGTGAAGAATTATTTGATACAAATATAAATTATATCATAAAAGAAGAAGTTTGGAGAGGTAATATTACAAAAATTATAGAAATTAATAAACAATTGCATTCATTTAATGATGATGACATAATTATTTTTATAGATGCTTTTGATGTGCTTGTAAATTCAGACAAAATGGAAATTGTAAATAAATTTAAATCATATAATTGTGATATTTTATTAGGTGCTGAATTAAATTGTTTTCCTTCACAATTTAAATCTAAAATTGATCTAATAATGCCAAATAATATAAAAAATAAATATATTAATTCAGGGGGATATATGGGATATGTTAAAAATATTAAATTATTATTAAAATGGATGAATGAAAATAAAGGAAGTATACCATCGGATCAACATGTTATGATGAACTTTTTTTTAGAAAATTATGATAAATTAAACATAAAATTAGATACAAAATCAATGATTTTTCAAAACATGCATAGAATTTCTTGGAAAGATCTTGAATTTAGGAATGGTAGATTATATAATAAAATATTAGATACTTACCCTTGTTTTATTCATTTTAATGGTGGTGTATGGAAAACTCAAGAAAAAAATAATATAATGCCAATATTCATTGAATTATTGATAAAATCTAAACAAGATAACAACATATATAATTTAGATAATTATAATCAATTGATAACAGGAACTTGCTTCCCTATTCCTCAAATATAATTAATTATTAAATGAAATTTCTTATACTAATATTAAATTCTTGATATATATCTAGAATTTAATATTCCAATTCTAAATTTTTATAATTTTTTACATCCAGTTCCCCACGAGTCTTTAGGTGTTTTCCAGTCACTACCGTATCTTTTTTGAAGTTTCGATTCATAATTAAAAGGCAAATTTAAAACAAGATCATTCCATGAGTATTTAACTAGTTGATTAGATTCATCATAACAATTAGTATATATTACTTTCATCCATTCATCAGTAAAGTTACCAAATTTATCAATAGATGACATGTAAAAGTCTACACTAGCATAATCATTATTTTGTTTGATTTTAAGTATATTTTTTGTATTTCCAATACCATAATTATATTCAAATTCAAAACCATGTTGTTTTAAAGAATCTTTTATTATATCATAATTTATGTTCTCAATAATTATATCAACATCATCATCATTATCAATACATGAATCTTCTCTGACAATACCTAATAAAGTTCCATAAGCAATAAACCAATTTTTGATGTTATTTTCCAATATAATTTGAACAATCTTAACTAACGTTTTATTCAATAATTGTTTAGAACACTTATTTCCTGCCATATATTCATATAATATTATTTTTTTTCCTACAAATAACACGTATACATATAGGGTTTTCATTTTTATATTTTGCCATATTATTACCTTCATTGATATACATGATTTCAAATTTATATTGAGTTAACAATCTTTTTAAATAATTAATATCTGTATAATTTCTGAAGTGAGTTTTTCCATGATGAACATATTCATTTTCACCTAAACTTGAACGTGTCTCTATCGCTAAATATTTTCCATTCGGAACACTATTTAAAAAAGTTTCATGATTTTCATTAGTTATACTATGGAAAGTAAAACGTGAATAAATCAAATCATATTTGTTTTTATCAATAGTAACAAAATCATCACAACTAAATTTTAAATTTACTTTATTATTTGGAATAAAACCTGAATTGTCAACCCCATGAACCTCATATATTTCAGATAATGCAAAACTGTCACGACCATTCCCAGTTCCACAATCAATTACTTTTTCAATATTCCTGTAATTTTGAAAAAAATTCATGACAAATTTACAAAAATCTGAACATTCATAAATAAGGAAATCGTTATTGTAGAATTTATTCCAATACGTAATATCAGACATATAAAATTAACTTATAATAAAAAAAATACTAATTATTTACTTCATATATTATGAGTAAAGTATGTATTGGAACCTGGACACATTTTCAATCCTAACTTATCTAACTTTTTAATTTTACTTTTTTTAATATTATGTGTTGCATTTGCCCATTGCCGTTCAATAGGTTTGTTGAGTTCTGCAAATTGTATACTATTAATATATTTGCATTTCATTCCTATTAATCCAGTGACGCAGTCATCATAATCGTCGTTACATGGATTCATGTATGAACCATATCTAATAATACAATCATAATCTTCGTTTATATGGATAATAAAATCTCTATCATTCTGAATAATATATCTACCTGTTAATTTTAATATGAAATCATCTGATTGAATGTTATAATTAGATATTACATCTTTGATATCCATCAATTCAATATTTCCTTTATTTAACATACTAGAAAAATTATTATTAGTATAAAATACTTCATTATGTATATCATTTAAAAAGGTTTTACGAGATCCATTATTTTCTACTATTACAATTTTATAATCCTTTATTATTTTGTTGCTTACTATAGATTTTAATGTTGTAATACCATTAATATATTGCTCTTTTCTTTTTTCAAAATCTGTATTTATTAAACTTGTAGTAACAATAAAATATATCATATTATAATATATTACAATATAATATATTATTCATATGGTTTTATTTTATCGTCTTACTATATATGATAATTATAAGTCTAGGGGGAATTGGTGGTTGTGATTTAGCGACAGCATTACGAAACTTAAATCAACTAACACATCCTTATGATTGGTTAATTACAACTCAATCATTCGTAATATCTTCATTTAATGATTTTGATTTATTTTTCGATTTTAATAAGGAATATGTGTATGATACAAAAAAACTATTAACTGAAAACAAAAAAGCAATTATGCTTCATGATTTTAATAATTTTGATTCAGAAAGAGAAAAAGTAATTGAAAAATATAAAACAAGATTTGATCGATTGAACACGAACTTAAACAGTAATGAGGATTTATTATTTGTTAGAATATATGACAATTTGGAAGAAGAGTTAAGTCCTAAAAACTATTATGATAATATACTAATTAGAGAAAAAGAAGATTTGAAAAAATGGGAACAATTCGTTTCATCTTTTCAAAATAAATATTCACATAAAAATATTAAATTATTAATTATAACTAGTTGTGAAGATGTTTGTAATATGGAATTTAATAATATTATTATATATTTCACAAAAAATCATAAGAAAGTAATAGAAATACAAAAAATAATACAAGAAACTGTATCAAACTCAGAACATTTTAAATAAAAAATTAATATTTAATTCCACTGTTTCAAAGGTTTATGCCACCATGCTTTTATAAAGTGACCATCTACTTTGTTCTCATTCAACAAACCTGCACAATAACAAAATGAACTTCTTGATAATACTAATAAATTTGCTTTTACCAAACAATGAAATGTTTCTTGTATATTTGTATTTAAATGCAATCTAATATTTGGAAATTTTGTTTTCAAATCTTTGAAATCTTCTTCTTTTCCTTCTGAAAAAATATGGATTACTGTATTTAATGCAAACTTCGGAGTATTTAAATAAGTCAAATATTCTGCATTTGATGTAAATCGAGATGGATATTTTTCACGGTTTACATCGCCTCTTCTTATATGTATAGCGACATGATATAAATCCTTTTCGAATATATGATCTATATTTGGTTTAGGTCTAGAATAATAACAATCACGGAATATTTTCAATACTTCAGGTGTATAAAAAAATTCAGGATGTAATGATCCATGTACATAAAATCCTTCTCTAAAACGATGTAATCGTGATGTTTCCTCATTTGTTAAAGAACCAATTACAGGAAACTTGTGTTCAATATTCATAAAATTATTCATTACATCATGGAAATTTTGGACTTTTTCCTCATTATGTGTCATATGAAAAAACGGTTTATGTATATATTTATATCCCTTATAATTACAATAAGCAATCATTGAAAAACACGCTTGTAATTGAGATCCAAAACCATCCATCTTACCATCAATTGTAAATAATGTATCATAATCATCAGGGAATGATTTAAAAAAATAATGCCATGCCATTGGATGTCCACCACTAAACCCAATTCGCCTCCATTCTATATGAGTATTTTCTACTTGTATCAATCTACAAAATTGAGCATTCTTCTGTGTTAAATTTGAATAATTGTAATAAGATTTCTTATTGACATATCTTAAAAATTGTATATAATTACTAAATGTACTTGATACATATCCTATAAACTCATCTGCCATTGATGCCATGATCATTTCTATAATAGCATCTATTACCTGATATTGTTTTACTTCATGTACATCATGGAACAACATATTATGCAACTTTAAATGATTAGAAAACACATTTTTAGTTTTATCATCTATGTAAACCAATCGAAATCTTTTCATAACATTATTAAATCCTTCATTATTTTTATTATCTACTAAAGCATATACAGTTGGTGTTATCATATTTGTTTTATGACTATCTAAATATTCAGATAGATTTTTGATCATAAGTGAGTTACTTCTCTCTAAAAATGCTTTATCTTTGTGATAGTCTCCAAATCTTAAATGCAAAAATATATTTACATTGTTTTTGTTACGAGGTAATTCATGATATAATTTTTGTGCGATTTCATAAAATATAGGTCTGAATTTCAATGAACAACAAATGTCATACATTAATTTATAATTTTCTTTTGTTGTATAAAAATTATACAAACATCTACTAGCATTTGTTTTATGCAAATACATGTATTCATGTTGTTCATATGATTTTATATCAAACTTCTCATGTAGGCGAGCATGACAAAAATCCTTAATGTCTTTTTGGTTTTCAGGAATATTCAATTCTTCGTCAACAAAAACTAATTCCGAAAATTTCTTCGTGTCCAATGTAAATGCTGTTTTTATTTTGGCAGTTACTTCAGAGGGAATAGTTTTATAATATACTTCAATTCCATTTGGTAAATATTTATGAAAATCTGTTGTAAAAAAATTCAATAAATAACCGTAATCCCATGATGCTTTACCACAATGACATAATGGGTTTTTTATTAATAATATTAATTTTCTATCCATAATAGATGCTAAATATATTCCTGTTTCCAATGAAAATAGTTGATTACATAATCCAACTCCACTAAATAATTCAAAAATCAAGTATTTCATCTATAATAAAATACTAGATTCTAGATTTTTTTTTTAAACTCAAATTATTTAAATAATTATATTTATTTGAAACCTTTTTAATTTAAAACACCCATTTTAGTAGGTAAAAATAAGAAAAGTCAAATATTTAAAAATTTTTTTTTATTAATTTAATAAAATCAGTATAATTATTGGAATGAAATATATTACAATTAGAGTATTTTTTATAATGACCATTATACGAATCACAAGATAATTCCTGACCTTTTTTGGAATATATTATGTTTGTTCCTCCAAAATAACTTGCTAATACGGCATTACCTCCTTGAACAGAAATAAAATTGTTACAATTAGCATGTATCAATAATTGAAAATGATTGAAATTATTTATGTTATATTTTTTCTTACTTTTTTCATATAATTTATTACCATCTATAATATTATATAACTCCAATAAATGATTTTCATTTAAATTATATATATTACTATTATCTGTAACAATATTGCTACTTTGAGGTCTTAAATAAATAATTGTATATTTATCATTATATAAATTGAAAATTTCATTTAATGTTTCTTTATCTATAAAATTAATAGGCGGTTGATCCCATTCTTTATTAAATTTATTATGAATAATAAGTATTGGTTTATCATATACAAAATAATCATTTTTATATTTAAATTTATATGGAGGTGGAGTATATTTATCATAATTTAGTTCTTTTACGTGTGGACTTTTATTTGGAGTAGTATTTTTATGGTAATTCTTTCTTATATTATATTTTTCTTCATGATTTTTAGAAAAATAATACAACTCTTTTGTCATCAAAGAACTAGTTGTTTTATTTAATAAATTATTTTCATATAAATAATAAGCAAATGGAATTACAAGTTGTAATTCATAACCAAATTCACAATTACAATCAATTTCCATTATATTATATTATTTTATATTATTTTATATGATTTTATATTATTTTAAAAAATAAATATTTATCCACACTACATTTACACCTTTTCTCATTTATTATTTAAGACGCCGATTTTATAATAATTTAAATTAATAAAATAAAAATATTACATAATATTATAATAAATGTTAAGTATTATTCAAAATATTCCGAATGTTAACACATATCCACTTAAATATGTATTTGAAAATTTAAAATTACAACATAAACCTAATACATTATGGTTAGAATTTGGAGTAGCAAGTGGAAAAACCATTAATTATATTTCTAAATTTACAAATGATAAAGTTTATGGATTTGATAGTTTTGAAGGATTACCTGAAAAATGGAGGGATGGTTTTGATAAAGGTGCATTTAATAGAAATGGTAATTTACCGAAAGTAAATAAAAACGTAGAATTAATTAAAGGATGGTTTGATAATACATTACATAATTTTATAAAAAATCAGAATAAAAAGGTTTCTTTCATTCATATGGATGCCGACTTATATAGTTCTACAAAATGTATTTTTAATAATTTAAAGGATTATATTGATAAAGATTGTATTATTGTATTTGACGAATTAGTAAATTATCCTGGTTTTGATGGAAATACAGGAGAACTCAAAGCATTTTATGAATTTATTACAGAAAATAAAGTAGATTATGAGTGGATTGGAATGAATGGGAAACCAACTGGTATGCATGGTTATTATCATCAAAATGTAGCATTAATTATTAATTCAATAAATTAATTTTAAATACAATATATTATATATTTCAAATAATATATCGTAAATTAAAGCATCAATAAATCGGTCCCATCATGAGTATCATTTATCATTAATTTCATCAAATCTTTCATACATAACACATCTGTCTTATCACCTACCTGTGCAGGATGTGAATAATTAGCACGATGATTTATTTCTATTAAGTGAATCTTTTTATCTGTATCTACTACTATATCAAATCCCAATATTGCATATTCATTTTCTTTAATTTCCGACATTTCTTTTCCATAACGAACCTTAAAATCTTGTATACATAATAAAATTTCCTCCTCTATTTTTTCATAACCATCTATTTCACTAGATAATATAAATAATGTCTTTGCTGTTTGATGTATAACATGAGTATTACGTAATTTTTTAGAAGTAGAATAATCTTCATCACTTACTGTAGCAAAATGATGTTTACAATAATACAAATTACCTTTGTATACTAATACATGAAATCGGATTTTGTATCTTTTATTTTTATACAAATCGGGATTTATCATACTTTTTTGTATAATACATTCAGTTGTATCTACATTTTTCAAATCCTTATAAGTATATACATTTACATGACGTGAACAACTACTATCGAACCTTTTTACAAAATAAATTTCATTCTCATCTTTTGGTTGAACAACCTCATCATAAGATAAATACGATTCAGGTACATATATAGATCCTTTCATGTATTTATAAAATCGTAATTTACAGTCCAACATAACAGTCTTCGCCCGCGTAGCAACATAAAAAATTTTCATATTTGGTTCTTCTTTTTGCCATTTTTCCACTATTTCCATATTAGGATTAAAATCGTCATATACAAATCCATATACACCACTCATATTTAATTCACGCATCGCTAATTCAGCACCTTTCTTGAATACTTCATGACTCTTATTTGAATATACTTTCAAATATTGTCCATTAATTAAACTGCATGTGGTCATTTAAATTGTATTATATTTTATTAAAACTGTTTAAACTTAATTTTGTAAAAAATTGATATTAAAAATGTAATAAATAGTATGGCGAGAAATATGAATGATGAAGGTTATTTAGAATTAATTTTAGGACCTATGTTTTCCGGAAAAACTTCTAAACTGATTGAAATATATAATCAATGTACTTATTGTGATATAAAAGTTTTAGTATTAAATCATTCAATAGATGATCGTTATAGTGATAATACATTATGTACTCATGATAAAAAAGAAATACCCTGCTTGAAAATACACAATTTGAATAATATAAGAGATTTAGACGAATTTAAAGAGTGTAAAGTAATTCTTCTTAATGAAGGACAATTTTTTGAAAATTTATATAATAATGTTTTGCATTGGGTTGATGTATGTAAAAAACATGTATATGTATGTGGTTTAGATGGTGATTATAAAAGAAATACATTTGGACAAATATTACACTTAATTCCTTTGTGTAACAAGGTATATAAATTGAACTCATTGTGTTCAAATTGTAAAAATGGTACACATGCATTATTTTCACATAGAATTTCAAGTGATGAAGACCAAATAAGTATAGGTTCATTAAATTATCAACCTTTATGCAGAAAATGTTATTTAAATGTAAATTTATAAAATATAAGATAAATTATTTAACATTATTATTTGAAAGATAAATCTCTTTTGCGACACTCGATATTATTTTTTTGTCTTCACGTGGATCTTTCAATACTTCATTTGCTGTTTGAACATATGCTTCAGGGTCATTGTCCATATAATCAAGACTTTTTATACTTTTCACAGCAAGTTTATCTATAGCATTAACTAATTTACTTCTATCATTGCTTTCTTTTTCCCATTCTCCTTCATCTTTAATATATATGGTTTCTTTTTTAATATCACTACAATGCATTGGACGTTTCGATACATCTAAAGAATTCAATTTATCAATAAGAATATTAGACATACCTTTAGTTTGACCTTCTATTCCAATCTGAGTCATATCTTCAATACTTAATTGAATAGATTCTATAAAATCAGTGATATTCATAGCATCTTTACAATGTTCATTTAAAAATATATTTATATTGAAGTTATTTGTATTGTTACTATTAATATTATTTACGTTTCCATTTATTGATGGAATGAGTTGTTCAATAGTATCTTGTTGTTGTTTCATTGCTTCTGTATGTTGTTGTAAGGTATCTATTAATATATCTTTATAATTGACATCAGTAGTTTCATTTTTAAAAGTACATTTCTTTTTATGATACCATAAACTGTTTCGTGCATTATATCTTTTTCCACATTCACAAAAATATTCGGCGTTTTTTGGGGAGAAATCGTTCAAAATCGTTCTATTTCGGTGCTTTGCTGTCAGTACATGCTTATTGTAATCTTTTATATTACTTGTAGAATAGTCACAACTTTTACAACAAAATGTTTTTGGGATTTTTGGGGATTTTTTCATTCTAAATCGTTCTATATTTATAGAACAGAAAAATCCCTAAATACTTTTTCTAAAAAATTAAAAAAAAATATGCTAACAAAAAAAATCATTGAAAATCCAAATTTACACCATTATGGTCACAACCACTTTTTTTTACTTTTTTCAAATTTATTTTCAAAAATTTCAAAAATCATTTTTTAATTTTGAAATTTTTCATTTTCAAATTTATTTTTATTTTTTATAAAAAAGTTAAATAAATATTTTACATCTTAGAAACTTCTCCTAAATAAATATTATCAGACGTATATTCGTATTGTGATGGTTTAATAAATACTATATATCCAATACCACAATTAAAGATCTTTTTCATTTCATCATCACTTAATTTACCTTTCTCTTGTATCCACTTACACCATTCAGGGTATACAACATTAATATCTATTTTCAAATTGTCAGGTACAATTCTTTTCAAATTTTCAGTAAGTCCTCCACCAGTTATATGACACATTCCTGTGATAATATGAGATTTATTAATTTCTAATACTTTATCAAGAAATGAACCATGTGGTTCTATTAACTGTTTTAGTATATGTTGTGGTGGATCATGTTTTTCCAAAATTTTTCTTATTAATGTATATCCATTTGTTTGTGGTCCAGAAGATGGAAATCCAATAGCAATATCATGTTCTTCTACACCGACTACATCAATTGTCTTTTCACCCACTATAGTTCCCACCATATCAATATGTTTCTCTCTATATATAGATGGCATCTCCGCAGTTTCACCACCTAATAATACACAATTAACTTTTTTGCATGCATCACAACATCCTTTAACAAAACTAGATACATCAGAAATATCTAATACACTGCTTGCAACATAATCTAGAAAGAATAAAGGAGTAGCACCCTGAACAAGAATATCATTGACACTATGATTTACAATATCATGTCCACAATTATAATAATTACCAGTATACTTTTTAACGAGAATACTTTTCGTTCCTACTCCATCAGTAGACGCAACAAGTACTTTATCATTAAATTTATATTGACCACCAAAATTCCCATGTTTTCCAATAACGTTATCATTATAAGTAGATTCAACATCTTCTTTGATAGTTCTAACAAATTCATTTCCCTTATCTATGTCGACACCTGCTAATGCGTATGCATCTTTTATTTTTCCTATATCTTTTCTCCAATAAAGATTATCATGGTTTATACTTTTTATTATATTTTCACAATTGTCATATGCTTCTTTTAAATCATTTCCTTCGCCAATTACAGCAATTGCTCTAGATCCTAATAATTTATTATCGCTATTTATAGATGAAGCATATGCATTATCTACTTTAGTATATGAAATAGTTTTACATTCCGATGAATGAGGATACCCTTGAGGAACTAAATATTTTACTACGCTTTTTGTATCTTTTAGTTTTATTGCTCTTAATTTATTATGAATCATATCATTAAAAATACTAGATAAATCTTCATCAATACAATTTAGTATATTAAAAACCTCACTATCACCAAAACGACAGTTATATTCAATTAATTTTAATTTACCATCGTTAGTTTTCATAAAACTTCCATATAAAATACCAATATAAGGCATATCATATTTTAATTGTATTTTCGCTAATATTTCTGAATTTAATTTTCGACATATTTCTATGTCATTATCATTTAAAAATTCGAAATCATCTAATACACTTCCCATACCCCCTGTATTTGGACCTTTGTTTTTATCGAAAGCACGTTTATAATCTTGTATTGGTGGTAAATGAGAACAACTATTACCATCACTTAATGTAAACATGCTAAATTCTTCTCCAACTAACTTTTCTTCAATAACAATATCAGTTTTACTTATATTGTTTTGAATAATTTTCGCTGCTTCGCTAATAGTTCTAAAATGATCATCTTGAACAAATACTCCTTTACCTCCTGCTAATCCATCAAATTTTATCACAAATTTTGTAAATTTATTTAGTATATCATAAAGTTGATATAAGTCAGTAATACTAGTATTTGTTAACAATTTATAATGAGGATTGAAATTATTTAAATTATTATTTTTTAAAAATTCTCTAGTAAATATTTTACTAGTTTCTAATTGTGCTAATACTTTTGCAGGTCCTATACATCTATATCTATATAATGCACAAATAGTAACAATATTAGAGTTCAGTAAAGTTTCGGATCCTATAATAACAATATCTGGTTTTATAGTATGACAGTATCTTATTACTGTATCTTCACTCAATTCATTAATACAATAATGTTTACATATTTCATATATATCAGGATTTATCCATGATCCTATACAATAAATATCATTTTTGGGTTTTAATTTCTCGCACAAAATATTTTCTCTTCCACCACATCCAACGACAAGTATTTTCATTATAAGTGTTTGTAGTGTTAATTTTAAATAGTAATTTTATTTTTATTAGAATTGATTTATAGATAATAATTTAAAGGTTAAAAAATATATTTCATAAATGAATTATTTGGTTCCTATTATTGTTGGGTCTGAGAGAGATAATGAATTAGCAAAACAAATCCAATGTCATTTACAAAAATTTAATTTAAACTCAATAATACGAGTATGTTCTGCACATAAATCTTGTATTAATTTACTAAAAATACTTAATAAATATGAGAAAGACGATAATGTAAAAACATACATAACAATTGCTGGTAAATCAAATGCATTGAGTGCATTGGTTGATGGAAATAGTAGTAGACCAATTATTAGTTGTCCTCCTATTAAGGATACAAATATATACGATTTATATTCATCTGTTAGTTTACCATCCGGAATAACACCACTTACAGTATTAGGTGCTGAAAATGCGGCGATTGCAGCTGCAAAAATTTATGGTTTGGTAGATAAATCAATTGAAAATATGATAAATAATTATAAATTAAATATGATAAAAAAGTTACATATAGACGACGTTAAATCAAAATATGAGAATCGTGTAAACATTACTGATTTAAGTCATTGTGTTTTTGATACATCAAAGAGCGAAGATATGTTAGGATTGGGATCAGTTGAGGTGAAATTAATCAGAACAGGAAAAGTAAGAGATGTATATGAAACTAATGAAGGAAAATATTATTTGGTAGCGAGTGATCGTATTAGTGCATTTGATAGACATTTGACTACTATACCTTATAAAGGAATAGTATTACATGAAGTAAGTAGGTGGTGGTTTAATAAAACAAAGAACTTAGTACCAAATCATGTTATTAATGATTCTGAAAATAGATCAATGACAGTAAAAAAATGCAAGGTTTTCCCAATAGAATTTGTAATGCGTTCATACTTGACTGGAAGTACTTCCACTTCAATTTGGAAAAACTATGAAAAAGGATGTAGAAACTATTGTGGTCATTATTTACCAGATAATATGATAAAAAACCAAAAATTACCCAAAACGTTGTTGACTCCAACTACAAAAGATGAACATGATGAATTAATAAGCGAAAAAGAAATTTTGGAACAAAAAATAATGACAAAAGAAGAATGGGATATTTGTGTTGATTATTCATTCAAATTATTTAACTTTGGACAAGAGGTATCTAGTAAAAATGGTTTAATATTAGTAGATACAAAATATGAATTTGGAGTAGATGAAGACGGGAAAATATTATTGGTTGATGAACTTCATACTCCTGATTCAAGTAGATATTGGATTCAAAATAATTATTTGGATAGATTACAGAATAATAAAGACCCAGAATCTATTGATAAAGAGATTGTACGTAATTGGGTTAAAACTAATTACGAAGACCCTTATGATTTGACTAAAGATATTTTAGTTCCAGATGACTTACGAACGCATTTGTCTTTAAAATATCTACAATTATATGAATTAATCACAGGTGAAGAATTTTTTGATTAAATTATGAATTTTTAAAAAAATTGAATTGATAAATACATATCTTGTTTATCATAAAATGGAGCAAAAAAATCAAGGTAGAATTAAAAACGTAAACACATTTCACATGTTGTTAAGATCTCGAACAAAAGCGAATAGTGTATTTGAAAGTTTAACAAATACTCGATTTCCTAGAGCACATCTTAGTCCTAATTGTGTACTTGAAGTCCCATCTACACCATTACCTAGAAGAAAGAAGTCAAATAAAGAGTTACCAGTTAAAATTAATTTTGATGAAGCTTCACTCCATTGGAATAAAAATAAAGAAAAATTAGGAAATGGTATGTATAAGTATAAAGATACAGAAAAAGAGAATATAATGAAATCAATTGAACGTTCTAGAAAAACTACAAATAGAGTAAACAAAACTCAATTAAAAAGTAAAAATTTGGATTATGACAATACTATTTCACTTAGAAATAGAATTGTATATGAACATTTCAAATAAATTTAAAATAATATAAAAATATAATCATTAAAATATAGAATTTCTATATTTTTTATTTCTTACTTTTCCTCTTATTTACTTTCTTTTTATTATTTAATAACTTTTTTTTAACAGGATTCTTCTTTTCAGTTTTTTTCTTTTGAGATTTTTTCTTTTCAGTTCTTTTCTTATACTTTCTTGTTTTTATTTTGAAACCTAATTCTTTTAATTTTTTCAAACTTTTTGGTTTAATATGAATTTTTATTTTTTCTTTTTGATGTTGTGTGACCCATTTAATCAAATCCTCCAAACTTCTATCTCCTGTATATTCATTTAAATTAGTAGTAGGATGCTTCATGACAACATGTGGGACACCTTGGATATTATTTTTATATTCAGGTTGAATTTCAAGTTTATCTAACATATCACGATGTACTTTTGATATTATATAATTGTCGTCTAAAGATATTTCATTCATTGCAACTTGTTTTTCCATTTCATTCCATGTAGGAAGAAAATCTTTACAATGACCACAATTTGGGTGATAAATCAACATAATAACGCAATGATTACTTGAATTGATACAAGTATTTAAATTTTGAACATTATTTGACATTTCGTTTTCCACAGGCCATACCTTTGCCATTTATATATAATTATATTTTATTTTTCATCCTAAATCCTGCTCCACTTATTTTCATTGAATGGAGTTATGATCAAATCTTCCAATTTTTTATCAAAAGCGTTTGTTTTCTTAGTATTTCGGGATACAGATACCGATTTATTATAATAACTTGTATTATCCATTAACCATTTTTCTTTTTGGTCCATTGCTGGTTTTTCTCCGTAACAATTTACACCAAAACGAACATTTGGGTTATCAATATATCCACCGTTAATTCCTGGTCTTCCACAATCATGTTTATGATCTGGGTTCTTCTGTAATTCTAACCAAGTTTTTTTTTGGGTTGGAAAATATGCCATTTGATCTTCAGACCATCCATATCCACACCATTCAGCACCATTATCATATGCTGTCTCAATTTCATCATATGTTGCCAATCGTGCTCCTAAAGATTTACAAATTTTTTTTGCTTCTTTATATCGATATTTATTACCAGAAACATAGAAAACTTCTTTATTTTTTGTGTTATCTTCATCGTTGTTTGGTTCACATTTGACTTCGTCTTTTTCAGGTGTATCAATATCTACATGAATTTCAGGATTGTCTGTAATATATTTTGAAATTGTGGTGGTAATTTTAATATCAAATAATAAGTCAAGAAGATTCACAAGAACTATCAATGAAATAATGATCCAAAGACAAAATTCAAGAAATCTTTCTCCAAAACTTTTATTGACATTTTCCCCTAAATATAAAAATAATATCAAACCAAATATCAGAGTAATAAATATTGTAAATACTTGATTTGACTTAAATATCTCTTCATCTACAGTTTCTATATAAGTTGTTTGTGTCATTTATATACTCTATTCTAATATTTTTTCTTATAAAATAGACAATATGCTTTTGGTGAAATAATCGATTCTACATTTTTAATTTTACTGATAGATGTATCATTGAAATGATACCATTCGCCATTTAATACTTTTACATAAGATGTATAATGACCACCTTCTAATCGTCCAGTATGGTTACATACAGCATATAAATCATAAATATATGTATTCTTTTTATAATTATATACATATTTATTCATGTCAAAATTTTCTAAAGGAAATCTAATATTACTTGAATTTTTTCTCCTCCCATCATATGAAAATCTTTTTAATCCTATAATCAAAAATTCTGGTAAATCCCAAAATATTGTTTTTTGAATAATATCGCATTTTTCTCCTGTTTTCTCATCCTTGAGACCATTTTCACCAATTAACAAATTATCTTTTAAATACATATCAATACAATCATTTAATGATTGACATTTGTTATCTTGCAGAGGAATATTCAATATAAAATTACTATCACAACATGTGCTTATGGTTTTATCATCTGACAAACGTTTATTATATGTAATTTGTAGACTATAAAATAATTTAATAATAATAGAATAGTCACTTTTATATTGATTGACGAATGATTGATAACATTTGTATGCAATTTTATCACATTCATTTTGTACATTTCCTTTTATATTCATATCAACACTTATTTTACAAGATTTATGAAATTCATCGAATATAAACATCATAAATTCTGTTACATCATTTTGTTCAAATCCACAAAAAGAATCTAAATTTCGATTTGCGGCTATTTTTTGCACTTCCCTGAGAAATTTATTGGGTTGTATAACACAATCCTTAGACCACATTAGCTCATCCAATTCTAACCATTCTTTTATGATTCCTTTTGGTTTTTTGAATTTAGATTTTATAATTTTCTTTAAATCATATGTATGGGATAATACCTGTAAAAAAGAATTCATATAACACGTATTACCCAAATTATATAATCCAGATAATCCATTAGAAGTCATAAATATATTTTTGATTATATATTTAAATATATTTATATTATTATTATATGTCAGAGTTTTCACAAGTTTTAGAAAATTATTTTAAATTACTAAGAGAAAATAATGATAGATTATATTTACTACTCAATGATATGATAAGAAGAGGAAGAAGGGATGAGGAATTATTGTATACATTAATTAGACAATATTATATAGAAAGCTTCAATAATGCTTCTAATAATGAAAGTTCCTCAGACTCAGCGAATGTAAATGTTACACCACCTCTAGTAAGTCCTGTTTCAAATCGAAGCGTTAATGTAGGAAACATTTATGAAGAAATTCCTTCAACAACGACATTCCAAATACCATCTAATGATGGAAGTAGATATAATGTTCAATTTAATCATAGAAACAGAAATTTATCGTCGTCTGTTACTAATACAGATGATGAATTACCTACAGAAACACCAAATACAGAAGAAATGCAACATACAGAAGAAATGCAACATACAGAAGAAGGACCAATAACACCAAATCAATCACCTATAGTTACGTATGATATTCAAATTGAAGATGAAAGACATATATTACCTGGATTAATACATTCACCGTCTCATCATATGATTTCCAGAGCAGTATCACAACAAAGAAGACAATATTCAAGACCTATTAGTAGATTATACGGAATATATAGTGAAGTTTTAGATAGTGTGAATGTAGACGAATTAGAATCTGTACCCATCATTCCAACTCAAGAACAAGTTGATGGTGCAACTGAAATTATTCGTTTTGGAGATATACAAGAACCTCAAAATAATTTATGTTCTATATCGTTACGTGAATTTAGTGAAGATACACACGTTTCAATTATCAAATATTGTGGTCATATATTTTCACCATTGTCTCTTACTCAACATTTTACGTTTGATGTAAGATGTCCATTGTGTAGATATGATATTCGAAATTATACAGGTAGAGATTTTGATCAAAATGAAAATTAAAAAATTGATTATTTTTTTGATATATGTTATTTATATAATTAACATATGTCTGATTGGGGATATTTTATTGATATAGATCAAATATACACAGAGAAGTATATTACAATTGAAAAACCTATAAATAATGAGAAATTAATGACACAAAATATGATAAATTCATATGTATATGATGAAAGTTATTCACATGAGAATAATTATATCCTATTTGAATTTGTAAATTACTGTTTCCAAACATTATCTAGAATTTTCTCTATAAAATCCAGAATTAACTAAATTAGAAGTGAAAACATTACCTCCCCAATTTGTATCCATAGGATTTGCACTTTTTTCTTTGTATTGTTCTAATTTATGTAAAACATCTAAAGGTGTATTCAACCCGACATATAAATTATGAGCATCAAATCCAGGATATTGATTATTGTTGAAATTTTTATCTCTATTTGCATCCATTAATAAATGAATTTTCTCACCTTCATCTTGTGGTATTAATTCAGCAGGTGCAAGATCAGTTTTATTCATATTTAATGCTAAAATGGGACAATTGATATTATTTTTTTTCTGCCAATCAATTATTTTTATGTATTCATCTAAAGATTGTATATCTTGATATTTTTTGTCTTCAAATAATTTAAAACCACCATTATTATTTACTTCTAATTTTTCAGGGCATTTATATTTTACTTCCATATTCTCTAAACGAATATCATAAATGTAAACAAAGGATAGTAAAATGACTAATACAATACCTAATAAAAAATACATGTATATATATATTAATTTTATAAAAAAATAATATATATTCAAAAGTATACTATATCTTAGTATTATTCATATATACCGGTATAATTATTAACGTCTAATAATTTTATTTCATCAATAATTTTATTTTTATTCAAATGATATTCTAACTTACCTTCAATTTCTTTTAATACATTATCTATGGAAAATTCACTATCCTTACGTGTAATAGATTTAATGATATCATATGAATTATCCACAGATTCTCTACGAAGAATACTTTGTATTGCTTCCGCTAAAACAATGGAATTATTATTCAAATCCGATTTTATTTTTTCAAGATTAGGTTCAATTCTCTTAAATCCTTCACAAATAGATGTAATACTTATTAATAGATAAGCAAAACAAGTTCCAACATTCCTTAATACAGTTGAATCAGTCAAATCTCGTTGTAATCTTGATACAGGAAGTTTTTTACTCAAAAATTCAAATAATGTTATTGCCATCATTAAATTACCTTCAGCATTTTCAAAATATATCGGATTTATTTTATGAGGCATCGTCGAGGAACCAACTTCGGTCGATATACATTTTTGTTTGAAATATTCCTGGGATATATATAACCACATGTCTCGAGATAGATCAAGTAATATTATTGAAATTCGTTTCAATATATCAAAGAGTTCCGAATAGTTATCGTATATATCAATCTGTGTCGTGTATTTGTTTCTTTTAAAATCAAATAACTCAATAAACGAATCAGAAAATTCTATCCAATCTATTTGTGGGTAAGTTATATAATGACTATTAAAGTTTCCTACGGCACCACCAAACTTAGTTGTATATTTATATGACTTCAATAATTCCAATTGTTTTGACAGTCTATATGAAAAAACATTGATTTCTTTTCCTAATAAAGTAGGTGATGCAGGTTGACCATGTGTTCTGGACAACATTGGTACATGTTTGTATTTTATTATAATGTCATTTAAATTATCTAATAATATATTAATATGTGGAATGAAAACCTCATTATTCGCTTCATAAAATGATAATACATATGAAGTTGAATTAATATCTTGTGATGTTAATCCAAAATGTATGTATTCATTATAATTATCAAAATTTAATTCTGTCAATTTACTTCGTAAAAATAATTCAATAGATTTTACATCATGTTTTACATTGCTTTCTATTTTTTTAATTTCAATAACATAATCATCTTTCATATTATTATAAATATTTCTTAAGTTAAACTTGAAGTTTTTATATTTTTCTTCGTCGTGTATTATATCGAGGTTTAACACTCGTATTAAACATATTAAATATTCAATCTCAATTTTCAATCTATACTTTATCAATGCTTTTTCTGAAAAGTAATCAGATAAAACTCTAGTTCTATCACTATACCTACCATCAATAGATGTTATACAAGATAACGAATATTCCATTACTTATAATAAAAAGCATGTATTTAAATATTATTTCCTATATTTTCTTGTTTTTTGTTTATTTTTGTGATCTTGGTTCTTTACCATTTTAAAGTAAATATCATTTGATATAGTTTTATTCTCAGTATTAATATCATCAGTAATATTCTCAATGTTATTCACTTTGGATTTTTTAACAATATACTCGTTTATAACTAATCCATCAGGTACACTATATTTCAAAATATTATTCATTATTATCTGTTAATAATAATAAATAAAAAATATTACTTATATGATCGTTTTATATAAAAACAACTTTTAACATCTCTTTTTTCTCTTAGATCATTTATTAATTTTTCTAAATCACTTTTCGAGAATTTTTCTCCTAAACAAGATTCAATATATTTGAAACTTAAAGGTTGATAAACACTTTGAAGACCCATCTTTAATGTCCCGTCAGTAATATTTATTGTTGGATATTTATTTCTATCTTTCATTTGTTCATATATAAATTTTTCACAATAAGTTTTCTTCTGTTTCAATTTGTTTATTTCATCCATATGTTGTTTAATCAAAGTATCATATTTTACCCATTCTTTTACATTATTTTCTAAATTCATAATTTATTTGGATATTTTTTAATTTAATATTTACCATATGTTTTTTTTCTGTAATGTCTTTTAATTTTTTTACCCGATTTCTTGTAGAAAGGTTTACTTTTCTTATAACGAAATGTTTTCTTTTTATGTGATTTTACTTTACGTTTTTTTGTTACACGTTTTGTTCCTACAAGTCCTAACGGAATCAAAATTTTATCTAAAATAGTGTTTCTATTTTGCATATATATATATAAAAATTATTTTATATTTTTTTAATTTGAAAATTTGCTCTTAATAATAATATAAAGTTTCCTAAAATCAGTAAAAAACAAACTAATATAAATGCCATTGAAATATAAATATATGGATAAATATCTACCATAAGTACTTTTATCAATGGTTTCAATATTTCATTGAATTCTTTTTTTATATCTTCATGTTCAAGTACTTTAATACAAGTTTTTACAAATTCTGATGACATATATAAAAATTATATTTTTATTTTTTATTTTAAACTTTTTTGAAGATAATGTGTTTTAAATTTCAATATTTTTTCTTTATTATGATAAATGAGTAATATAAAAATTATAAATCCTAATGAAACTTATGACTTCACTAGATTAACTTTAGGAAATCCAGTGCAAACAAATAATAATATGTTCTTTTCAAAGATTTCGTGTGAAGATGATTTATATATTCAAACTCCTGAAATATCATGTAAAGACGGATTCATAAAAAATTCAAAAAAACCATACATAGATTTAGTGTTTGATCAATCGCATGAAGCATTCGTAGAATGGGTTGAAAATTTAGAAACTACAGTAAAGAAATGTATATATGAGAAAAGAAACGAATGGTTCCAAGATAGTAACGTTGATATTACTGATATTGATAATATATTTATATCTCCATTTAGAACATATAAATCAGGTAAAAAATTAATACTGAGAGTTTATTTAGAAACACCAAAATCATTAATCAATAAAAATGATATTGAAATTTATGATGAAAACGAAAATGAATTATCCCTTGATTCAATTGATGTAAATAGTATATTCATTGCATTATTACACATAAATGGATTGAGATTTTCATCTAAAACATTTCAAATTTATATTGATGTGAAGCAAATCATGGTTATAACAAATAAGTTAGTTAATGAAAAAGTTCTAATAAAAAATAATAAACCAGAAATGAAACCAGAGGACGCTGCAAGAGAAGTGAAACCAGATGACGCATTACCACAGGTTAAATCAGTAGAGACGACAACAGAAATGAAACCAGATGAGACGCTACAAGAAGTAAAATTAGATATACTCAAAACGTCAACAGAGACGAAATTGGATGAGACAGTAATAAATTTGAAAGAAGATGAATCTATAATAGAAGGGGAACAAATAAAAACATCGGATGAAAAGAAAATAAATAGTACAGATGAAATTATAAAAACTACTGAAACAGAAGAAATCCTTGATATTAAGGAAGTTGATTTAAATTTAGATAGTTTAGAAAATGATAACATCCAATTGAATAAACCAACGAAAGAACATATAGAACAATATAAAGATGCTATTGCAAAAGCAAAAACTGCACAAAAAAAGGCTCTAGAATTACATTTAGAGGCGAAAAATATTAAGGCGAAATATCTATTAAATATTGATAGTGATACAGATAGTGATTAAATTAATTATTTGTTATTTGAAAAAAATTTTTTATAATGATTTTTATATAAATGGGAAAGTTTAGCATATCGAGCTTTTTATCCGAACAGTGGTTATTAATTTTAATTTTTGTATTTGGTATAGTATCTCTTGGACTATATTCACAATCAAAATTCTCCAATATTTCTGGAATGGAAACTAAAAGAAATCTTGTTGAAGAAGATGCACCAAAAGTAGAACCTTCACAACCTTTAGGAACAAATGAAGATTATGCTAAAGTTCAAGGCATAACAACAAGTACATCTGGTCTCTCACCTAGTTGTACTGCAGTTTCATCCCTTGAACCATCTGAATTGTTACCTAGTGACCAAAATTCTGAGTGGGCTAAATTAAACCCAACTGGTCAAGGTGAGTTAAGTGATATCAACTTGTTGAAAGCAGGACACCACTCTGGTATAAATACAGTTGCTGGACAAGCCATGAGAAATTCTAATTTACAACTTCGTTCTGATCCGCCTATTGCCAAATCAAATACAGGACCTTTCTTAAACTCTACCATTGAACCTGATACACACAGATTACAATTTGAAATTGGAAGTACTATTTAATTATTAAAATTTGTATGATTTTATAAATTTTGTATTTAAATTTATATAATCAATATATATGGTGAAACAATTAAAAAATATATTTACGATGAATAATTTAACTATATTTCTATTAATTTTTGTAATAACATTTTTTATATATTTTATAATTTCTAATAGTGATTTTTTTAATCTAAAATGCGTAATATCTACAGTGGATGGTAATAAATATTGTGTTAGAGAGAGGAAAAGAGTGAATGAAGCTGCTGATTTATTAGCTACAGTAGTAAACAAATGTGAAAAATTTGTTAACGATTTACATAAAAAGTACCCACATGATGAACGAATCCAACGATTGCATAAAAAATTTGATAAAACCAGATGTGTTGAAACATTACCTACAAGCGAATTGAAAGCATATAGTGAAAATAAAGGTGCCAAAATTGCTTTTTGTTTAAATAAAAACAAAGTTGGAACAAAACTAATTGATGAAAATACGCTAATGTTTGTTGCTCTACATGAATTATCTCATGTAATGTCAGTTTCAATAGGACATGATGATGAATTTTGGAATAATTTTAAATTTTTATTGGAAGAAGCAGTAAGCATGAATGTATATAAACCTATAGATTATAAGAAACAACCAGAAGATTATTGTGGATTGCAAATAACTGATAATCCTTATTATGATTTATAAATATTATTGTGGATTACAAATAACTGTTATTGTGGATTACAAATAACTGTTATTGTGGATTACAAATAATTGATAAACCTTATCATGATTTATAAATATACAAATAAATGATAATCCTTATTATGATTTATAAATATTTAGTATATATTTTGTGAATATTAAATATTTAATTATAATAGGAGAGAAATGAAAATAAAAGTTTTTGAAATCAATGAAAGTGAAGATACAATATATGAACTTAAAAATGCGAAACAATTGTATGAAAATGCACAGGAAGAATTAAATCAACAAGAGGATATATGTATGAATGATGATGAAGAAGATTGTGACGCTATTATTGAAGATATGACTGATCAATTGGATCAATATAAAAAAGAATATGAAGAAATGGTTAAAAATGTAAAAACTGAGACTGAACTTGATATTCATGATGACGAATCAATTATTGAAATTAAAAGTAAAATTATGAAAAATTCAAAATTCATAAAAAATGTAAATGAAATGTACTTATATTCAATTGTAACAATAAATCATGGTGTATCATCAGATGAATTTGTAAATGAAAAATTCAACGAATTAAGTGGTAATACATCTGTAGTAACAATGTCATCTATATTAAAATCAAATTACGTATATAATTTGAAATCAGATCAAAAAGAATATACATTTGAAGAATTCAAAAATATCATAGTACCTAACAAGCAATATATTCCATTGGGGATTCAAATACCAAACATTCTTCCTGTTAAACCAGACACTTCTATAAAATATTCTAGAACTATTCGGGAGGAAAACACTCGATTATTCAATGAGTATTATTCTGATCCTGTTATTTATGTTGTATATTTTAATGATGAATTCAATGATGTAAGTTCCATATATTTTCCATCTAAAAATAAAATCATCGAAGATAATAATTATGATACTAAAAATAATTATATCAATTTCATAAAAGAGAATGAACTTAATTCAGATAATTATACGGTAAATAATGAATTATTTTCTAGTTTGAACTTTTCGTTTTACAATAGTGTTTTAGTGAATAATTATGTTCCGTTAGAAATTATATTCAGAGATGTACATGTATCCGAAAATATGCCTATTATAAAATTTAATCCTGGAAGAGAAAAAGATAATATTTATAGATTATATTCAAATAAACAAACTTATAATCATAAAAAGATTCCTCATAGCAGTCTCTCTACGATAAATAAAATGCCGAAAGGTAAATATGAAAATCAAAATCAATCATACATATCATTCTATATGAAAGATGAAAGTATAATTATAATCTCTATATATGAAGATGCTACTGTGTATGTTGATTTTGAAAATAAGAAGATGAATTCCTTAAACGTTATAAAGGAGTATATATCAGATAAGTGTAATTATTTATTGAATTTAATTCATAATATACCTTCTTTTCCAAAAGATGTTAAAATATTGAAATTTAATGGTTTTGATCTATATTCTGATGTATACAATACTGATTATGAATATGAATTAGATTTGAAAATTAATGTAAAAAAATTGTTTAATTTCGTAAAAAAGAATAAAAAACTATATCCTTTTGAATGTATTTATATTGATAATAGTAAAATTGTGTTCGAATACTTTAAAATTAACCCTATTCATAACAAATGTATTGTTGAGTTGGTAAATCAACGAAAAATAAAAGTAAAAATTTATAAGGTAAATAATATCAATTATATTTATAATATTAACAAATATTTGTTATCAATGCTTAATATATTTAATAATGAAAAGAAATTAAAATCATATACAGGGTTATTAACAAATTATTTAAAAGAGTTTGAGGATAAAGAATATTTATACAATCAAGAACTAGAAAAACAGGAAATTAAAGAAAGAGAAGAGAGATTACAAAAGGAGAAAGAATTTGAAAATAAAATGGAAGAACAAAAGCAAATGGATGAGAAACAAATCCAAGGAAAAGAGGAGATAATTGATGATGAGAGTGAAAAAGAAGAAACTAATGAAATAGAGAAAGAATCAGATGATGATAGTGACGGAGAAGATTATTTTAATATGTTAGGAGGCGGAGGAAAAAAAGGAAAATCTCATAGTGAACATGGATTTCATAAAAAGCGTATTGAAGATTATGATGGTGAGATTCTTAATAAAAATAATCATTTTGAAAAAAGTGGAAAATCATATACATCTACATGTGGTCAAGTAGAGAGAAAACAACCTATTATTATAAATGAACAACAAAAACAAAATATTGATAAAAATCATAAAGGTTCTTATAAGATGGCATTAAAATATCATTCAAATCCTAAAAATCCAATGTATTATATATGTCCTCAATATTGGTGTGAAGATCAAGAAATAAGTCTTACTCCAAACCAAGTAACCGTTACTAAATATGATGATAAAAATATCCCACAAGAAGTTACAAGTAAACTCTGTTTCAATAAAGATGATCCAGATGTACCTGGAAAAATTCACATAAATAATAACTATAAATGGTATGATAAAAATACTAATGAATTCAAAGGATTGTATCCTGGATTTTCTAAAGGTAAAAATCAAGATAAATCATGTATACCATGTTGTCAAGCGAAATTGCACAACCACGATCCTCCAAGTGTATGTGATCTCAAAGGAGAATTTGTAACAAATGAAGAATCCGACTCCAAGAAAAAAACTGAAGGTGAAGGTAAAAAGAAAAAAGAAATAGAAAAGAAAAAAGTGGAAGAGGAAAAGGAAGAAGAGATAAAGGCAAAAAAAGGGGTAAAAAAAGAAGAAAAGAAGAAAGAAGTAAAGAAGAAAGATGAATATAAAAAATCATATGATTTCAAACCTCCTTTACAATTAGATAGTTATGCATACTTATCTAAAAATATGTTAAATATATTGAACTCTAAACCATTTGATGATAAAAAAAATGTAGGATTTTTAAGACGTGGAACACTAAATACAAATAATAAACAATCGTTTCTCTCTTGTATTCTATTAATATATAGTTTAAATTTCAAAGAGGATGAAAATCATTTCAGTACTACGTTTTCTAATGACAGTAAAATGATAAAATACTTGAGTAAAATTATTGGAGATGTAGATAATTTTGTATCAACACTAACAGGAGATTTAAAAAATCAATATTATAATCCAAAATTAAAAGTAAAATTAGATAAGTATAAGAAATCCAGTTTTTACGATAAATCCAAATCTTTTGAAAAACTTGTAAATGAATGGGAATCTTATGTAGAATATATTGAAAACAATGTCTCAGATCATACTGTTTTATGGGATTTCGTAAGTAGTCCAAACAAGAATTTATTTGAAAAGGGATGTAATATAATTATTTTGGAAGAACGTGAAAATTCAACTAGAATGATATGCCCATATAATAAACAGAAAAGTAGAAACAATCTTAGATTTGTTGAAAATCTACCATCTATTATATTATATAAAAAAGATGTGAATGATATTCCTTATTACGAACCAATTGTATATTTTTCAGATAGAGAGAGTCAATATTCTATGTATTATTATTCAAATAAAGAACCAAATTTAAAAAAATTTCTTATACAAACTAAAATAATATTCAATGATGATAAATATTGTGGAATGATTCCACCTTCAAAGTATTATGATGGTAGTTTAGTATATGAATTTTTATCAAATAATACAAAAAAAATAGAAATATTATATCAAGTGCTAGATGTGAATTTCAAAAATGTAGGATTTATAATAAAATATCAAAGCAAAACAATCTATTTACCAAACTATGCATCTGAAATAGTAGATGACGTACCTCATATAAAAATTCACGATAAAAAATTCGAAAAATTCATTATGGAATATGAAACGACTAAAGATATGCTGAATTCATTATATAATTTTAAAACCAAAAAATATGCCGGAGGTTTTTTAAAATGTAAACCTTATGCAAAGATAGTGACAAAAGATATAAACAACGAAGATACTATAACCGGTATTATGATTGATTCTGAAGATGAAAATAATGAACTATTTTTAAGAACAAACCCTCATTATTTGATCGAAGATGAATTGATAATAAAAACCAATTTAACTACTTTCACAGATACAAAAATTATAGATCCAATTGATGTAGATATAAAAGTAATGAACGAAAATTTTATTGAACCCATAAACAATAATATAAATATAAAAACATTAAATAAATTTGATAGAATAAAATATCAAGATATGTTTTATTCTCTATATAAATACTTCTTACAAAATTTAATATTGCATTCAAAGTACAAAACTGAATTCTTAGAAATAAAAGGTGTTATTGATGATGAAAACGACTATGACGATAATTTACAAACTATTCAATCAATATTACAAAAAATATCAAAGGATGTGATTAACTTTGTAGATGATTATAAAACTATAAAGTTAGAAAAATTATACACCACTCAAAATGATGATGTATTAGAGTTACCAAAATACAATTTATATAATGGTGAAAGTAATGAAATGATTTTTTATAAAAAATATGCAGACGAAATATTAAGATATTCGGATTTGAAATTATTTTATCATGTTCCGGATATTTTCTTTACTAGTTCGGTATTATCATACTCTATAAACGATGATGAAATTATGTTATTTGAATCTTTTTTAAATGAATATTATAAATATTTTGAAAATGCAAGAATAAAAAATAATGTGCTTAATTCTAGTTATGATACATCATATCCTATATATGATACACCAAATTTAATAAGTTCATTTGATTTAAATAAATCGTTACCTAAAACAGAGAAATTAATAAACATTGTGAAATAAGTATACATCTATCTAAATCGTCACATTAGAATTATCATCACTATCTGTATCCGAATTTGCACTTTCGCTATCGCTTTCGCTATCGCTTCCGCTATCACTGAAATCTCTTAAATGTCGTTGTTTTTTTATATCCAATTTATGAAATGGTATATAATTATCACGATGTATTGTTTGTTTCATTTTTGAATTTATCAAAATATCACCAATGTATACAAAATTATCTTTTATAATTACTTTTTTTCTTCCGAATAATCTATTAATTTTATAAAATGATAATAATTTTTTATTTAAAATATTTTCGTAATGACTTTGCTTGAATAAATTCAAAGTATATTTTGAAATTACATAATATTCAAAATACGGTTTGAATACTTCAATAGTTTTACTTTTTGGAAACTCAGGATCAATGTAAAATTGTATATTTAATTCATTATTTTTTCTACGGATCATTCTTTTAATTTCCATAAATAATTGATCCTTTGTTAAAGAATTCGTATAATTATTTGTTATAAAATCGTTCAATTCATTTTCATGATTAACCGTAAATTTGGTTAAATCAAAATTACAAGAATAATAATATTGGAATAAATACGGTATTTTATAATTGGATTCTTTGATCTTATAATAAATAATATATAAAGTATGTAAACAAAATTCATTATTAGTATATGGATTTTTTATACGTTTTGGTTCTGGAAAGAAATTGCAGTGATATGATAAAGACATATTTATTATATTTATAATATCACTAATACGGAAAGTATATTCTGTTAAATTCTCTATTATTTTAATTTTACAACTATCCTTCAATGAACTTAATAGATTCATACTTATGTCATATTCAATACCATATTGAATAATTTTTCTTTTCAATAATATATAATAAAACCGGAGAAATCCAAAATAAATTTTGTGAGATTTATGTAAAAATTCTAACATTGTTTTTTTAGTATCGTTACTTACTACTTCATTATCAAATATAGTACTTAAATGATCATATTTACATTTAATAGTGTCCAATGTTTCATCATTAAATTTTGTCAAGCATATTACTCTATTATTTTTACATTTTAAATGGTTATTTATAAATTTATATAATTTCATATTAATATTATATAAATAAAAAACCCTTTATATTTTCAATTTTTATTTAAATTTAAATTTTTAACTCATATGAATCATCATCATCCATCCATACTTGTGTTTTGATATTGCTAACATTATTTTCTAACGTTAAACTGTTACATACACTTTCAGACGATTTATTGATGCTTGTTTTTAATTCATCTGGTCTTTCGTCATATTCTAATTTCTTGAATTCATCAATATCTAATATTGTTTGGAAACAACCTGTTCCAAAATATCCCTCTTGTCCACACATAACATTTGCAGAGACACCACACATATTATCCAATTCACCATGTCTCGCTGCTCTGAAAAACATTTCAGGCGTCTCTTCAAATGATGCTTTAGCAATAACTCCAATATTATCATTATTAATACCATGTCTGAATATAGATACCATGGAATGGTTATAACACATTCTATCACATAATATATCTAGATGATGTGAATTAATATAAGCGCCGTCAAATTCCATTACATCTGTGAATTCATTATATAAAACTTGACGTGCCGCTTCAATTCCTAATGTGTTATACATCTCAATTACATCATTAGTGATAGTTTTTGTATTATCTATATAATCTAATGCAAGAATATCAGATAAATTACTTCCTACAGTATCTAAAACCCAGATTCCATTAATTTTTGAATCACCTTTATCGTGTGATATATTTTTGTATTGACCGGTTTCTTTAGTTACTATTCCTGGTAAGTTACGCAGCAATACTTTTTTAATTTTTTTCACTCCTCTCAAGATAACATTTTTCAATAATTCATCTTGAAATACTTTTATATAGTGAATGTCATCAGATTCGTCCAATGATTTCTTTTTCGTTTTATCATTCTTGACTTTATCTTTCATTCTTCTAACGTGAATTCTAAATATTAAATTAGAATCATTGTAATCACTGAAACAGCATGATAAATCTTTACCATACATGGTTTTTATTGTATAATGAATATCATTCATTGATATATTTTTTTCCAACATAATGTTATCATCTAGTTTCAAACGTATAATCCATCTGAAATAATTGTTTTCTCCTAGTTCATAATCATCATTACATTTTTGTAATATTTTCTCAAATTCGTTGAATTGAGTTACCAACAATTGATCTTCTGATTTTTTACATTGCAAAACATCTGGTTCGTAACATATTTCTATAGCATCTACAAGATCATACAAACATGTATTTTCAATCATTGGAATGTAATGATTTACCTTTTCCTCATTAATTTGATCTTTTTCTTTCATAAATATAGTGAGTGATGGATTCTTACAATTTGCTGATAATGATAATAATTCATCAATTCTTGGAACACCACGAGTAACATTTGACTTCGATGATACACCAGCAAAATGAAATGTATTCAACGTCATTTGAGTAGTAGGTTCACCAATAGATTGTGCTGCTATCATTCCAACCATTTCACCAGGAGCAACAATAGATGATTTATATCTATAGCTTATTGTTTCTAATAAATACTGTAATCCTAATTTATTAAACCCCTTTTTAAATAAATGATCAGGAGATAAATGAAAGAAATACATCATTCTAAATAAAGAATTTGGTTTTACATAATAACTTTCAAGATTTTTAAAATTCACTTCCACCATATGCAAACATTCTAATGGACTTATATCAATACACGATTTTTTATCCTTTTTATGAAGTTTTAATTTGTTTTGAATATTATTTATTATTTTATTAAAGTTTACTGGTAAGTAAACATTTTCGTTATTTGTTCTTTTATTCACGAAATCTACTATTGTATCTCTTATTTCAATCATGAATTTTATATATTTCATTATTCTGGAAATAAATTCTTTATTTTCATTTTTCATTTTGGTTTGAGTTTTATCATTGAAATTGTACTTACTCTCTTTGTCATCAATTGCTGATATATTAAAATGTTTATATATATCTTCATCAGACATAAATACTAATGGATTTTGCAAGCATTCTATCTTCGTTGTATCGATACTATCATCACCATATGAAAATTGCACTATTTTACCCTTGTTATTTCTCACAGTCATATCATATTCAATCTTGATATCTTCCATACCCTTAATAAGTTTTCGTTGTATATAACCTGTTTGTGACGTTTTAACTGCTGTATCAATAAGACCCGTTCTGCCACCCATAGCATGAAAGAACAACTCTTCAGGTTCTAATCCATTAATATAAGAATTTTCTACAAATCCACGTGCTCTTGGTGTATCATCAAATTTAGTAAAGTGGGGTAATGTACGATAATCAAACCCATATGGAATTCGTTTTCCTTGTACATTTTGTTGACCAACACAACTAATCATTTGAGATAAATTAATTGCACTTCCTTTAGAACCCGCTGTTGCCATTGTCACGAAATGATTATCTTTTCCCAAATTCTTTTTTGCCTCCTTTGCAGTCTCATCAGTTGTTTGATTTAAAATACGATTGACAATCTGTTCAAATTCTTCATTATTAGTTTTTCCAGTATTGTTATCGAAAACACCAAATTGTATATTTTCTATTAATTTTTTTACATCTATCTTTTTGTTATTTATAATATTTCGAATACTCTCTTTTGTATTTTCATTGGAAATTAGATCTGAAATTCCAACACTATATGAAGATGTTTTCATATATTCAGTTATTATATTTTGGAAATTATCTATGAAATCACTACATGCCATACTTCCATGGTCATTGTAAATACGATGAAGGATACCATTTGATCCAGACCCCAATGCACCTTTATCTAATCTACCACCTTCATATGTTCCATTATTTATAATAATAACATCATCATTATTTTTCTTATATAACGAAAACTCGGGTAAAATTTGTGATAAAATGTCAAAACTAGTCAATTGTTCCTTGTCTAATTTTTCTATATCAACATTATTAAAATTCATCAATAAATTCATAGCATCTCTTTTGGATAATTTCACATCATTTCTTGTGAATTGATGTGCTCCTAATAAAGAATCTTGAAAAATACCCACAATACATGAATTATTTGCTGGATTGATGATTTGATGTGGAACTGCAGCAAGATTCAATAATTCAGATTCGGATTCACTATCTTGTGGCATATGTAAATTCATTTCATCACCATCAAAATCAGCATTATATGGTTTAGTATCAGCAACATTCATACGAAATGTATCACCAATTTTCATTACTTTTGCAATATGACACATCATACTCATTCTATGTAATGTAGGTTGTCTATTGAATAATACAGGATCACCATCCATAATATGTCTGTGCACAATATCACCATTTTCAAGATTTATGATGCTTTTATCTGCATATCTCAATGTGATTTGTCTATTTTTCTTTTCTAATATTTTAGCACCAGGCCACTTGTCTGGTCCATTCATTATTAATTTTCTCAAGAATTCTTTGTTATTATCATTCACTGTTACCGGTTTAGTTATATTTTTCGCTATCTTTAATGGAATACCCAATTCACGTATTGAAAGATTTGGATCCGCTGTAATAACAGAACGAGCACTAAAATCAACACGTTTTCCTTGTAAATTTCCTCTCACACGTCCTTGCTTACCATTTAATCTATCTTTAATTGATTTGAGAGGTCTTCCAGAACGTTGACATACTTGTCCAACACCAGGTAATTTGTTATCTACTAACGTAGCAATATAATATTGTAATACTGTTTGCCAATCATTAATAACAACATCACTAATTTCCTTATTATTTTGTTTTTGACTACTTAATTTGTCTTTTAAAGTTTTATTAGTTTTAACAATATTACATAAAATATGAGTTACATCATCTTCACTTCTTTGTTGAGCATCATGTTTGATAGATGGTCTCATTGAAGGTGGAGGGACTGCTAAAACTTGACATATCATCCATTCGGGACGAGACCAAATTTTACTAAATCCCATGAATTCAATATCATCATCACTTATTCTCTTGAATATTTTTAAAATTACTTCAGGACTTAATTTCACGCTTGAATTAGATACTTCGTCTTTATTTTGAACATCTTTAAAATCCGCATAAAGTGTTGCTAATCCTTCCTTTCTTATTTTATAAGGTTGTTTACATCCACATCCATCTAATGTTTCTTGACCACAACGTGTTACGTTTGATGCTTTTGCATAAACGAAACTCCATCGTTCTTCTGGTAACATACTAACGACTTCTTTATAATTTTCTTTACTTATCTTTAATTTACTACATTTGAAACAGATGCATTTTATAATTTTAATGATGGTAGGTAAATATTGAATATAAAACACTGGTTTTGCCAATTCCATATGTCCAAAGTATCCTGGAGTATCCATATAATTATTTCCATCTGTAGGGCAAATGAAACCTGAATCTAAAATACCCATACGAGGATCAAATAATCCACCAATTTTTGGTTTATTGTTATCATATGTATCACGTGATACAACTTCAACTACAGAAGAATCTCTTATTTGTTCTGGTGACAAAATGCTGAATTGAATTCCAATAATTTTTGAAGGATGATATTGTGTATATATATTTGACATCTCTTACTATATTATATTAATAATATTTAGATTATTTCAATTTTATATTAAATTAATTTTTCTACTAACGAAATTTTAAAAAAATTGATTTGGATTTAAAGAATTTTTCTAGATATACAATATGCCAAAATCTTCTGACAAAATGGATGATAAGAAAAACGACAGAAAATACAGAAAAAAAAGGGAAATGTCAAGTGATGATGAATCCGATCATTATGAAGATGATAAAATGGACAAAAAGGAATTTAAAAAATTTCTAAATAAACTATTTCCTTCAAAGTATCTTAATGAAGAAATTAAAAAAGATAAAAATAGTAAAAAGAATAAAAGAAGTAAAAGTGACAGCGAAACCGAAAGTGAAAGTAGTGAAGAGGATAAAGGAAAGGGACTTATTGTTCGAGGAAAAAAATATAAGGGCGAAAAACTACCTAAAAATATGAAAAATATTAATTTAGTCTTTACAATTGATCCTAAAAAGAAAAATGTGACAGAATATTATGATGAAGATGAAGATGAAGATGATGATTATGATGACGATCATGATGATGATGATGAATCATACGAAGACGACTCAGATTCTGAAGAAGATTCTGATGAAGAATCTGAATATGAAGGTGAAGATGATGATGAAGATGACGATGATGAAGATGACGATGATGATGAAGATGATGAAGATGAAGATTCCGATAAAACTTCTGATAACGAAGATAAAGCAAAAAATCAAAAATTAAAAGAAGAATTAGAACAAAAGAAAACAAATTTATTAAATGACGAAATTATGAACGAAAAGAAACACTTAACTGAATTAGAAAATTTGTACAAAGAAAACAAAAGTAGTGTTATCAAGAAGGCAATTAAAGTTTGTAAAGAAGAACTGAAAACTAAGGAAAAGAAAGTAAATAAAAAAATTAAAAAAATGCAAGATAAAAATACAAAAAATTTCAGAAAGCATTTACGAAATAAAAATAAATTGAACGATCATATTTATTTTCAGAAATTACCGATAGATCACCAAAGAAAATTATTAAATGAAGTGAAAGAAATCAATAATCTTGTTGAAGATGAAAAACCGTATCGCATATCTTTATTAGAATCAGATATACCTGCGCATTTCAAAGCATGTGCATTCAAAAAAATTAATTCTCTACGTCATATGGAACCTGGTGGAGGAGAATATTACAAAATGAAAAACTGGATTGATACATTTATGAAAATTCCTTTTAATAAATATAAACATCTTCCTGTAACAAGAGAAGACGGAGTAGAAAAATGCCATGATTTCATGGAGAATGCTAAAAACATCCTAGATTCTGCTGTTTATGGACTTAATGATGCAAAGATGCAAATTATGCAACTATTAGGTCAACTTCTTACAAATCCAACTGCAACTGGTACCACAATTGCTATTCAAGGACCAATGGGAACAGGAAAAACAACTATGGTAAAAGAAGGAATTAGTAAAATACTTCAACGTGATTTTGCATTTATTGCTCTTGGAGGTGCTACTGATAGTAGTTATTTAGAAGGTCATAGTTACACTTATGAAGGAAGTACATGGGGACAAATTGTAAATATCTTGGTAAAAAGTCAATCTATGAATCCAGTTATATATTTTGATGAATTGGATAAAGTGAGTGACACACCTAAAGGTGAAGAAATCATTGGAATATTGACTCACTTGACAGATACATCTCAAAATAGTCAGTTTAATGATAAATACTTTTCTGAAATCGATTTTGACTTGAGTAAATGTTTATTCATATTCAGTTATAATGATATTACAAAAATAAACCCTATTTTGAGAGATAGAATGTATACTATTCAAACGAAAGGTTATGACCAAAAAGAGAAAAACATAATTTCAAGAAATCATATATTACCGTTTATTAGAGAACAAGTTAAATTTAAAGAGGAAGATATTATTATAAGTGATGAAGTTATTAAATATATAATAGAAAATCATACAGGTACTGAAGAAGGAATGCGTAATTTGAAAAGGTGTCTTGAAATAATTTATTCAAAACTAAATTTGTATAGATTGATGAAACCTGATACAAATTTATTTGAGAAAGATATGTCAATTAAAGTACAATTTCCTTTTGAAGTTACTAAAGAAATAGTAGATAAATTAATAAAGAAAAAAGAAAATAGCGTATCAATGAATATGATGTATATGTAAATAATATCATATATGCAATAATTATGCATAAAATTGAAAACAAATAATAATTTTTTATTTATAATAAATGATAAATTCTAGAGAAGTTTCACAAGAAACACTAATAAGAAATCAATCTTTAAGAATGGAAATTTATTTATATTTATTCATTTTTCATTTTACGCAATTGGAATTGCAGACTTTGTATAAATTACCATTCATCAAACAATTTTAAATTATAGTATTTTTGTCTCTTTTTTAAATATTATTAATTATTATGAAATTAGTAATTCTTTTAACTTCATGTGTAAGAAGTACTTTAGAAGATGCAGAATTAAAGATGTCTTATTATTTAAGAGCAATAGATAGTTGGTTAAATAAAACATCATTACCCATTTATATTGTGGAGAGTAGCGGTTATAATTTTCCTGAATTCGATAATACGAGACTAAAAGTATGTACATTTGATTTGCAAAATGAACAATCATCGTCTCAATATGAAGCAAAATCGATATTATACGCAATGAACCATTTTCGAGAAGAATTCAAAGAATATACCCATGTAATAAAAATAACGGCGAGATATTTTGTAGATTGTGAAGATATATTTTTACAAATGCAAGATGAAGACTGTGATATTATTTTACAATCTCAAGTTAATCATAATATAAAATGGAACAATAGTGAATTATTTGGTTTTCGTATTGGATTAGAAAAAAGTATTCTGGAACCTATATTACAAAAGGGTTTTATGGAACATACAATTTACGAATTTGCTTCAACACATTCTCATATTCGATTTCCACCTATTGAAAATATTTACAAGGTGAAAAGAGGAGGTGATGGATTAATTGTTAATCCGTTGTAAAAATTAATATCTAAAAACAATTTATCAAGTTATGAAAGATCCTAGAGAAGATTTTGAATGAATTACCATTTATCAAACCATTTTAAATCAGTTTGTATTGTTTTCATATCATATATTCCAATATAACTATTTGTATCGAGTGTGCTATGTGGTATTAATACCCTATCTTTTTCTATTATTAAACATGTACAAAATTCTACTTTTTTATTGTCGAATTTAAAGCATTCAGAATACTTTTTTAAATTCATGATTTCATCAAATACAACAAAATAATGTTGATAATTATGATATGATATTTTATTATTGGTATACATTTGTTTTATGTGAACAATAAACCAAATTTCATTATTATACTTTACACCACATGTGCTTCCTCTTGTTTCTTTAAAAATTTCTGGCACATCAAAAATATATTTATTTAAACTTAATACATTTGAATTATAATCTATGTTTCCTATAGTCAATGGAAACCAATTATATATCATTTTAAGTTCCTCTTCAAATTCAAAATATGCCCAATTTTTTTCATGTATACTATCATATATAAAATCAGTAGTTGTATAATTGAATGTACTTTTTATATCAAATATGTCTTTTGTCTTTATACAACAATTCATACATCTATTTATATCTGTATTATAATTTGATAACGAAAAATGATGATAATCATTAAATTTATAAACACGTATATCTTCAATTCCTGATTTATCAAGAAATACTTCGTCATAATTATTATTGAATACAAATATTTCTGAATCAAAATTTGAATTTACATATTTAATGTCTCCAATATCAATGTATAGATTAAATTTAATTTCCAAATTCGACATAACATTCATATCTGTAAATTCAAATTTATTCAAATCAAATTCTGTATATTGTAAATTAAATTCTGGTTCAATATAACTTTCGGAATTATCTTGTAATAAAAAATACGAACTTTTGGATAATAACTTCATACTTTTATTTTTAGATCCATCTTCAAAATAAGAATAATTTATCCATTTCATTACAACAAAATAATTATTTTTATCATATTTTATTAAAAATGGTGTACTAGTATAAAAATCATTTTCAAATCTAGATAAACATATTCTGTTTTTATATTTTAATTTAGGATAATAATAAACATCCTTTACGTACCATAAATATGAATAATGTGGAAGTTTTTCTAACTTTTGATTGTTTCTATAATGTTTATATGATTGTAATATGTTTTTATTATTATAGGTAATAAAGTTAGCATGAAAAACTAAATCAAAATTATTTATATCTTTCTCATAAAAAAATAAATTCATCATATGAGGTCCAGATATACTTAAAGTAGTATCATAATAATGATTGTTTTTCACATTGTTTACTACTTTATTAATACATTGTAATAAAATTGGATTTTTGGGATAACAAACTAATAATGCTTGATAAATTCCTAGTATTTTATCCCAAATACAATCTTTTACAAAATATTCTTTATCTGTCAATTGAATAAGTTTAAAATTTTTCACACATTCAAATTTTATATCCAAATATATACCACCATACTTATACAATATACAATATCTCCATAAATCCGCCTTATATGCACCTGGTTTTAATTTATCATATACATATAAAACGTTTTCATCAAAATTTGTTTTTATAAAATCACGACACATTAAATCATCATACAAATAATACTTGAATTCTGGATTGTCAGTTTTTAACTTTTCAACACATTCCATCATATCAGTGGGTAAATCCAACGTGGACCATGTTTGAAATAAAAATAAGGGTATTCTACTAGTAATTTTATTATTGTCTTTACTTATATGTGACTTAGATATATTTTTATTTCTTAAATTAAATAATTTATATTCACGCATATATCTAATATATTATGTCAATATTAAATATATTATGTCAATATTAAATATATTAATTATTTACTTACTAGATATGAAAAAAATACCTATTATGGTTAGTAATACACCATATAATTGTATATAAGTATATTTCTCTCTGTACAAAAACATACCTATTACAACTAATATTATAGTTGATAATGATTTCATAATTGTTCCTGATACTGATGAGATATTACTTTGATTCATTAACATAACTGTTGAAAATACAGTCAAAAATGAAATTAATACCATACTTATCAATTGTACACAGTTCATATTCTTACAATTATCTACTATAGAAGTAAATTTGACTTCCTTTGTGTTTAAATAATAAAAATACAAAACAATAAAAATACATATGAAAATTGTATTCAATAATAAATAACTATATGTATCAATACTTTCCATCACATTTTTTCTAAATATTGGACGCAACGATTTTAATAACGTTATTCCTAATAAGTCATACATACAATTATATAAGAAAAGAAATTTATAAAATATAACAATCTCAATAACTAATTGTATTAAATATTGTTTAAAAGTATATTGCTATTGTGTATTATGGTTGATATCAATAATGTTGATATTTGTTGTGGTCTAAATTGGGGTGATGAAGCAAAAGGAAAAATCGTTTCAGAACTTTTAAAACAATATAAATATGATTGGGTTTGTCGTTGGAATGGAGGTAGCAACGCAGGACATACTATATACATCAATGGTAAAAAGTACGCAACACATATTGTCCCCGCAGGAGTGTTTTATAATATCCCATGTTTTATTGGTCCCGATTGTTATATTAATTATGAAGCATTACAATCAGAAATGGAATATTTGAAAAACAATGGTTTCGATATATCAAAAATATATATTTCGAAGAAAGCACATGTAGTAACAACAGATCATATAGATGAAGACTGTAATTTATATAAAAAACAACAAGGGTCAACCGGTATGGGAATAGCACCATGTGCCAAAGATAAATATGCAAGACGAGGTCGTCGTATAGAAGATGACGAAAATTTCCCATATAAAGATAATATATGGACAAGTGATGAAATTCCTTTAAAGGGTAATATTTTATGTGAAGGTTCACAAGGATTTTGGTTGGACATTAATTATGGAAGTTATCCTTATGTAACGTCAACAAGTACATTACCATATGGAGCATGTTCATTAGGATTTCCTCCTTGTAAGATTAGAAATATATATGGTGCTACCAAAGTATATGATACTCGTGTTGGTGTCGATCCTTATTTTTCTCATAAAGACTCATCAAAATATTCTGGAATATTCGAAGAAATTGCTGACGTGGCAGAAGAATATGGAACTACAACAAAACGAAAACGAAAAATAGAGTGGTTAAATATAGATAAATTAATTTTTGCAATCAATACATCGGGTTCTAATATAATAATTTTCTCTAAAATAGATATATTAGATAAGATGAATAAATATGCATATATTTATAATAATGTATATGTTGAGATCTACGATAGAAATGAATTCCTATTGAATATAAATTACATAATCAATGAAAAATGTCATCATGTGGAAAAAATTATTCATTCAGATAATCCTATTTCTATAAATGGAATTTAATTTATAACATTTCTTTAATTTTCTCTTTCTGTTCATCATTTAGATTTTCGGGAAACTTGATATTGAATTTTATTATCAATTGTCCTTTCTTTATACCTAGATTATTCAAACGAATTTCATGACCAGGATTTATAATTTTATTAAAATTGTTTAATGTATACTCTGTACCATTCAAATGCTTCATAACAAAAGAAAATCCACACAACGCTTCTTTCAAAGAAATCTCATGATGGTAATATAAGTTACTATCCTTATATTCAAATTTCTCGTTTTGGTCTATTTCGAACTTTATAGAATAATCAATCTTGTTTTTATTGAGTGAAATTTCAGTTCTTCCTGGTTGTATATATACGTCTTCAAAATCCAATTTATTATCAACTTCTTTCAAATAAAATCCTTCAAATAATTGTTGAATAGATATATTATAAATCAATACCATTCTCTCTGGTTCTACAATTTCTTCTATTATGTTATCACAATCATCTAATAACTCAACTACATTTTGTTTTCTACGTGGTATTGCAAATTCATCATAATTCATAAAATTCTTCGTTAATTCTTCATCAAATTTTTTCAATTCTGATTCTATATCAATACCCATCATTCCTCCAAACATTTTCAACATTCCATCATATTTTTTCATATTAGATTTTATACTTTCTGCATCAATAGAAATATTAGGTATATTTACACCCACTGAAATATTATTTTGTTCAAAATCTTCATAGGCACGCATCATAGTTTCTAACATTTTATTATCGTCACAATCCAGAGTCTTTCTTCTAAACATTTTTTTCATATCATCCTCGGATATATTCGGATTCACTCCCAATAAACCATAAATATTCATATATATAAAAATAGAGAGAATACTTAAATATTTATTACAATAATAAATATTTATGAATAATTTATTAATAAATAAATATAAACCAAAAAATATAAATGAAATGATATTAGAGAAAAATTTTATAAATTTTATGCACAAACTTATAACAACAGAAACCATGAATTTAATAATTGTAGGAAACAGTTCCTCTGGAAAAACTACTCTTATTAAGTTGATAATTGAAGAATATTATAAAGAAAATAATTATGAAGGCAATGTATTATATATTCATGGTACAAAAGACCAAGGTATTCAATACTATAGAAATGAATTGCAAATATTTTGCAAAACATGCTCTACTATAAGAAAGAAAAAGAAAATGATAATAATGGACGATTTTGATTTAATAAATGATCAGAGTCAACAAGTTTTTCGTAATGTTATGGATAATTACAGTAATAGTGTTTTATTTATAATGACTTGTATAAATCCTCACAAAATAATTAATAGCATTCAATCTAGACAACTTATATTAACGATACCTATATCAAATCTAGAACAATTAGTTTCTAAATGTAAATTCATTATTCATGAAGAAAATATTAAAATAGACGAAAATGTATTGAAACACATAATTCATATATCAAATTATTCTATTATTCGTATAATTAATTATTTACAAAAAATAAAACTTATTGATGAAGAGATAACAATGAGTAATATTTCCAATATTGTCACACATATAAACTTTGATGAATTTAATAATTATTTTAAATTAATACAACAGAGAGATTTTTATACTGCCATATCCATTTTAAATAATTTAATTAAAAATGGATATTCTGTTATTGATATATTAGACTCTATTTACTTATATTTAAAACAATCTGTGAATAGCAATTTGTCTGAAAAAAGTAAATATCTAATCATAAAAACAATTAGCAAATATATAACAATTTTTTATAACATTCATGAAGATGATATTGAACTTGTATTTTTCACTAGTAATGTTTTTACTATTTTACAATAGATAAAATAAAATATAGGTTTATAATATGAACAAGTGTGATAAATCTATGTCATATGAAGAATGTGAATTAGCAATATTACGTACTGCAGTAGATAAAGCAGAAGATATTAAGGGATATATTGCTGCAAGTTCGCGTGAAATAAAAGAAATTATAAGTATTGTAGAAGAATTTATAATAACAAAAGAATTGATCGCGTATGGAGGTACAGCGATTAACAATATTTTACCACCTCATGCACAATTCTATGATACTAAAAAGGAAATTCCTGATTATGATTTCTATTCAACAAATGCTTTAGAAGATTCTATAGAATTAGCAAATATTTATCATGAAAAAGGCTATGAAGAAATTGAAGCAAAGGCAGGTGTACATCACGGTACATATAAAGTATATGTTAATTTTATACCTATTGCTGATATAACGTGTATGAATAAATTATTGTTTAATAGATTGAAAGAAGAATCAATAAAAATAGATGATATACATTATTTGCCTCCAAATATGTTACGTATGGGTATGTATCTTGAGTTATCAAGACCTGCTGGTGATATATCTAGATGGGAAAAAATATTAAAACGTCTTACATTGTTAAATAAACATTATCCTATTGAAGTTTGTGATAATATGAATTATTCATCATTCATGAGAAAATTTGAAAATAAGAAAGTTGATCAAGAACATTTACATAATATTATAAAAAAATTCTTAGCATATCAAAATGTGATATTTTTTGGAGGATATGCAAGTATTATATACTCAAAATTCATGCCACCAAATATTCAAAAAAAATTACATAAAACTCCTGATTTCGATGTTTTATCAAATTATGCTAATAAATGTGCTTTATTATTGAAAGAGCATTTAGAACAAAAAGGGTTTGATAATATTACAATAATATCACATACAAATGTAGGAGAAATTATACCAGAACATTTTCAAGTTAAAATTAACAATGATACTATTTGTTTTATTTATAAAACAGAAGCATGTTATAATTATAATACTATTACCGTTCATGGTATGAAACTTAAAATTGCAACTATTGATACTATGTTAAGTTTGTATTTAGCATTTATATATGCTAGTAGAGAATATTATGATTCGAATCGTATCATTTGTATGGCACATTTTTTATTTCAGGTACAAAAACATAATAGGTTGGCACAAAAAGGAGTTTTACGTAGATTTTCTATAAAATGTTATGGAAAACAACCTACTTTAGAATCTATGAGGAAAGAGAAAAGTGATATGTTCGAAAAATTAAAAAAAGATAAGAATTCTGATGAATATAAAAGTTGGTTTCTAAATTATAAACCTGGTGAAGAGATAAGGAAAAAAGAAAGGCAAACAAGAAAAAATAGAATAAAAGTTAAGAAAACACGAAAGCAACCTCCCAAAAAGAAAACCCTAAAAGATATATTGAAAAAATATCTGAAGAAATAATTTATATACTTTTTATTTCATTTCTTTCTATAATAGAATAAATTCATGAATATCCATAGTAATATGTATGTTTTAAAATGTAACTTTATTTCATCATTTAATATTATATATAATGTTATAAACCATCCAAACATTTTTCTATAATAATGAAAATATTTTATAGTGAAATATATACAAATAAATTCTAAAAATACTAGAATAACTTTTTGTTTAGATGTTAATTCTGTTTCCATTTTATGATATAAATATTTCATAAAATAGATTCAATTTTTTTCAATACGATGAGTATATTGCAAAACAAAACACAAAATTATTTTAAACCAAAAAGATGGTAAATACTTTGATTTAATATTCATTACTTTATATATATATTTAAATGAATATGTCATTACAAAATAATCAAATAATAATGATATTGGTTTCATTATATAATAAAAAAGAAAATTTAAAATCCTGAAAATGAAAAATATTTTATCTTATTCTAAAAATCACTTAGGATAAATTAATACATTAATTCGTTAAATTATAAATTTGTACTTAAAGAAACTAAAATTCACAGGAAATTTCAAATCCCGTTTTTCCATTTTTTTTATCTGCTAATGCATATTCAGAGACGCGTTTTTCAAAAAAATTTGTTTTTGATTCTACCGAAATTAATTCCATAAATGTAAAAGGGTTGCTTGTTTGATATATTTTATTACAACCTAATTGTGTTACCAATCTATCTGCGATGTATTCAATATACTGACCCATAAGTGTTGAATTCATACCTATCAATTTACATGGTAGAGCATCTATAATAAAATTCTTCTCTATTTCAACTGCTTCAGTGACTATTTTATGAATTGTTTCTTCTGATAGTTTGTTGTTTAATTTTTTATATATCATAACAGCAAATTCTGTATGTAATGCTTCATCACGTGATATCAATTCATTTGAAAAAGTCAATCCAGGCATTAATCCTCTTTTCTTCAACCAAAATATACTACAGAAGGCACCAGAAAAAAATATACCTTCTACGCATGCAAATGCAACTAATCTTGTAGCGAAATTATCGTTTTCATTTTTAATCCAATTCTGTGCCCAAACACCTTTTTGTTTTATGCAATCGAAATTCTCCAAAGCAGTAAATAATTTATTTTTTTCTTCTTTGTTTTTTATATATGTCTCTATCAAAACACTATACATTTGTGAATGAATATTTTCCATAGCAATTTGAAACCCATAGAATGCACGTGCTTCTGAATTTTTGATATCTGTCATGAAACGAACACCCAAATTTTCTATTACAATACCATCTGATGCTGCAAAGAATGCTAAAATTATGGATATAAAATGTTTTTCATTATCATTTAAGGTATTCCAATGTGTAATATCTTTTGACAAATCAACTTCTTCTGCACGCCAAAAACAATCCACTTGTTTTTTATACATTTCCCATATGTCTTTATGTTCTATTGGAAACATTACAAAGCGATTATCATCTTCCACTAGCAAAGGTTCATTCAAAGATGATTCCATCTTAATATATTATATTACAAGGATTTTAAATAGTTTCATAAAATTTATTTACATTTCAATTATTTGTAAATCATCTTAAAAATATAATCTTATAAGGTTTAAAAATAATTTATCAAATATAAATTATATATTAAAATCACTTAAATAATTATCAGTGAAAATACATAATGAGGTGGATATATCTAATATTACCATTATGTAATGCTTATTTTAGTGTGTGTATTTTACATAATACTCGTAATCATATTATCAAAAATATACATTTTCCAGATATTCAAAATTCAATAATCTATAATAAAAAAGATTTGAAGTTAAGTTTATACAAAAAAAATTATATATATTGTAAAAAATCATTTATTAAAATAAATAAAATCAGAAACTTAATATCATTTATAATGCTATTATTATTTTTTAAATTTAAAAGCAATTCATTAGTAATTTTAGGAATCTTAAATTATTTTCTAAGTGAAGAATTTAAAAAACTATTTAATTATAATTTTTATGTACAATTATAAATTTCTGGACAAAATATATAGATTACCTTATTTATATGAACAGACAAGACTCTAAACCATTCCTCAAAAGAGGGGAAGGAATTCTTGCATCTAGTTACAACAAAAAAAAAGATTTTTCACACACAAGAAAAGAAAAATTTCAAAGAAATCAAACACAAAATGAAATTTATCATCATCAATATAATGAAAATCAAAATAAATATATAGAACAGATAAAAAATAAATGAATATTTTCATTATCAATACTAATAATTATTAATGCTAGCTAAGATTATTAATAGATAATTCCATGAAAAGTCTACCAAACAACCATGTCGAAGTCAATGGAATACCAATCTCTAAACAAGATGTTTAGAACTATACTTCATCTTGAATTTCAAGTTGATACATATCAATATTCATTTAAAACAAAATTGATTTAATTTTATAAATATCACAAATTCACAAATAAAATGGACGTTATATTAAAACTACCAGAAGATATTCAAAGATATATATATGAATTTGACCCAACATATAAAATTAAATATTCATATTGTATGGTATCTATTAACATGATGTCAAATCAATTATTATATTATAAGTATATGACTATTTGTAAAATAAAAAAATATAAACCTTTATATGATATTTATCTTTATATGGCAGAGCGGACTCAAAAAAATTCTTTTGAAAATCGTAGAAACAATGTACATATAATAAAAGAATTAAATCATTTTAAGAGTGATAATCCTAGACTATGGGGTGATATCATACAACATAATAATGATATTATAAAAAGAAAAAATTATAAATTATTCTTTTACTAAATTAATCATTCATAAATCTCTATATTAGTCGCTTCATTATTTATTTCATTTCTGGATTCATTTACAGGTATTGCAACAACCCTTTCAACCTCTTGAAAATTTCTTAATGTTTCAAGTGTATTTCTTTCAAAATTATCTTGTCTTAATTCAATATTATCTAAATCTTCTTCTAATGCTTGAATATGTACGTCTTGATTATCTACGCAAAATGAGTTTTACATACATACCCAATATTAATATACGCAATCATAAAGACACCAATTATTTATAACATAGATTTCATTAATTGTATTTCCTTTTCTTGTGTATCAATGATTTCTTTTGCTAATTTTTTTACTTTGGGATTACTTGTTTTATTATATATTTTATGAGATGTTGTTAATGCGGTAGAATGATGACTAATCATTCTTCTTAACCATTGTTTATCATCAACTAATAATTGTTGTCGTAATAATAGTATTGATACACCAATAGATAAAATAATTCCAACAGAGAAAACTAAGATATTAAAATCCCCCATTGATAAATAATGAACAATCTCGTGTGCCCATATCATATTTGAAGCCATTAATAAACCACCATAAAATAGTGTTTGTGATATATATAAGTCTGAAAATCTATATGCTAATATGTTCATAGGATTGAATAGCATACCAATAATCACCATTACGATAAACATAATAATTTGTCTTTTCATTTATATATATATAATACTAAGATAAAAATAGGCGTTTTAAATGTTCAAATGTGTAATACATAAAATAAATGTTTTATATCAATATAAAGATAAAAATACATATTTTATAAATGTCTGAATTTCAGTCATCAATTACTTATGAACAATTAATAAAGCATCTTGAGAGTAATAATTTTGACGAATTAAATAAAATTATTGAATCCTCTAAATTAAACTGCGAACCTTATATAATAAAAATTATTCCAGAACTTCTAACAAAATTTACCGATACTAAAACATGTACTCAAGCATTAGAAACTGGAAACATTATCATCAAAAAAATGAATATTTTCTCTATTAAAATTTACATGAATATATTGTACGAACAATTGTTGTCTATGAAATGGCAAGTTAAGAAAGGTGCACTTATTCTATTGGGTCTCTTTGCTAATCATCAAAAAGAAGTTGTTCAATATTTTTTACCTGACATGATTCTAAAATTAATTGATATGGCGAGTGATATTAAACAAGATGTCAAAATTCAGACTCGTAATTGTTTTCAAGAATTATGCTCTGTTATTGATAACGTTGATATTATTAAAATTATACCTAATGTTATTGATGCATATATGGAACCTGTAAAACATACAGAAAATGCACTTGATACATTGGTTGCAACTAGTTTTATTAACGAGGTTGATATGCAAACATTAGGATTATTAATTCCTGTATTAACTAAAGGTATGCGTGAAAAAAAAGTAGCATCAAAACGTCGTGCTGCTCTAGTTATTGGAAATATGTGCAAACTAGTTAACGATCCAAGAACTGCATCATATTTCTATCCTATTTTGAAACCTATTCTTGAAAGAGGTATTGATGAAATTGCTGTGGAAGAGGTTCGCAAAGTCTGCCAACACTCTCTTGATACATTGCAACGGGTGAGTAGCGAAGCCGCCGAAATAAGTGAAAACGTAATGAAACAACAAGAATTATTTGATTGTGTCAAAAATCATTGCATACCTAAAAATTTAAATGTTGAAGATATTATTCTAACACATATTTCAAAATGTTGTGAAGGTCTTGTTTTATCTAACAATCGTAAACATGAAGATTGGAGTCAATGTATTACTCCATATTTAAATGGATCTGACGATTCTATAAACACAATTGTTGAAGAAGTACATAAAGAAGGTATTGCTAATTTAACACCTGATAAAGTAGATCCTGAAGATGAAGAAGAAGATTTATGTAATGCACAATTTTCACTTGCATATGGTACACGTGTACTTCTTCATCAAACTCCATTTCGTGTTAAAATTGGTCGTAAGTATGGTTTAGTTGGTCCTAACGGAGCGGGTAAATCTACACTGATGAAGTCTATTGCTGGTGGCAATTTACAAGGATTTCCTACTCATCTTATTACTGTTTATGTAGAATGTGAAATTATTGGTGAAAAAGCAGACATGTCTGTATTAGAATATATTATGTCTGATGAAAAAGTAAAACAATGTGATTCTAGTGAAGAAAGCGTAAAGGAAATGCTAACATCTATGGGATTTGGTGTTTCTAGAACTGCTGCCGCTATGGATGCTGGTGTTAGTACTCTTTCTGGAGGTTGGAGAATGAAACTTGCATTATCACGTGCTATGTTGTTAAATCCAGATATGTTGTTATTAGATGAACCTACCAATCATTTAGATCAATTTGCTGTTAAATGGTTAACTGAATATATTCAAAATTTAAAAACTTGTACTTGTTTGATTGTTTCTCACGACACCAAATTTTTAGATAATGTTTGTACAAATATTATTCATTATGAAAATCTTAAACTCAAATCTTATAGAGGTAATTTATCAGAGTTTGTGAAACAAAAACCAGAAGCAAAAGCATATTACGAGTTATCTAGTGATATTGTTGCATTTAACTTTCCTGAACCTGGACCATTAGAAGGTGTAAAATCACTAACTAAAGCAGTACTTAAGACAAAAGATATTTACTTTCAGTATCCAACGGCACCACACCCTCAATTAATTAACGTTTCAATTCAATGTTCGTTAGCATCACGTGTTGCAGTGGTAGGTGTAAATGGTGCTGGTAAATCTACATTAGTTAAACTGATGGTAGGTGAATTAGAAGCAGACCAAGGTACTGTTGAAAGACATCCAAATTTACGTGTTGCATATGTTGCACAACATGCATTCGCACATATTGAAGATCATTTAGACAAGACACCTATTGAATATATTATGTGGCGTTATCGTGGTGGAATAGATAAAGAATCAGTACAAAAGGATTCTATTATTATGACTAAAGAAGAGATGGATGCCATTCGTGCAAAGGCAAAAGAAGAAAAAACAGGTATTATTGAAGAATTAAAAGCACGAAGAACTGGAAAACGTGAACATGAATATGAAGTCGTATGGGAAGGTGATGGTCGCGAAGATAGTTGGCACACACGTACTGAAATACTTCAAATGGGATATAAAAAATTATTAGAAGAAAAAGATCAACAAATTGCCTCTGAATCAATGTTAGGACAAAGAAAATTAACTACTGGAGAAATCCAGAAACATTTAGATTGTTTTGGATTAGAACCTGCATTCGCAGAACACACAAGAATGGGAGCACTCTCTGGTGGACAAAAAGTGAAGGTTGTTTTGGGAGCAGGATTATGGAATTTACCTCATATTGTAATTCTGGATGAACCTACTAACTTTTTAGATCGCGACTCTTTAGGTGCACTCGCTTTAGCAATTAAAGAATTTAAGGGTGGATTATTTATGATTTCACATAATGCCGAATTTTATGAAGCATTGTGTCCAGAAAAATGGATTTTAGAATCTGGTAGACTCACTGTTATGGGTGCTGAATGGATGGAAGAAGTCGAAAAGGCACGTAAAAAGGCGGAAAAACTGGCTGCAAAACAATTAAATTTTAATCAAGAAGAAGAAAAAAAGGATGCATTAGGAAATACCATCGCCAAAGAACCCGAGGAACAAAAGGAATTGAATCGTGCAGATAAGAAACGATTACAAAAACTAAGAAAAGAAATGGTAAAACGTGGAGAAGATACATATGATATTGATATACAATTAGGATTAGAATAATTTAAAAATTGAAATGATTTATATTTATAAATATATACATAAATCATGTTATCTATTATTGTTGTCTTAATACTGTTATCACTTGGTCACGGATTTTATTTAAATATGAGGTCAAATAATTTTCCAAAAAAAGTGAAGTCTACCGAATATGATTATGAAATACCAAAATGGGCGAAACAAAGATTTAAAAAAAATGTAATCCCAAAATTTAGTCAATACAGAAAACAAATAAAAAAAACAAAACCTGATAATTATATTTCAGAAGAAGAAGCACATTATAATGCAATTAAAGTATGTAAGTTACCTTTTGGGTTAGTTCAAAAGTAATTTCAACATAAGCAAATTATATGAATATTACATAAAATAATTTGAACTACATAATATGATTATATATAATATGAGTAATAAATTTGAAACCATGATTCATAAAGAAAAAAATTGCATTTGTGAAATATGTTACGATAAAAAAATATATGAAATGAAGAAAAACATTAAAACAAATACTTTAGAAAACAATAACGATTTAAATTCCAAAAATAATTCTCCTAAAAAAGGTTGCATTCATTCTATTTTTAATTACAATTAAATAATTTATTTCTTTTTCTTAATAATTTATAACAATGTCTTTAGGATACGCATCAATTGATTTTAATGAAACAAATACAAATAAAAATAAAAGTATAAATTCAGATAAGATATCATCACTGTTGTCAGCGATTCATGATAATATGAATGATAATAATTTAGAAAATTTTGAACCATTAGAACCTTCTACTTCCGTTGGTGTTGAAAATACGTTGATTAAAGAAGGATTTTCTTCTCAAAATGAATCAGAACCAGAATATTCAAAAGTTTACCAAGAATCTATAAATAATATGAATCAATATAATGGTGAAATGATGAATATTGTATATCCTACATTTTCACAACCAACGGAACAAAATAATTCATCTTTAGAAGAAAAACTAAATAGAGTTTTAGCATTATTAGAAGAACAACAAATTCAAAAAACTCAAAATGTAACCGAAGAAATTATTCTATATTCTTTCTTCGGTATTTTTATTATTTATTTAGTAGATTCTTTCAAAAGAATCGGTAAATATACGAGATAAATATTTTGTGTTGAAGTACAAAATATTTAAAACCATTATTTAATAATATATATGGATTTGAAAATCAATGATAAAAGGAATTCAAAAGATTTCACAAGCATCACATTTTCAGGTTTTAAGAAATCTCAAGTAATACAAGAAATACTGAAATCATTACTGAATAATAATGTTGAAACAGCATGTTATTGGAGTGCGGAACTAATATGTAGTGGACATTTAATTGAATTGTGGGAACTAATTATATTATATATAGGAAAATATATCAATATAGGTAATCCAAAATTATTTTTATTTGTTGAGTCATGTATTGATCACTTTAAAAGAATATCAAGTCAATCATATTTACTCGATGAACTTGAACTTCGTAATGATGCAAGTATAAGAAATTTATTCGCAGAAATAATGTGTGTTTATTGTCATAGCAAACGAAAACATCCGTTAAGTGAATGTAAAATATCCTATTTAGAATTTAATGTAAGGAATTTAGGAGATAAATTGAAGGCACCTAATGTCGAATTTATAAAGGATATTTTCAAAGAAGGTGATCCTAAGGAAATATATTTTGCTTTAAATGAATTGTATTATAGCATATCTGTTTTAAAAGATAATGTTACAGCATGTTATTGGATTGACTGGATTATTGAATTCGATATTGAAGTAAGAAAACAAAAAACGAAAAAATTAGCATGCAAGAGAGATTACATTCCTGTTAATGAAAAAGAACAATGTAGTTTAATTTGGACTATATGGGATATATTTATAGATATATCAAACAAACAACCTTCATCGAAACGAATAGTAGACAGTATTCTTAAAATATTTTGTTTAAGATATGGAAAAAGTATTCCAAAAAAAAGAAAATTTCTATTATATAACTGTGTCCTACTTCTCACTGAAAAAATAGATTACTCAATACCTATTATACATGATAAAGCACTATTGACAAAAATCCAAGAAAATATTTTCAAAATATACAAACAAATAAAAGAAAATGAAATCACTATTTTACCACCAATTATGGTTAAATCAAGTAAAGATAAATCAATAAATAAAATGGAAATTATAAAAACTATGGATAAATATTCTTGAAGAATATCAAATGTTTAAACCGTTTGTAATTGATCAAATGAAGTAAATACATTCTCTTCTATCATTTTTTCATGTTCCATATTCATATAACATTGTAAACATACAACAATATCTGTATATGCATCATGCAGATTTTCTGGTAACTTTTTGAATAGATGATAATATAATTCTTCAAGTCTAGGATATTTGAAATATTTACCGTACTTGTTTTCGCATTGAATTTGACACAATGCTGTTCCTGATTTCATTGTGCAATAATATTTGTACAATTTTTGAATCATATTATCTTCCATTACTTTACTATTTCTTTGGAATTCTAACTTTATCATCTTTACATCAAAATCTACATTATGACCTAAAATCATATCACATCTTCCCAATAAATTATAAAACTTATCCAATATACCGTTAATATCTTTTCCTTTTTCCACCAATAGTTCTCTTGTTATTTTGTTTATTTCCGTTACTCGTTCTGGTATCTCAATGTTATCAGAAATTGATACATATTCATTAATAACATCAATAACATCATTAGTTTTTGTATCATACAAAATACATGCTAATTGTAGAATGTAAGGACATTCAGATATTGACTCATATCTTCTTGGAATAAGACCAGTTGTCTCGGTATCAAATACTAAGACCTTCATTATTTATATTCATTCATTTCTGAATATTTGATTCAATTTTTTATTAATTATTAAATTATATAAACAAATGTTACTTACATTATATATGTATATAATTGCATCTCTATTGTTATCGACGTGTTATGCATTAAATTATAATCAATGGAATTCTATTAGATATATTCTTCAACATCCTCAATCTCCGCCTGAATTGAAATCAGAAGTAAAAAATATAATTTTTTATGAAAATATACCATGGGCGTACTATACAACATTTAAATTTAAAAATAAAAATAAAATTTTGAATGACATAAATAAAGAACAAACTAATGAACTTGCATTGTATGCTATAGAAGGATTACATAAATCCACTATAAATTATAATGGATCTGCACCATTTTACCCTTATGCACAAATATTTTTAAAGTCTTCTTTATATAAAGGTATAACTCAATTAAATGGTATAAGATTATTACCTCATTATTATCATGTTGATAGAAAATGGAAAAATAAATATAAACGAGCATATAATATTTATAGTAAATCACCTATTTATAATAATATCGAATTAATTATAGCTTCACAAAGTAAAGAAAATAAAAATATTCAAGGAATATTAAATGAAATAATGTATGATTTGAATCCCGAAGAGAGACGATTATTTAATTATTATTACGATATTGAAACAATGAGTAAAAAACACACTATAAATGAAATAACACAATTAATGTGTTATAGTAAACCAACATGTCAAACTAAAATAACAAAATTAAAAGAGAAGATTAAACTTTTATATAAAGATTATATATGAATCAAATAGTAATTGACGGAATTATTGGAGGATTATTATTTGCAGTTTTTTCATATTGTACTACCATTTTTAATGAAAATCCTGAATACCTAAAAATAACTGCATTCTTATGGGGAGTTCCATTATTTTATTTTTATTTAGTATATATTACTTGGTCAAAAAGTAAAAAGGCGATGGTTTCATTCACAAAACATGCCGTTCTAGGAACATACTTAACTGTCATAGTAATGATTGTAACATTGAATACAACACATTATTCCATGTATAATGTAATTTGTTTAAATATAATATTATTGTTATTATTCATTTTCTTTTATTTTTATTTTCGTTTATATCACCTAATTTAAATATTTAAGTATCTTATAAATTGCCTCTATAGCTCAGTGGTAGAGCGTTTGCCTTGTAAGCAAAAGGTCTCGTGTTCGATCCACGATGGAGGCTTCCTTTAGTAGTTTCAATAATTACTGTATTAATAATAATTATTGAAAATAAAAATATGTTTATATCATAAATATGAGTATTGCTAATCAAATCATAAACTCTGTAAATAACAATAATGAAATTGTTGCAGATGATATAATTAATTCAGGTGTACCAGATTACAATGTACAACCTATACAACCAGATCCAACACCTATTATTAGACCAGATGTATCTCCTTCTGAAATAAAACAACCAGAATTGTATAAACCAGAACCTATGTCTTACTTTAGTATAATATTTTACTCATTACTTTTCATAATATTTCTCACTTTAGTTTTAATTTATTATACAAAAATAAATGTATTTAATTATTTAGGAAATCTTGTAGACGAAATTTATAATTTCTTCTTTCCAATAATTAATTTTTTCAATTATATTATTTATGGGACTTTCTTACAAACAGGAGAATCTACATCCAAAGGCACCGAAAAAGTCGTTGATATAGCAACCAATGAATTCGAAGAAGAAGAAAAGGAAGAAGAAACCAAGACAAAGAAAAAGGTACCCATTAAACCTAAACTAAAAACTGATGTGAATAATTCTAAGAAAACAAATTCAGTAGTTGAAACTGATGATGTCAATAGTGAAATACAAAAGAAGAGTAATTGGTGTTACATTGGAGAAGACCAGGGAATAAGAAAATGTGTAAAAATGAACGATCAAATATGTTTATCAAACGACATTTATCCAAATTATAATAATTGTGTCTTCCCTAAATAATTTATATGATTATATCATATGTACGGTAAAGGATTTTTATTCGGATTCATTGACAATCTTATTGTCGCTATTTCAAGTATATTGGGTATACATATTGATAACTATTTTAGTGGGTATGGTATTCATGGTGCTCTATACGGTGCTTTAATAGGTCATACACTAAGTGACTTTATCGCTGGATATTCCGATTTTGGATTGAATGTCGGAATTAATATGGCAATAGGATGTTTTGTTGTTCTTTGTATCGTTTATATATATTTTCTTTTTGCTGATAATTATTCAAATCTGTAAATTTTTGGAAACCAACTCAAAATAGGGAAACGGAACCAATATCCATATACTGTATATGTTTTACCTACTTCTAAATTTGCATAATCATCAGCACTATTAAATTCTAATAAAAATACACTGTCGGCAATTTCATAATTGTTTCCATCATCATCAATAATACGGTAACTACTTTTTTTCGATGGTTTTACATATTTCTCTTTTATTGTTATTTTTTTAACAAATTTTGTAGTATAAATAGATAATAAGGATACAACAACCCATAATGATAACAATAAAACTATAATATTGAAATAATTGTCTGCTTTAAAAAACTTCTTAACTGATGAAATTAAACTCATTATATTATTTACATTTAAAATAATTTTATTTAAACATAAATATTGAACTATTTTATGTGTGGAATATTAGGAATATCTTCAGAACAAAATGATATTTCCGTTAAAATGTATGAAGGTCTCACATATTTACAACATAGAGGTCAAGATAGCGTGGGAATCGCTAACGATCAACTATGTATTAAATCACCAGGACTTGTGAAAAATGTTTTCAACGAAGAAAATCTGAAAACTTTAAAAAGCAGTATGTGTGTTGGACATGTACGATATAGTACTACTGGAAATTTTGATCAATCTAGTATTCAACCCTTACAATCTGACTTCAGAGGAAATAATATATTTCTTTGTCATAATGGCAATATAGTTAATATAGATGATATTAAATCTATCATTGGAAATTTTTCATTGGAATATGAAAGCGACAGTCAATATTTATTGGAACTATTTCTACATAAATTAAATGATTACGATAATCTATCATATGAGATAATTTGTGACATATGTGAGTTCATCATTAGGAACGTTAAAGGAAGTTATAGTGTTTTAATGTTAATTCAGAACTTTGGTATGATAGCATTTCGTGATTATTATGGTATACGTCCACTCGCTTATGGAACATTGAAAAATAATTATATTATATCAAGCGAATCCAATGTAATTACTACATTAGAACATCAATTTGTACGTGATGTTCATCCAGGTGAAATTATGATATTTGAGAAAAACAAAATGCCTAGATTTTGTAATAACATAAAAGGGAAATTAAATCCATGTTTATTCGAATATATTTATTTTTCTCGCATTGATTCTATCATAGACGGTATATGTGTATATGATGCAAGATATAAATTAGGAATTTTGTTAGGAGAAAAGATAAAATCATTGAATATTAAAGATATTGATGTTATTGTACCTGTACCAGATTCTAGTCTTATATTTGCATTAGGATTACAAGAATGTCTGAATATAAAACTACATTATGGTTTTGTAAAAAATAATTATATTGATAGAACTTTTATAATGAAAGAAAATAAAATTATCAATAAGAGTATTCGATTGAAAATTAATAGTGTTAAAAGCATCTTTGAAAACAAAAATGTTCTTATTGTGGATGATTCTATTGTAAGAGGAAATACATCGAAACATATTGTATATCTTGCGAAAACATCGGGTGCCAAAAAAGTATATTTTTCATCTGGTTCACCACCTATATTATTTCCAAATAAATATGGAATTTATATTCCTGATAAAAAAGAACTTATTGCAGATAATAGATGCTTCAAGAGTATTGCTGATATAATTGGTGCGACGTCTGTAATATATAATGATTTGTACGACACAGTGAATTGTTTAAAACAAATAAATCCAAATGTTAATGGATTTGAGGTTTCGATGTTTAATAACCAACATCTATTTAATCAATAATATATTTTGAATTAGATTTAACAATAATAAATTGTTTGAAATTTAATATATAAAATATTTGCATATTTTAATGGATACTAGTGATATATTAAAATATGATATCGATTTAGAGAATTATATGAAAATCATCAATTCTTTAGAAAAAAAGAAGAATTTATACACTACATTATATGAACCTTTTCAAAAGGAAATAGAATTAGTAGTTGATGACGACGATGAGTTTGACATAGATAGAGTGAAAAAAGTTGATGAATGTTCGGATAAATCAGTATCGTTTGGTAACGATAATGTAATCGACGATAGAAAAGACGATATTGAATTATTAAAAAAACAACTAGAGGAGTTAAATAATGTTGATAAAAATAAATATACAGATGAGATCCAATTTCTTAAAAATAAAATTAGAAAAATAGAAGACGAACATAATACATATAATCCCGATATTGAATCATTGAAAGAGCAAATTCAATTATTGGAAAATGAGCATGTTGATATTGACTCTATTAAAGAACAAGTAAAGGAAGAACTAAGAGAAGAAGTAAAAGATGAATTAGAGAGGGAAATCAGAATGAATTTGAGATCCAGTTTTGAAAAACGTTATACACAATTGAAGGATGAATTGTTGGATGAAATGAAAGTAAAATTTGATGATATTCTTGGAGATAAAAATATTATTGATATTAAACCAGAAATTCTCTCTACTCGAATAAATAAATTTAGTGATAATTTCAATTTACAACCAGAGATAAAATTCAATGATGAATTCAAAAGGGATTTTAAATTCAATGATAGGAAACTTGAAAAACAAGATTTTACACCAACAGTAGATTTAGAAAGTACTCAAACCACACCAGAAGATAAATCTGATGATGAAGTACTTGTTAAACCAACTGAACCAATGCTAGAAAGTCCTATTATTTCTGAATTGTCTCCAGCGACTGCAAAAAAAGAGGTTACTAGAAAACCTTATATTGGTCCTATTCAAGCACAAGTTATACCAAGGAAAATGACATATGAGCAATACATGACACCAAAATTTAATAAGAAAGAGAAAGTTCCTTTAATCAATAAAGTGACTCAACGTGTCGATGTACCTGAGAGAACTAGCAAACCTATTTTAAGAAATGATGAACTTATTGAACGTACTGATAGAGTTGAACGTACTGATAGACCTATTGAACGATCTGATAGAGTTGAACGTACTGATAGAGTTGAACGTACTGATAGACCTATTGAACGATCTGATAGAGTTGAACGTATTGATAAACCTGTTGAACGATCTGATAGAGTTGAACGTATTGATAAACCTGTTGAACGTACTGATAAACCTGTTGAACGATCTGATAGACCTGTTGAACGATCTGATAGACCTGTTGAACGTATTGATAAACCTGTTGAACGTATTGATAAACCTGTTGAACGTATTGATAAACCTGTTGAACGATCTGAACAATCTTCCGAAAGAAAAGAAGTCATTCCACCTATACCACCTAAAGAGGGTGTTAAAATACCACAACAATCACAACAAGAAATATCCCAACCTAAACCTCAAGAACAACAACAATCACAAGAAACATCCCAACCTAAACCTCAGGAACAACAACAATCACAAGAAAAATCCCAACCTAAACCTCAGGAACAATCCCAACCAAAACAACAATTACCAGTACCACAACCACCTAAACTATCACAACAACCAGTACAAGATAAACCTAAACAACCAGAACAACCACCATCTGAAGCAAAAGATGGAAAGGAGAAAATGTTGACAGAGCAACAACAAAGACAACAAAAAGAACTTGAGAAAAGTAAAAGCGAATTTGAAAATAAAGAAAAAGAATTTAATAAACAAAAAGAGGATATGAAAAAAGAAGTAGAGAGAATTAAAAATGAAAGAAAAGATGTTCAAAAACAAATGAAAGATTTTGAAGATAAAAATGAAAGAAATATAAAAAAATTAAAAGAGGAAAAAAGGGATGAAATTGATAGGATAAATAAAAAATATGATAAATTCAAATCTGAATCGAAGGATAATAAGAAAATGCTAGAAAAAGAGAGAGATGCTAAAATAAAAGATATTCAAAAGGAAAGAGATGACAAATTAAAAGATGTTCTAAAAATATATGAAGGAAAAGAAAGAAGTTTTAATAGTAAATTTGAAGATTTTAAAAGAGATAAAAATAGGTTGTTAAGTGATAAAAATGATGAAATTAGACAACTTAATTCACGACAAGAAGATATTAAATCAGATTTAATTCAACAATTTAACGAAAATAAGAAAAAAGAAAAAGAAATTAGGAAAAAAGATAAAGACATTGAAAGATTAAAAAATGTTAACAAACAATATAAAAAAGAAGCAAAAGAAAGAGATGAAGATTTACAATTACCACCAGTACCAAATGAACCAGTACATGGACCAGAACCAGCAGTAGTATCAACAGAAGAAGCAGGAACAACAACAGCAGTAGAAGGACAACCAGCATCAGTAGAAGCACCAGCAACAAAAGTAGCAGCACCAGCATCAGTAGAAGCACCAGCAACAAAAGTAGCAGCACCAGCAGTAGTAGGAGCACCATCGCAAACACCAGCACCAGCAGCAACTATATCACAAGCACCAACTATTAACAATATAATAACCAAAAACAGTTCTGAAGATGATAATTATCGTGAAATTTTGATTGCATTACAAAAAATTAATGAAGTAATAGATAAATCTAAAGATGAAGAAAGTCATGGAGTAATAGATAAATCTAAAGATAAAGAAAGTCATGAAGTAATAGATAAATCTAAAGATGAAGAAAGTCATGGAGTAATAGATAAATCTAAAGATAAAGAAAGTCATGAAGTAATAGATAGAGAAAAAATACTTATAAAATATGAAACAAAAGCGGAAAAAGAAGATAAAAAAAAGGTAAATGAAGAAAAATTAAGAGAAAAAATTAGAGAAGAAGAAATAAAAAAATTAAATAAAAAGAATAAGGAACAACAAAAAAAATTACAAGGAGTCATGGATGAAAGAAAGGAAAGAAAGGAAAGAAATTATGCAGACACAACTATTATGGAATATTTGAATAAAGTCAATCAAGCAATAACTGATGAAGAAGAGTCATATGAGGATGATTTTGAAAGTGAAAATGATGAAAGCATACAAGAAGAATTAGATACATCAAGAAAAGAAAGTGAAAAAGAAATAAAAAATCAAGAAAGCATAATTACATCAGCAAAAGATGATGAAACCAAAATTATTGATGACTTAAAGAAATTAAACACTATGATTGTTGAAGTAAAATTGACAAAAGAAACCGATAAAATATTGAGTGTAATAGATAATTGTTGTAAATTAGAGTGTGAAGATATGAATGAAGATGTATTGAAACAATATAAAGAAAATTTAGAAAATTTAGATTTACTTAATAATAATAATTTTGAATATATTGATAAATCAATCTGGAGTGAATATTCCAACAAAAATCCAAATCAATTATGGAATGAAATATTAACACATAATACAGAAAATCTGGAAGGAGAATTAAAACAAATTACATTTATATTATTAGGAATTTATCTGGAAAAAATTAACTATCTAATAAATATTTTTAATACTAATATATTTGCAAATACATTGATGTTACTATCTCAAAAAGATAATCCATTGAAAAGTCTTCTTAATAGTGAACACAATAATCACTACGAAAAACTTATAGAAAATTTATTCATTGAAATTAAACAAAATTATTTTAAATCTACTGAATGGTGCAAAAACATTTTAGAGAAGGATAATAAAACATATAATAATTTATCTCCATTGCAAGATGAATTATCAAGCAATAAAGATGTAAACAATACATCTGAAAATTGTGATAATAAAACCATCGTAGGATACACATTAATATATACTATATTCAAAACTATTTATAATAAATTTAATAATAAAATCAGTGATTATGGAGATTTAAAATTTCAGAATATTGGTGATGAATTTGGAACTCAAAAACCATCATTGTTTTATAATTTACTTATAATAATAAAACATATTGAATTAAAATTATATAATCTATGTAAAATTTTTAATTCATTATATAATGATGCAATACACAAAAAGATTGAAAAGACGTTAAACGAAAATTTACGAAACAATAAAAAAATATTTTCCATTGTGAAAAGACGTCATGACAATAGCGATTATGATATGGATCATCCTTTATATTATACATCAAATACATCAAATGAGGAGGATACAAAATTTTTGAATGTAAGTTACATAAATACACCAAAGTCATTAAATTTATTTACATATAATGGAAATAATGATGACTTTAATAGATATTTAGAAATTACTGGATCCACTCCACATTATTTTTATCATGAGAAACATGATTCAGGTCATAATATACATCATTTTGATAATAAGAATTATACAGAAGTACATACATTTGGTCCTTTTGATTACATTTATAATAACACACAAGATGCTAAATCAATATCAAATGCATCAATTTCTGAAAAAACGTATGCAGAATTTGAAAATATTATACTAGAAAGAAATGTTATGTTCATTGGTTATGGACAATCAGGTAGTGGTAAAACTAGTACTTTAATTCAATATATGGATAACACAAAATCTGAAGATGGAATATTAATTAATTATTTAAAAAATATGAATAAAAAAAATTTAATTAAAAATATAAGAATAGAATGTATTAATTTATATGTTAAAGGTGATCCATCAAATTATAATGATTTCAACTCATCAAATTATTTAATTCAAAATTATGGAGAAACTGAAGGTGACGTAAAAGAAATTGATTTAACAATTGATAAAGCAATACAACTTCATAAGGTTCATAAATTTGATGATATAAATGATACAACAATAAATAGTGTTGGTGAAAAAATATTAAGTTTATTTGATAGACGACAAATAATTCCAACTCCAAATAATGAAAAAAGTTCAAGAAGTCATATAATTGTTTGTTTAACTTTCAATAGTAATTCAGATGATAGTGATAAATTAAAGAATAAAAAATTGATTATATGTGATTTAGCGGGTGTAGAAAATGAATTTATATGTGATGATAAAGAAATTAAAGATTTCGATGCTCAATATCAAACATTGCGTGCTAGTAAAGATGAACAAGCAATAAAAGCGTACGATAACATCATTACAAAACAATATTCTAAGGATTCATCATGTTATGTCAAAGAAAAAGATTCTGCTTATACAAAGGGAGAAATAGAAATGCCCTTTGAAGAATATACAAAAAAATATTATGAAAAGTATATGGAAAGTGATAAAACAATAAAAGGGTTTATCGATAAACTAAATGAAAAGAACCCTAAAGATGATATAGATGAATTTAAATCAATTATCACTAATATTGATAATATAGAAATAATCATTGATTTCATAAAATTTTATTATATTGTATTCCATGATAAGAAAACTGAAGAGTTAAAAAATAATATAGATGAATTGAATAAAATACTCAAGATTTTAAAAGAACAGAAAAAAATATTTAATACAACTAAAGATATAAAAGACGACTTTCTAAATAATATAGGAGATATACACGAACAATTTTCAAACTTACATGCAATATTAATAAGTATAATTGGAAATGATAATGATGATATTTATGATTATTTGGGAATGAAACATATAAGTATAAAATACAATACTGCAGATAAAGATAAATATGATTATATAAAGAGTTTAGTTCATGATGAGTTTTTGAATAAGTTTAATAGTGTACTTCCTCCTTTATATGTAAGAGGAGGAACTCCAACTCAACAAGAAGATAGAAATGATATAACATGCAGCGATGAAGAAATAAAGAAAAATTTACAAACATATTTTCATGATGATACTACGATTCAACAAATAAATAAGGCAATTACATTATGTTTAACGACTACTCCAAGAGGAAATCATTTTGGTAATCATGATCAATTTAAAGGAACTCATAAAACTAATATATCTATTTCTATGATAAATTTATTGAAATTTATTACTTTTTTTAATGTTAATAGTACACAATTAAATGCAGAGTTCAAACATGTTAAAGATTTCTGGGAAAAATTCAAAGCCAAGAATGGAAAAAGTTATAATGAATATAGAATAGGAAGAACAAGTTTAAGTGAAATTACAGATTTCAAAACTATACAAAACTTTATTTTAAGTGAAATTAATGACAATATACAATCCAAATCAACAACAATTAACTTCGAAAAAATAAAAAAATGTATGGAAGACATTACATCGAAAAAGGAGAAAATAGAATATTTTAATAATGAATGGGGTAATACAGGAAAATGTTTAATAGAACGATTCAATAAAATAAGAACAGATTGTAACGATAGAAAAAAAGAAGGTTACATGATAAATAAATCATTAAAAGAATTACAGGATGGTATTACAAAAATAATAACAGAATCTGTATTTGGTGATGAAACTCCTATATACTTTGAAAAAGAAATGCACAGAACATGTAGAAATATGTTTTTAGATTATTACAATATCGATAGATTTTACAAAGATTATAAAAAGGACGAAAATGATGATATACAAAAATATGGAATAATATTATCAATAGTGAAGAAATGTTTTGATGTGAATATAAAGGATAATTTGATGATTGCAACATTATTGGTATATAATACATCATTCTTTTCATTACCAAAACAAAAAACATATAATACTTCAAATATAATTCCTGATTATACTTATAAATCTAATATTGGTATGAAAAACAATCCTCCTAATCCACCATATGTAAATTTGAATATAATCAAATATTTCACAAGAATTAACAAAAATTTTAATATGTTAAAAGACGTAATACAAAAATTTCAAAAATATTTGAAAAAATATGACTTTTATAAAAATACTAGTATAATGGAAACTGATAATATTAATGAAAATGATTTAAGAGTATCTATTGAAAATTTAATTTTAACAATAGAGCAAAATAATGCAGGAACGTTATTAGGGACTATGGAGTCAGTTGATTTGTTTCAAACTATATTATTCAGAGATGTTTCATGTAGTTTTATAAAATATAGCGATGATATAGATTATAATAAGTTAATTAAAACATATAATGAAACATTATGTAATAATATTGAAAATACTACAAAATTAATTAGTGGAAAAATGAGTACAGCGTTGGTAGACACAATTTTTAATGGCACACAAATATGTATTCCTCATCCTGAAACAACATCTAGAAAATATTTCGAACTAGATGATGATGAATTTAAAAAACTCGAAATGCAAATTACACAACAAATGGTCACTAGTGGAGGGTCTAAAAACAAATCTTCATATAGCATAAACAAAACTAATAAACAAAAAAAAATAAACAAATTTGATAAAACTAAAAAAAAAAGGTAGATTGAATATTAAGGAGGATTTATTTGAAATGTATTTTTCAAATAAATTAATAATTATTATATGTGTATATTTTAATAATGGACAAACCCGAAACCCCAGTTGAATTATTTAAAAAAATGGTTGAAAATGCCAAAAGAGATGGGATAGAATTGCTTAAACAATTTTTAGAAATATTAAAAGAAGAAATTGGAGATGAAATAGCATCACCAGTAGAAGTACCGACAGCAGCAGCGGTACCAGCAGAAGGAAAAGCAGCACGACCAGAAGAAGGAGGCGAAGCATCAACAGTAAATACAGAAGAAAAAGCAACCTCAGGACCAGAAGAAGGAGATGATAATCAAGAAAATAAAGATGATGTAAATACAGGAGATAAAAATGTAATAGAAGAAGATGTAAATACAGATGCAACTGTAATAGAAAATGTAGAAACACAACAAGAAAAAAAAAGAGATAATGAAACACCAGCAGGACCAGATGATACAAATACAATAGAAGGAGCAGCAACAACACAACAAGTATCATCAGGAGAACAAACAACAACAGGTGGGTACTACTCAAGTAAGAGATACTCTAAATCAAGTCGTAACTCCCGTCGTCATAAAAAGAAGGGAAAGAAAGGTAAAACACATAAATTAGAAAGATCTAGAAGACATAAACAAAATAGATATCGTTCTAGATCTAATTAATTGCCTTTGATGAGAATCGAACTCATGTCTCCGCGGCCACAACACGGTGTTCTCACCACTGAACTACAAATGCCAATATATCACTCTAAATAAAAATATTTATTTAAACGAATTTAAATAACTATTACTCATACTAAATTCGACATCATACCATCCAATCCGGGATAATAATTTAGTCCATCAGGCCATCTCCCATTTCTTTCACGGTATATAATATTACATACTTTCAATCTATCCAATGATATTTGCTTTCTCTTTTTATAAATACTTTTCCATTTTCTTTGAATCAACTTCAAATAAAATGTCTTTATTATTGATGTTGTCCATTCCTCCATTTCTACAACTTCTACTATATGTATCATATCAAAGAATGGATCATCTACTAACGATCTATTTTCATTATATATTTGAGACCAATTTTCTATATTAATATTACTATATTTCCTCACTATTTCGGTAGGTAAACGTATCAATAAAGAACCAAGTATAAAAGTCCAATGAATAGTATCATATAAACCATATTCTTCCATAAATATAATACAAGATTTTATTTGCTCTTCAAAGCATTCTAAAACACCATGGCGTTTTTCGTGATATCTTTCACACCGTCCTAATTTATATTTAGTCATATATATATATCTATATTTTGGAGTATTTATAATTTTCATTCAATTTTTTATTTAAATTTATATATTTATATATATATATATGAAAGTTTTACAAAAATTAAATGAAATAAGCGATAAAATGTTTACAAATAAAATTTTCTTGTATTTCATGTTTTTCGTCGCTGTTTTACAAGTAGTATTCTTCATTGACTCTAGAAAATTCAATGCTCTATTTTTCTTTATTGCATTTGGTATAATTTTACGTCAATTCACATTTAATAATGCGACAGTTATTTTCGTCGCTCTTCTAATGACAAATGCATTTATACATATGTCTTCTGCTTTAGAAGGTATGTCAGGATTCAGAGGTACTAGAAATAGATATAAACAATCCGAAATAACTGATGAAGACCGTTTTGAAAAATTCAAACAACGTTTAAGAAATCACAGAAATAAATATCAAGTTGCTGAGGAAGAAGAGGAAGAGGAAACCCAAGAAAACATTAAAAATATTGAATCATTTTCCAAAATAAAGTCATCTAAAAGACCTCAACAAAGTAAATCTTTTTCTGCATCATCACTTCCAATTTCAAGATCTAAGCACCCACATACCATAAATAATAATGAAAATGTTGCCAGATACAATCAAATTAAAGATAAATACAAAGATTTAGTAGCAACTATCAGACAAAAAACCGCTAGTATAAAAGCCCTTTCTAACAAAATAAGAGTATAAATTAAAATATATACATAATTTATATGGCGAAAAAATGTCCTCCCGGATTCATCTGTTTTGAAAATATTACATTAATTATTATTATTGCAATATTAGGAGTTAGTATATATTATTTTATTCAATATGGATTAAATACTGAAAAGGAAACGAAAATTATAGAAAAACACAACTCCAATATATACGTACCATCTCCTATCCAGCAACACAATATACAAGTACCTATAACGGTAAGTACACAAAGAATGGAAGTGAATTATAGACAAGTTGGTATTTTAACTCGAGTAAGTGGAGAGAATACTATTTTACCTTTGTTTGGACGTATGGTTAACACTTCACGCACAAAATGGCAATATTATACTATGAATGATTCCAATAATAGCATAAGATTACCTATAAATGTTAATGGAAGAAGCGGTGGAGATGAATACGGTGTCGATGAATTATATAATGGTGATACAGTTTATGTAGAAGGTTATGATGACGTTTTCAAAGCAACTATATATAAAAATGATAGATTCATGTACAATGATGCTATTTAAATATATTATTCGTAACAATAATATATTTATTATTTTATCGTCATCTCTTTCGCTATTTTTGATATTATTTTCTTATCTTCACGTGGATCTTTTAAAACTTCCGATATTGTCTTCACATATGTATCGGGATCATCATCCATACAAGACATTGCATCTATACTTTTTTTCGTTAGTTTATCTAACGCATTTTTCAGTTTAGGTTTTTTGGTTGACTCTTTCTCCCACTTATCCTGATCTTTTATATATATTGTTTCATTTTTCACGTCACTACAATGTACCGGTCTTTTCAAAACGTCTATTGAGTTTAATTTATCTATGAGAATATTTGACATTCCAGTTGTTTGACCATCGTCTGCTATTTTCATCATATCTTGTAGATTCAATTGGATGGATTCTATAAATTCTGTCATATTCATAGCATCTTTACATTGTTCATTTAAAAATACATTTATATTGAATACATTATTATTACTATTATTACTATTGACAATATTATTGGAAACAGGTTCTATTTTTTGACATATATCCATCATCATTTTTTTCATTTCGAGATTATCTTTTTTGATTTCCAAATTCTCTTTTAATAAAAATTCTATAGTTGGTTGTTCAATTGTAATTTCTGTAATTTTATTTAGATTGCATGTCTTTTTATGAATTGATAAACCTTGACGATATTTATAACTTTTACCACATTCACAAGCATATAATTTGGAACTTTTTGGAACTTTTATGTCATCATTTGTCATCATTTTATGTTTCTGTGTTGTTAAATGTCTATCGTATTGACTTTTTCTACACGTAGTATAGTCACATTTTTCACAAAAATATTCTTGGAACTTTTTGGAACTTTTTTCTGTCATCATTTGTCACTATATAATGATGACATAAAAAGTTCCTAAATATTTTTCATTAAAAATTAAAAAAATTTTATGCTCACAAAAAATATTCCAAAAATCTGAATTTAGACCATTATGGTCACAACCACTTTTTTCGTTTTTTTTTTCAAATTTATTTTCAAAAAATTTAAAAATCAATTTCTAATTTTCAAATTTTTCGTTGAAGAATTTTTTTTTAAAAATAATATTTCATAATTTTTAAATATTTCCAAAAATCTATATTTATCTTTTTACTTTTATTCTAGATTTTCTATTTTTCTTAAGTGATTTTCTAGGTTTTCTAGATTTTCTTGACTTTCTTAATTTTCTTGACTTTCTTTTTTTTTTACCTCCAAGTAGAGGAGGAACTTCGTTACCATATGCTCTAGGATATAGTCCTAGATATTTATTTTGTTTGAATTGTTTTGTACCATAATAAGCATCTAAACGTTCAATTAAATCTTCTAATTCGATGATCATTTTTCTGTTTTTATCAATTCCTAAAACATCGTCTGTCATATCTCCTAATTGACTTAAAAATTCTTCTTGTGAATTTTCTGATTGCGCTCTATGTGATGTTTGACTAACATTCTTATTGAATAAATTTATTTGATTCTGTAAATAATTTATTCTCATCTCTATCTTTTGTATTTCTGGAGGAATTGCCATTTTGTTTAGTTGTAATTCTCTATTTTTATAATTCGTTATATTATTAAATATATCCAGTAGTTTTCGGTGTTTGTCACTTGAAACTTGAAACGACATTATATATTATACAATTATAAAAATAAAAAACAAAACCCCTTAATTTACTTAATCCTTATCTATAACTACTTCTATTATTTTCTGTATTTTACACAACCGTATTTAATGCATGATATTATTCGTTTTTCTTACGTATCTCGATTATTACAATTTGGATGTTCACCATGTAAAATATTTTCAGTACCGTACCTGTAAATCAACCGTAGATGCTGTAGAAGATGTAGATTCTAATGATATAGATTCCATTGAAATCGATTTCTTCAAGTACTTTTGTTCCGGTTTTTTGCACAAAAAGAAACGAAATAAACAATTAAAAATCTCCATTATATATAATAAATATTATATATATGTTCAAACTAAATGATGATGTTATCATTAATATAACATCTATGTTAGATATAAAAGATTTAATAAATTTGTATAATAGCAATAATAGTATTAAGAATTTAATAAAACAAAATTCTGAATATATAGTTACAAATATATTAAAAAATCATGATGTACAAGTATTTAAAAAAGAGAAAAGCATAAGTTTTAAGACTGGAAACGTAGTTTTATCAATGCTTTATACAGATACAGTACTGGATTTAGAAGAAATCTTAGAAAATAAAAAATATTTACAATTCATAAATAAGGAATTATTTAAAATATAATGTAAATCATAAACCAGAATCATATCCCATCTTGCATAATTTTATGTACCACAATAATACAATCTTAAAGTTTTGCCAAGACGATCCTAATATAACATATTTCAGAGTATTTCTATCTGTATTATGTAGTTTCATTTCATCATAAGTAGTAAAAATATCATATGGCGAATAATAATATATTCCTTCTGCCATCTCATCTAAATTAGTAAGTTTGTACATTAATTCGTCTAAAACTTTCGAATCTATAAGTGGTAAATCATTTGATGTATTAACAGATTGTTTATGATATTCTATAAATGAAACGATTTTATCATAGTATAAATGTAAATATTTAATATAATTATTTATAGATGGTTTCTTCATAACTTTACTGATATTCCATAGTGAATATTTATTCATTTCATATATATCATAAAACTGCATATATATTATGATATATTAAGACCTGTTTAATTCAATTTTAAAATCAATTTACTTAACTACAAACAATTTTTTATTAGTCGCGTACATGTGTTTCATCAATTTAATAACTTGTGCAGAGTATGACCATTCATTATCATACCATATAGTAAATTTAAATTCATTTGGACCCATAGACATACATGAATGAATATCTATTATAGTTGGGCAGGTAGTGGTCAAAAAATCACTACTTACCAAATGTTTATCATGATTTACAAAAACTTCATCACAATTATTCAAAAAACTAAATATTTCAAATAAAGTAGTCGGTTTTTTCAGTGAAACATTTAAATCAACCATACTTACATTGCTTATAGGTATTCTGACCGATGAACCATGTAATTTATCTTTTAAATTAGGTAATATTTTCGTCGCTGATTTGCTTGCACCTGTAGTATGAGGTATTATATTATTAAATATGCTTCTATGTGTTCTATTTTTTAAATGAACTCCATCAATAACATTTTGAGATGCTGTTGCAGCATGAACAGTTAAAAAATTAGATGATACAACAGAATACTTTTCGTCTAACAATTTCAATAAAGGAACAATACAATTAGTAGTACAAGAAGAACCACTTATAATATTTTCACCTTTGTATGAATCGTGATTTCCATTATATAAATATTGTGGTATATTGTCTTTGGAAGGAGCACACATAATCATATAATCCACATTATGTTTTTTCGCCGATTCTTTTGTTAAGAATTTTCCAGTAGTATCAAATACATATTCAACATCATTTTTTTCCCACATATATTTTACAGGTTCACGATGGTTAATAAATTTTATGTGATTACTTCTGTTATGTTTATTCATAATGTTAATTGTATTATCATTGATTACATGAATTGATTTTGCTGGTATTACTTCTTTATGACAACTATCGTGTGATAAATAAGAAGTGATTTTATCAATTTTGAAATTAGGCATATTAATTGCCTTTACACAAATATCTTTATCATTAATGCATTGTGTGAGTATAGATTTACCTATTCTCCCAATACCATTAATTCCAACTTTAATCATATATATATAAATAGGAATATATATATACAAATATTACTCAAATCAAAATTCTGGTTTTCCAATAAAAACTTCTGTAGGTGGTGTAGGTTTGTCCATCATTTGCTGAACAACATAAAAACCAAACATGGAACTAACAAATACAATAAAAACGTTTTTTACAAGTTCTTTTAGAGGTGTTACTTCTTTTTGAATAAATCTCATTTCTAAAATACTCAATATCAAATAACAAACCGATATGATACACGCAACAAAATAAATATTCTCCATTTATAGATTATATTTAATATTTTATTTATCAATAAACGAAAGATTTCTAAATAATTGTCGTTGTCAGTATCAATAAACGAAAGATTTCTAAATATTTAAATTTCTTCAAAGTCTAGTACAATATTATCTTTGTCGTTGTCAGTATCAATATTCAATACATCTAAATCGAGTTCAGCATTTTCATCACTGATTTTAATGACTTCATTATCTTCAGATTCGACATCACTGACGTCGAAGGAAATAGAAGGTTTTGTGTCAACTTTTACAGGATTATCAAGTGCAGAGGTAGTTGCATCTAATTTCTGAATAAAAGATTCAGTTTCTGGAGATGTCGATGGTGTTTGTGGAACATTAGATTCTAAAGACATTTCTGGTTTAGTATCACTTTCTATTTTATCTAATTCAGGTTTAATTTCATTTTCAACCACATCGTATGGTTTTTCAACAATTTCCTCTGTAACATCTTCTTCTATAGATTCATCTAAGTATGCTTTCAATAAATCTTCTATTGGCATATTTTCGCGAATAGTATTCAATATACCCTCTTGAACAATAATTTCCAACTCGCGGTTATGTTTTTGCTTCTGTAGAGGTAATACATTTACCTCATATAGATAAATATTTGTATATAATTTACGTGCAACATTAATATAAATTTTATGCAAAAAATGTGGTAAAGGTGGTACATCAATATTGATATTTTTCTGTTTTTTTCCAGCACGTACACAAGTGAGCAATTTAAGTTGAATGATGTGTACACATGATAATAAATCGCCTAAATAATTACAATTCGATTTATCTAAAATTCTTTGATGCTCATTATCTATAATTGTTTCATTCCATTTTGGAATACGTGAAATGAAATTTTGAAAAGTCATCAAGTATTTTTCATGCTCGTCATTGCTGGCACAAAGTTTGCATGCTTCATCAAATATAGAATTAAAACCTTGAATGACAAGAGGAGTCAAAATAGTCAATAATCTTGCACACCATTCATTTCTTGATTCATGTAAACTAGAAGTAGTAAAATCATCCATTTATATGAAGTATATATTTTCTAAATTTGATTCAAAACGAAAAACTACTAAATAAAATCAATATTCTGTAAGTCAATTTTACATTCAAAGAAAAACAAATCTAAAATTATTAGCATAAGCAATTTTTCATCTTTTATACATTTTTTAATTTTGTTTATGTAAAATAATAAAATATGTCTATCGTTTACAAAATCATCCTCTTTACAAGATTCAAAATAATTTAAAATATGAAGAACAGAGACACCCTTATCGTATAGTTTTTCGCATAATGGAAATAAATCTTCTTTATTTTTTGAAAACCCAGATAATTCTGTTTTTATTATCTTAATTGTTTTTGAATGAAATGATTTGAAATCTTTTGATATAGGATTTTCTTTATAATTAGCAATATAAATATCACAGAATCTAGATATGATAGGTTTTAGTAATTTTTCTTTATTATTTACCAAAAGAAAAAATCTTGTTGAATGGGAAAATATTTCAATACATCTTCTTAATGCAGATTGAGCATCAGTAGTCAATTCTTCAGCATTAATAAGTAATATACTTTTAAACAATCCATCTTCAAGAGGTACGTTTGTCTTCGCAAAAAATTTGATATCTTCTCTTACAAATTTTATACCTTTACCATGTGCACAATTGACAATCATAAGATAGTTTTTTGTATTGGAACTACAATTTTTATATAATTTTTCCAAAAATGATTTCACGATAGATTCTTTATTTGAATTATGATTTCCATGAAATAATATATTTGGTACTTTTTTATTTTGAATAAAATTATTTAATTTATTTTCTACAAATGATATATTATTCATTATAATAGTAATATTACTTATTTTTAATATGTAAAAATAACTAATAATGATAAATTTTCAGAGTTAATAATTATGCGACACTATCTAATGATTGTGTATAAGGATTTTCTTTAAATGCTTTCAATAAATCACCTTCAATTCTGTTTGGAGTTTCATATTGTTTAGGTTGATCGGTTTGACCAATAATGCATTTGGAAGGAGGTAATTGATAATTGGTTGACTTAACAAACATTCTATTATTCTCTCTATCCTTATCATTTTTGACTACACAATAATCACCTTGTACTTTATTATACATTTGTGTACTTCCATGAGGGATTCTGTTATATGTAGTGGTTTCCTTAAAAGGATTATCTGTTTGACTATATGCAGCATCATACGTCATTAATCCCTGTGAGTTACCAGATGTACCTACATAATAAACAGAAGTATCATCGCGTTGATTAGGAACAGCAGAATGTTCTGATACTTCATAAGCACCATTTCCTTGTCCTTGTACATTATAATGATTCAATGAATTAGGATTCATATGACGATTTGTAACCTTCATTTCTTCCTGATTAGCGAGATAAGAATTAGGTACATGTGATTGAACATCACCATGGATTCTTATATTTCCAATAACATTTTCTTTTCTTGATGGTTTTAAAACATCAATTAATGGAGAAATAACGGCACCAATTGCACTTCCCATGACACCATATCCATTATTATTACATGTTGTATTACGGTTGTTTAATTGTTGTTCATAAGCACCTTTGGCAACAGGATTTCCCTTAAATCCATTATTTGCGGGTGTATATTGTACTTGACTATTTTGAATACGATCGTTAGGTGTATAAGTATCTTTAGAATAATTTACACCCGTACTTCCTTGAGCGGTACCTTCATATTCACGTGTAGTGGTAGTTCTGTTTTCAACTTTATTGATGTGAATAGGTCTAGATGTTTGTGCTTTTTCTGCACCAGTTGTGGTCATCCACATAGAAGGATCATTTTCATAAAATCGATCTGGTAAATGTTTTTCCATATTACCCATTTGTCCTCTTTCTTTAATTCTAGACATTGCAGGACCTTCGTGACCTTTTAAATCATATGAACATTTAGGATTAGTAACAACACGTAAATCATCAACAGTTTTAGGCATGTATGTTTCTCTATGTTGTAAAGCAGAGTTATATCCATCAGCACCTTCATTTGAATAACCTCCATTTAATGCAGGTCCGACACGTTCTTCTTTCCAAGGTTTTGTGTTAGACATTTTCATCCCAACATTCATGCGTGATTGAAAAAAATCATTCATATTTGGTGCACCATGAGTATGATGCATATTATCACCAGGTTTGAACATAGGTGCTTGTTCACTTTTATTTTGCATTAGAGAACCACTACCAGTCATAGCATCTAATCTCGATTCATTACTTTTAATATCATAAGTATTTCCTTTTAATTTTGCACCAAAAAATGGAACCATATTATTATGTCTAAATTTATCAGATTCAATGGTATTACCATTTAAAGATTGAACCGATTCTCTAGATACATAATTTTTCTCATTAAAAAAAGCATCAGTAGTTTGATTAGGATTTTCATATTGTTGAATTTTATATTTTTCAGCATCAGCATCAGTAATTTCGGATTTTAATAGAGGAATATCACCAGCAGTTGCTGGTTTCGATTCAAATGTTTCTCTATTTCTAGAATTTCTATTTGATATTATATACATTCCTCCAAGAGCGACAAAAGGTAATACAACTTCCATATATATGATAATGATATTATTTTAATAAATTTTACTACTTTTTTATTATTTTAATGATTCCTAAAATGTTATAAATTTCCTTGAACTATGCATTTTTTCGGTTTTTGTTTGGATTCAAATGAAATTGTTTTCCATTCATTCTTTGCATAATTATTATTATCAGAACGTATTAATTTGTATTGTTGTTTTTTGTAAAAGGTGCGTCTTTTCTGGAACTGTTTTTGAAATAAATCATGATCGTCAACAATATCAATAACTAATGGATTTGCATGATTTATCCTTAATATTCTACCTACTGCTTGAATGATATCTGTTTTTGGTGTTGCCATCAATAATGTAGATAAAGTTTTTATATCTAAACCTTCTGATGCCATCGAATAAGTTGCTAAAATAATTTTATTTTGTTCGCTTTTTTTTAATTCAGATTCTTTCATACCCCCTACATAGAATCCGGATGATGCAAATTGTCTATGTTGAATTCCTTGATGTAAATAATTTAACAAAGATCTATTATGTGCTAAAACAATAATATGTTGATCAAAATTATCTTTCAATTCTTGTTCTAATACATCTAATATGAATTCAGAACGATGATTAAAATCACACAATTTGCTTATCATTGTGCTATATAAAGGATCGCCTCTAAAATTATATTTAATTGTATTAAATTCTTCGTCGTCATTTTTGTAATCAATTACTTTTACTAAAAGGGATGTTTTCATGTCTCTTTTTTCAACATGTACTACATCACCTATAAACATTTTGAAAACCTTAGTTAGACCATCTTTACGATTCATAGTTGCCGACAATCCTAAACAATAATTGGTGTTTACTTTTATGAGTGCTTGACTAAACACTTCAGCACCCATATGATGAACTTCATCATAAATACTCAATCCAAATTCTTCAAATAATTTTGGGTCATAATCTTTCATAGACAATGATTGTAACATTGCGATTACTACATCATGGTCTGTATCTATAATTTTACCCTGTATTTTTCCGACTGTTGTTTGTGGTAAGAATTCATTTAAACGTTCTATCCACTGATTCATAAGGAATTCTTTATGAACGATAATAATTGTTTTCTTTTTGAGTTTAGAAATGATATTAATCGCCATAACTGTTTTACCCATTCCAGTATCAATCTCTAATAACCCCCCACCACTATCATTAATATATTGAACATATTTTTCAACTATTTTCACTTGATAATCACGTAAATTTCCTGAAAAAGTAGCATCAATATCTTTTCCTTTTGATAAACGATTATCAGTAGTATTTCCAAATAATTGAATACCATAGAATCTAGGTAGATAGAATTTATTTACAGATTCACGATATATAGGAAATCTGGGTACATTTCCAATGGATTTAGGAATATAAGGTTGAACAGTTAACTCAGTAGTAATAGAACTTTTAGTGGATTCATCTATATCTTTTTTATAAACTACATACCCTCTATTGTTAATGTAGTTGGACATTTATAATAAAATAATCAATAATTCTTTTAATCAATTTTTTAAAATATTTTATTGAATATGTATATAGATGAAATTCTTCAACAAATTTTTAAATAAACTTCAATTACCAGTTTTGAAAAAATTCGATACACTGGAATTAGTTTTAGTTGTATTAATGGTTATTTATATATTGTTTCCTCTTCCATTACCTTTAACACTCGCTGAATTTATTGATACTACTGTAGGTTCTTTAGTAATTTTATTATTGGTTGTTATATTGTTTATTAATGTAAATCCTGCTATTGGATTATTAGGTTTGTTAGTTGGATACGTATTATTAACAAGAGCAAGTACTTCTACAGGAAGTGATGCTTTGAGAAAATATACACCAACAGAAGAACAAAAAGAACAAGACATGAGATATTTAAATTCAGAAGTTGTTTCAAAGTCTCTTGAAGAAGAAGCAGTAGAAACAATGCCAGAAAAGAAGGTCGATCCTTCTTTATTAGAATCTTCTTTCAAACCAGTATATTCTAGTGACATGGATTTTACACCAGTATAATAATTATATAACTGATTTAAAGATATTATATATTGTATATTGTAATATAATATACAATAAAAATTGTTTTTTTTTAAAATTGAATTGAGTCATCACGATATAATTAGTGTGATATCAAATATCACAAATATAAGAAGCGGATTAATTGGTTACATCGAATAATACAAAAGCCTATACCAATTAATATTATCTCTTATATTGTCATTTTAAAATATCTCTACTATAAATGTGTTTCGACACATTCTTACATATTATTAATGTAGTAGAAGCGGTTATAATGACTTCATCGAATTAATAGGATTCTTCGGAATCAACCTTTCTCGAAAGAGAAAATCATCAATATAAAATATCTCTATTTATAGAAGCGGTTATATTGAATGCATCGACTAGGACTCTTTAGAGTCATGCTTTCTCGCAAGAAAAGCAAACCATATCAATATAAAACATCTCCAACTGCAGTGGAAGCGGTTATATTGATTACATCGATTAAATTATAATGATCATGTTTACCTTCTTTGAAGGTAATTAAATTCCTTCAATAGGAATAATTTTTAGAAGAGGTGTAAACCTCATTTTTTATTATTTTTTTATGTAAGTAAATAATAAAAAATTGAATTTAAAAATAAATCATGACACTATCATAACATGTCTGAGATGACTAACTTTATGGGTGGAAAAAGTTTCAAACTTTTTAATCCTTTAAATCGTCTAAAATTGGTTGCATTTTCTAGTTTTCTTGGAGAACCTACGTACTATCAACCACTTGAAAGAGATGAAGCATATATAGAAGATTTCAAAACTGATAAAAAAGTTGATAAAATGTTTGAGCAACTAAAAGATGTTCTTTTACTTCCATCAGACCTTGGTGTTTCACGAAATACAACATTTTATAATGCAGCGAATGCAGCATTGGATTTCGACTTCGGTAAGACTCTTGAAATAGCAGTCCAGTGTCGTAATGAGTTTTTGATGCGTAGGTCAAGCGCGCAATTGTTGGCAATCGCAGCATGTCATCCACAACGTGTAGAATTCAACGAAAAAAACCCGAAGAAGTTTCGTGAAATTTTGGTAAAATGTTGGTTACTCCCTGGTGATGCAATTGCTTGTTTGGATGCTTGGAAGGCATTGTTTGGAAGTAAGAGTAAGTTTCCCAGTTTCATTAAACGTGCTTATGATGATAGATTAAAAGATCTTAGTGTTTATCAACAAGAAAAATATCGTAAAGAATCTATTAGTATGGTTCGTTTATGTCATGCTTCTAAGTCTACTTTGAGATGTAATGACACTCTTTCTACTTTGATGGAACATGGTCATCTAGAATTAGATGATAAAGACGTCAAATGGGAAACACATCGTTCCGTTGGTAAAAGTTGGTTAGAAACACTTGAAGCAATGGAGTGGCGTATGCCTCATATGGCGGCATTACGAAACATTCGAGGTTTTGCTGATTCAGATCCTGGTATAGAAAATATAAAAAAATATCTTGAAATGTTATTAAATGGTGTAAAAGGAGGTAAGCAGTTCCCTTTTCGTTACATAACAGCATATGAACAAATGAAAATATCCTTTGAAAAGAGTGAAGCAAATAATGAGATCACAGAAAATGATACAAAAGAACAACCTGAAGAAAAAAATAAAAAGAAAAGAAAACGTTATGGTAAACTTCGTATTGTCTCCGTTGAATATAAAGACATCATCTTAGAGTATTTGGAAAAGTGTTTACAAAGATCTATCGAAAACTATCCTGTATTGGAAGGAGACGTTATATCACTTTCAGATAACAGTGGTAGTGCACATGGAACAATGACATCTTCTTATGGATCTCGTAAAGTTTCTGATATAGGTAACTTATCCGCACTCTTTACTGCTTATCGTGCAACTGGTCGTGGTGTTGTTGGTGTTTTTGGAGATGACTTGAAGTTCTATGAAGTAAATAAAACAAAGTCTTTATTATCTCAGTATGATGAAATCAATAATCTAGGTACTACTGTAGGTGGTGGTACAGAAAATGGTGTATGGTTATTTTTCAAATGGGCATTTCAAAATCCTAGTGAAAACAAATTCAATCATTGGTTCTGTTACTCAGATATGCAAGTTGGACACGGAGGATTGTATGGTAAAGATCTTGATATTATAAACAAAGGATTTATGTGGGGTAACAAATGTAGTAATAGTAGTTTATACATAGACATCCACAAGTGTATCGCTAAGTATCGTATGGAAATCAATCCAAAGTTAAATACATATATGGTTCAAACAGCGGGTTATGACAATACTATCTTACCAGAGTCGACATATAGAGGTGCTATTTTGAGTGGGTGGACAGGTAATGAAGTAGTTTATGCAAAACAGTTGTGTAAATTATGGGACGATTTAGAGACATTAACTGTTGTGTAAATATATAGTCTATATAGATGTAGTTAAATATAATTAATATATTTTTTATTTATATAAATAAATTTTGATATAAATGCATTTTATGTATTTATATTATGAATGTTATAAAAAAAGAATTAAAGTTTGCAAGTAATAATTATAAATCTATCCCTATTGTAGCATCTCGTGGTAAAGGAATTTATGTTTATACTGATAAAGGTCATGCATACATGGATTGTATCGCTGGATATTCAGCAATAAATCAAGGGCATAGTCATGAAAGATTAATAAATGTAGTAAAAAACCAAATAGAAAATTTAACACTAACAAGTCGTGCATATCATAATGATAAGTTAGGATTATATAGTGAAAAGTTATGTAAAACATTTGATTATGAAAAAGTGTTATTAATGAATGGTGGTGTAGAAGCAGGTGAAGCAGCAAATAAAATTGCACGTGCGTGGGGTTATTTAAAAAAGAAAATTCCACAAAATGCTGCAATAAATTTATTTGTAAATAATAATTTTTGGGGTCGTTCCTTTGCGGCATGCTCTTCTTCAAACGATGCATCGTGTTATAAAAATTTTGGTCCATATATGGAAGGTATGTCATTAATAGAATATGATAATATAAATCAATTAGAAAAATATCTACACATGAATGAATGTATTGTTTCTATTATGTTAGAACCTATACAAGGTGAAGGTGGTATTATTATTCCAAGTAATAAATATTTAACTAGAGTTCGTGAATTATGTAACACATATAATATTTTAATGATTGTTGATGAAATTCAGACTGGGTTAGGTAGAACAGGTAAAATGTTAGCATGCGATTATGAAAACGTAAAACCAGATATACTATGTTTAGGTAAAGCATTATCAGGTGGATTTTATCCTATTTCAGCAACTTTATGTAATAATAGTATAATGGATGTATTAACACCTGGAACGCATGGTTCAACATTTGGTGGTAATCCACTTGCATGTAGTATTGGTATGGAAGCATTAGATATAATAAAAGATGAAAAATTATGTGAAAATTCATATAAAATGGGTAACTTGTTTAGAAATAATTTAGATAGTTTCTTTTTTAATAAACCAACTCAAAATTATAGAATAAATGAAATAAGAGGAAGAGGATTATTAAATGCAATTGATTTTTTTCATCCAGTATATGCTAAAAATTTTGTGAAATATATGTTAGAAGAAAAAGTACTTTTAAAAACTACAAGAGAAAATGTAGTACGTATAACTCCACCTTTAGTAATTAATGAAACAGAAATTAATATTTTATGTGATAAAATAATTAGATCTATTAATAAATTATAAAAGTATAATATAACAATGCCAGAACGAGAATTAAGAACTCAATTTATTCTAGAAACAACAGGGAGAAGAATTATTATTTCTGAAGATCAAAGATCTAATAGACCATTAGAATATGTATTTGACGCTAATAATATTGATATTACGAGGGATTTAAATAGAGAAGAGAGTAATGAAATATATGAATTATTACATAGGAGAGAAGAAGAGTATTTTAATAGTTCTAATGAATCATCACCAGTATCTGAGATTGCAACTGCATCTTTACCTGCTGCAACAAGAGAAGAACCATTACGTACCCCAACAACATGGAGAAGTTTAGATAATCCTAATAATGATGATTATACTATACTTCAATTATCTTCAAATAGAAATGTTGGTGTTCATGCAAATCAGTTAATAAATGAACCATTAAATGTTGTAGACAGTAATGAACAACCAATAATTGATTTAACTGAAAATGAAAGGAATGAAGTATTAGAATTTTTAGAGGCGAGAGGTAATCCGGTATCAACAAGAGAAGAACCATTGAGCGCTAATGTTACTGTTAGACAACCTGTACTCCCTACATATGGATCACGCGATGAAGTATTAGATGGCACTGCTTTGAGAACAAGGAATGGATATATGAGAAGTGATTTATTAGTGAATCCTAATTTACAAGGAAGAGGACGTGGACGTGGGCGTGGACGTGGACGAGGGAGTGGACGAGGTAGAGGTAGGACACAACCAGTACGTAGAACTAATTCAAATACAAGAAGAAATAATACTTCAAATACAACTAATTTAAATGATGAATTACCAGAGTATGTAGCACCAGCAGGGCTACAGATGCCAGATGTTCCTACTGGACCCATCAACGGTGCAATAAGAAATTTAACACCACCGAGGGTACCACGACGAATAGAATCATTAGGATCATCACCATCTAATATATTAGATTCACCAGTAACAGATTATTCAACTGCTTCAGATGATACTGAATTTTTATCCAGTGGATTTTTTTTTAATTTAAGAAAACAATACATATTCTGGTTAGAACAATATTTGGAAGGAAAATCTCCAATTACTAGTAAAGAATACAACAAACTTATGAGAAATGTAAGTAATTATGAAAAAATACGAAAAAATATAAAACTAGGTAATTTAAATGTACGTGGTAATGAACAACAAAAAATAAAAGAAACTATAAAAAATGATATAATTACACTTTTAAATAAAAAAATAAAAAATAATGATCATAAAAATACGATGAAAGAAATAATTGATAAACTATATTTTGGTGATAGATTAAAAAAACAACACACTGTAAGATTAATATTATCTACAATAAATTTTATTTTAATATTATTAGATAGTACTACATCAGATGATGATGAAGAAAAAATTAAAAAGAACAAGAAATTTGTTAAAGAATATTTTGATTCATTTACACATTTTTTAGATGATGAAGATAATGAAGATGATATATTAAATAACTTTCATAGAAAAATAAAACATTTATTTGAAAAATATGATTCTGTTATCCATAAAATGTCACCTATGTACTATAATGAATTTTATAGAATTCTTTTATTAATGGATCGTTATCCAGTAAATAATTTAGATATTGAGAAATATATGGATATGTCACAATATATTGAACAAGATATTTCATTAGAAAAATATTTAAGAAATCCTGATAATATTGTTGTACAAGTTAGAAATGAATATAAGAAAGATACAGATGAAAATGGAAACGAAATTTTATTACCTTTATATATATTAACAAAACGTTCAACTATAAGTAAATTATTAAAAAGTAAAAGAAATACATTTTATGGATGTCACAAGCAAACTGGAAGTGCTGCATCTAACAATCTAGATAAATCAATAAAATATATTGATAATACTGCTTTAAATACACAAATAGGAAATAAATTTTGGGATTTAAGAATAATAAACGATTTTCCTGGACATCAAATATTTGTATTACAAAATTTGGATAAAGGTTTCCCTTCTTATTCTACAGTAGAAGCACATGAGACACCACATCTTGCAGGTATAAGTTCTTGGCATTGTAATGTAGATAATCCAGCAAAAACCGCAATTTTATTATTGGGTTATCCATATTCAGAAACACGTCCTATTAAAAAATCTCCTACTATAGATACACCAGATGATTTTGATAATATTAGTCCAATATCTCCTGGTAGTCGTGTAGGATCACCAAATGTTGATATGTCATTAAATCCACGTGTAGTAAATAATCGTATAAATCAACCTGTAAATCAACCTGTAAATGATTCTCCTCTTGAAATAAATAGAATAGCAGGTTTTGATAACAATATTAGTATTGGATCTGGATCAGAATCATCAAATGAAGAAATTAATAGTACTAATGCATCTGAAATGGGATTCGAAGTATATGATATAGAAGGAGTAAGACATTATATTGACCCTGGTAATGGTTTTTTATATGATACTAGAGGAAACTTTTTAGGTGATTTAGATATCCAAGAACCTATTATTAGAGAAGGAATATTACGAGAAAGAAGAGAACAAGAACCATTTAGTATTTTGAGAAGAAGGCGTACCTTCTTAACACCACCATCTCCACTAACAGAACAACAACCATCAACACCACCATCTCCACCAACAGAACAACAACCACAAACTGCTTTAGAAACTGCAGTAGAACAATTACGTCGTCAACAAAGAGAACGACAAGAAGAGATTGCAAGAGGAATAAGAGGACAGGGAAGAAACTTTACAAGAAGAACAAGAGAAGAAGGATTACGTCGAAGTGGTAGAAATAGAAGATCTACTCAAAGAGGTGGAAAAACGAAAACTATAAAAAAAAGAAAATCAATTAATAAAAATAAAAAGAAACCAAATAGAAAGACAAGATCTAAAAAGTAAATAATATTTTATAAACTAATATAAAGTATTATTATAAAGTATATTAATGAGTGAAAGTCATAAAAATAATGAGGTTTCAAAGGATAAAACTGATGAAATAATAGAAAGGAAGGTAGAAATAGACAAATCTATTAAATTGACAAAAAGCGAAAGAAGAGCATATAAAAAGCATTTATATGATTGTAACGAAGAAGAAAGAATAGAACGTAAGAATGCTTTAAACAAAATACAAGATCATGAACGTAAGAAAAGATTGAATGAAATAAAGATTAAAGAGAGAAGAAGAAAAATCAAGATTACAGAAGCCATATTAAAATCTTGCAGTAAAGGTTCAAAATTATCTAGTGTTTCTAACTTAACGAAATATAAAGAAAGTAAAAAATTAGGTGTGTATTTGATAAAGCATGGTAAGGAAAAATTGGGTCTTGAATATATTCGTTCCGCGATAAAATATAAAGAAGAATCTTATGAATCAATAAATCATTCGCTCTTACAAGATTATTGCGAGTTATATAAATTAGAAGAAGTAGTTAAAAACTCATTAGAAGCGAGACGTGTTAACATTTAAGATTTTAATATTTTTTTTATACAATCATTTGACGTTTCAAGCGCTCCTTCAACCCAACTTTGGTGAAGACTATAATTCTCTCCACATATATAAATATTTGGCAATGGATTACATAAAAATTTAGATACTTGATTACTATCTATATTTTTATTCCAATATGCAACACCACAACTCCAATCGCATACAATAACTTTATGTGGATCATTAATTTTAATATTAAATGTTTCATTAACTAATTTAACAATAGAAGTTTTCAATAGTCTTTGACTATATTTTATACTTGTCCAATAATCAGTATATAAATCATCAGTATAAGATATCATAATAATACCTTTTGACGCGTTAATAGGTATAATATATCTTAATTTATTATTGGTTACTATTTTTTGTTTCAAATCGTTAAACCAAATATCTTGTTTTTTAAAGATAGCGTACACACGACATAATGGTTTACATGTTATACTATTTTTTAATAAACAGTGTATATTTCTTAGAAATTTTATATTTAATAATGCAGGTTGGGGTAAGCAAAAAACGACTTTTTTAGTATAAGAATTATGACTAGAATTATAGATAATTTTATAAGAAGAAGTCTTTTCATTATATATTACATCATTTACATTACATTTAAGATAAATTTTAGCGTTTTTATTTTTTAGATATTTAGTCATTTCATTTATCAATAAATGAAATTTTCCTCCATAAAAAGGTACATCTGTTCTAATCCCTTTAGAGAATAATGTAATAGCATCGTACATATTCATATTTTTTAATTGACCACTATATCCACTAGATACTAACATAAATTCAACTTCATCTTTGGGTATAACGGTTATAGCATATTCATAAAATGTATATTGTTGTAGATTTTCTTTAGATACTTTACTTGCCTTTGTAAGAATTTTATTTATATAAAAAAAACCGTTTTTACCTGAAAACTTTTTTGCATAATCGTTATTTACATCAATAAAAGTAATAGGAGATATTGAACCTTTTTCTTTAAGAGTATTTAATAATTTGAATTCTTTCATA